GAAAAAGAAATCCAAAAGAACCGTGATGCTATCATGGAGAACCGTCAGCACATTGCTGTCTTGGAAGATAGACAGGGATTTGGTCCAAAGAAAATTGGCGCAATGAAGGAGTAAGAAATGGCAGATGAAGCAAAACCTTTATCACGTTCAGAGCGTGAAGCACAAATCAAAGACAAAGCAGGATTGGTAATTGTCTTTATGGCACTATTTTTAGCAGGCAACACTTACCTTGCCAATAACTTTAGCGGCATTGCACAGACTAATTTACTAAAAGCCAGCAACACTTATGGATTTTATCAGTCCAAGAGTATTAAACAAATGATTGCCGAAGGCCAATTAGAAGATGCCAAACAAGCCAAAGATAAAGATCGTATTGCTAAACTAGAAGCAAAAATTGCTCGCTACGAGAGTGAACCCGAAAAAGGCGAAGGTAAAAAAGAACTTCTTGAAAAAGCAAAGGCACAAGACGCTACTCGTGATGAAGCAAGATTGCACAGTCCTTGGTTAACATTCTCGGGTATGCTATTTCAGCTGGCAATTGTATTATTATCTGCTGCCATACTAACTGTCAACAACAACATGTATAGAGCCAGTTGGGCAGTTGGCGTGATAGGATTAATTCTAATGGCACAGGGTTATTGGCTCTGGATCTAGTTAAAGCTAGCTTTATCAAATTGGACTTTCCATTTAAATAGTAGTATATAATACTGCTATTATGGAGAGTCACATTGGCATCGATCACCGCCAGAACATCAACAATATTGAAATGGATTGTAATATCCGTTGTATTGTCCACGATCGTAGTGGCGTCGTCCCAACAAAACCTATTAAAAAAAGACCGGGTGCGTGTTTGTATACGCTGGCAATGGACAAGCACTCCCGTTGAAGGCAAAGTAACTTGCATCGAATGGGCAATCAGGGATTGCTCTAATAGATTATATCCCGAAATATGTAAACTCAGCGGGTGATACATGATTGATCCGATTAGCATCAGCCTGGCCTTTTCGGCAGCACAATCAGCAATCAGTGGCATTAAACAAGCCATTGCCATGGGCAAAGATGTTAATAGCATCATTGGGCAAGTGGGACATTTCTTTGAAGCAGCCGACCAAGTGCATATGGCCAGTATTCAAGCCAAGCATAGTTCTATGGGTAAAACAGATGCCCAGCTCGGGCGGCAGGCCCTTGAGTTTGCTATGCACAGCAATCAACTGCGCGAGGACGAAAGAGCCTTAAAGGATATGATTTATTGGCAACTGGGTAAACCACAAATCTGGGAAGAAATGGTTAAAGAACGTGCTAGATTATTAAAAGAAAAACGCGAGGGCGAAGAAGCACTGGCCAAAGCTAAACAGGCGCATAAAGAAAAGATGGCCAAATATTTTATGCTAGCTTTATATGTATTGGCTGGCGGGCTTGTTATCAGTGCATTTGTTATGCTAGGAGTTCAGTTTTACAGCATGGCCGAAGAACAGAAAGCATTCGAAGCTGCACAGGCAAAAGCTCAAAGAATTCGCAGAGAACAACAATGGGCTAGAGAGCAGGAACAGAAGAAAAAAACAGATGAAGCATTAGGAATTAAAAATTAATACCTATTTCTATCGTTAGACCAATCTTTAAACATTACCCAAAATATCATAACTAATGGCACGCACCCTAGTAAAAATAACAGATCGTTGAAAGTGATGATTATATTAAAATGCATCCTGTATTTATAACCATCGGTTATAAAATGGCACCCGGAATAATTGCACTTTCTCTAATCCACATTGTGGCTATACGTTTAATTCCAGTATGAACAGTTGCGCCTTCGTGTAATGTTAAATCTCTTACATAACTATCACCATGCACAGTTGGATAGTTAAAATAAAGAATTCTACCGGCTTTTGGTGTTACAGATAAGTTTAATTTAGTAAAATTTGTAGTGCCGCCTGAGTATGAATCATTCAAATATATAATAACCGTACCAACACGATCGTTATGCACCGAGTTGGTATAACGGGGATCGTTTACATTAAAAAAATCCCAGTGTGGTTTATAGTATTGATTAGAAGAGTATTGCGTAAACTGCCAAGTTTCGCATGCATCAATTGAATGTATACAATTAAATTCTTTTTCTAAACAGCTAAGTACTATTCTTCTTACATTATCATATTTGTTATTAGGATCAAAACATGACATACTTGTGCGATGATCAACTGCGCTACTTGATTTGCTATCATGAACATATCCCAAACTATTAACATAATCGTTTTCTGACACCATTTCTTTAATTATTTCTGCAGGAATTGCATCATCAAGAGTGATAATAAATGGATTTTGATTTAAAATTGTTCGAGTCATCATATTATTAGTATTTATGGTAAATATTTACACTAGGAGATTTCAATTATGGCAGACGAAACAGCAGAAAAAATCAGCGCAAGCGAAAAGAAAAAAGAAGATTGGATGAACAGCAAATGGCGTCCAATGATGGGTTGGATGTACATGCTGATCTGTACCATGGACATGGTGGTATTCCCAGTGCTTTGGAGTCTATTGCAAAGTCTTAGCCACGGGGCAGTTAATTCACAATGGCAACCATTGACCTTGCAGGGTGCTGGATTGTTCCATATTGCCATGGGCGCGGTACTAGGTATTGCTGCACATGGCCGCACACAGGAAAAACTAAATGGCGCCAACAATGGTGGCTTGGGTGGAGCAGGGTTAGGAACAACATATGTTCCACCAGGTCAAGGTAGCGTTAGCGTAAGCAACCAACCTGTCATGGGTGGAGGCGGATTTGGCTCAACAGGTGGCGGTGGCGGTGGTGGGTTTGGCTCAACAGGTGGCGGTGGCGGTGGTGGGTTTGGCTCAACAGGTGGCGGTGGTGGGTTTGGTACCCCAGCAGCAGGAGGGTTTGGTACACCAGCAGCAGGAGGGTTTGGTGGCACAGCAACAGTTATAACAGGGTTTGGTGGCAAACCAGCACCAATGCAACCACAGCAACCAATGTTATAAAAAATTAAAGGAAAACAACATGAAAAAATTATTAATAGCACAACTCATAGGTATATATACTGTATGCTTTATGGCTAGTACAGTTATAATGTCTAGCACTGCTCATGCCGGTGGCGAAATGAAAGAAGTTTGCCACGATAAAGTGGACAAAGCTGGGAAACCAGTTATGGACAAAAAAACTGGAAAACAAGCACAAGATTGTAAAAAGATCAAAGTGCATAAAAAATTAGAAGGAACGGAAATTCCTGAGGACAAGAAAAAGAAATAATAAATATATTGACATTTCCTCAAAGGTATAGTATTATAACTGCTGTACCTTTTTTTATTTGTACTATATAACTATGACTGATTATTTTAATATTTTAGGTGTCAACGCTAACGCGAGCGATGACGAGATTAAGAAAGCGTATAAAAAGTTGGCTATGCAGCATCATCCAGACCGGGGTGGTGATCAAAATAAATTCCAAGAGATACAGGAAGCATACTCAACACTATCCGATCCACAAAAACGTGCCCAATGGGAACAACAAAAAATGTTTGGGCAAGGTGGTGGCGGTGGTAATTTTCATCACTTTAGTTTTGGTGGTGGCGGTGGTGGTATTGATGATCTATTCCGGCAATTTGCAGGAGGATTTAATTTCAGACATCACGGGCAACCTGCTAAAAATGCAGACCTAAGGGTAGGAATTGAACTAGATTTAGAATCAACACTTAACACTCAATCGCATCATATTAATGTCCGAAATTCAAATGGATCAAATAAAACTGTAGAGATTGAAATCCCCAGGGGAGTTCAAACTGGTATGCAAATTAGATACCAAGGAAAAGGTGATACTTCACATTCTAACTTGCCGCCTGGAGACTTACTAGTTGATTTACGAATAAGACAGCATCCTGAATTTGTAATAGCCGGGTTGAATCTAATAAAAACAATAAGTGTTAATTGCATCGATGCTGTAGTAGGAACAAAGGCAATGGTGTCAGGGTTAGATCATACACAATTTGAAATTAGAATCCCGCCGGGTACACAAAATAATTCTAAATTTAGAATTCCATCTCAAGGGTTATGGGATGTAAATCAACCTATACGTGGCGATCTGCATGTTGAAATTTCACTAACTGTTCCGTCGACTATTACATCGGATCAGCATAAAGCATTAGAAAATTTATTAACATAAAGGAACTGTAATGTCGTCAATGAGACCAAATGCAGAGATTGAAGAAATTATACTTAAAGCCAGCGAGGCTGCTAAGTCGCTTAAACATGAATATGTAACTTTAGAACATCTAGCATTGGCTATTTTTCAATATAGTCCTTTTAAGAAGATATTGATAAAATTAAATTTTGATGTCAACGGCCTGGTGGGTGAACTAAGCCATTATTTAAATGCACAAACACATTTAGTAGTCGAAGAATCGCATACTCCAAGAAAAACACAAACGTTAGAACGTGTATTTAATAGAGCACTAACACAAGTGTTGTTTCACGGATCTAACCGTATTAAAATCATTGACTTGGTATTAAGCATTTCAATGGAATCAAATAGCTATGCATTCTATTTTATGTTAAAGTACGGAATTGATCGTGCAACCCTAATGGAATTATACAAAAAATTTAATACCGAGTCGGATTTAAATTCTCCAAATATAAATGCAGAGCGTGCCGAAGAAATGTTAGATGAGTTTTGTACAAATCTGAACAACTTGGCCAAGAAAGGTGAACTTGATCCTATTATTGGACGAGAGTTTGAACTAACAGAAATGTCTCATATATTGGCTAAACGTAATAAAGCCAATATCCTATTAGTTGGTGATCCGGGCGTTGGTAAAACAATGTTAGCAGAAGGACTTGCTAAAAATATAGTAGACGGTAATGTACCAGAATATCTAAAGTCATATACTGTGTATAACTTAGATATAGGTAGCTTATTAGCTGGAAGTAAGTATAGAGGCGAGTTTGAAGAAAAATTTCAGAATGTTATCAAAGCATTGATAATGAAAGAAAAAACTATACTATTCATCGACGAGGCACATCAGATGCGTGGCGCTGGCGGTGGCTCTTCTAGCTCGGTCGACTTTAGTAACATGATTAAACCTGCATTAACTAAGGGCAAGATTAAAGTTATCGCATCTACTACATGGGATGAATATGTACAAAGCTTCGAAAAAGATCGAGCATTGATGCGTAGATTTCAACGATTAACTGTAGACGAACCTAGTGCAAGTGATTCGAAACTTATACTTAAAGGTATAAGATTAAATTTTGAAAAATTCCATAACATTAAAATTTCAGATGAATCAATTGATGCCGCCGTTGATTATAGCATTAGATATCAACCTGACAAAAAGCTGCCAGACAAAGCAATAGACTTAATGGATACTGCATGTGCTAAACAAAAAATACAAATCAAGCAAGATTCAGACTTTGTATTAGGCAAATCGCAGATTGTAGAAGCACTAAGTCGCGCTACTAAGATACCAGTTGATCAAATTGGCAGTGATAATACTAATAGCCTTGTTAATTTAGAAATCAATATAAACCAAGGGCTGTACGGTCAAGAGGATGCCGTAACTTCTGTGTTAGAGCGAATATTCGTAAGTAAAGCAGGTATTAAATCAATTAACAAACCAATTGGTAGCTTTTTATTCTTGGGGCCAACTGGTACTGGAAAAACTGAATTAGCTAAGTTACTTGCAACCAATTTGTCAATGAAGATGGTTCGCTACGATATGAGTGAGTACCAAGAAAAACATAGCATGGCTAAGTTAATCGGTGCACCTCCTGGGTATGTTGGATATGAAGATTCAGCAGCTGGCAGTGGATTATTAATTAGTGCTTTAGAACAAAATCCAAACTCAATTATCCTATTAGATGAGATTGAAAAAGCTCATCCTGATGTAACAAATATCTTGTTGCAATTTATGGATGAAGGATTTATTACTGGTAGCAATGGTAAAAAAGCCGATGCACGTAACTCTATTTTAATTATGACTAGTAATCTAGGCGCTGCCGATAACGAACGCAATACCATTGGATTTGGTCAATCGTTAGAGCGCACAGGTGAGGACGATAAGGCAGTTAAGGAATTTTTTAAACCCGAGTTTCGAAATAGACTTGATGCTATATGTAAGTTTAAAACATTAGATCAGTTTAGCATGAAAAAGATTGTCGCTAAATTTATGTCAGAAATCAATGATTTACTATCCGATAGACAAATTAAATTGCGTCTAACTGAACGTGCCGTTGACTTACTAGTTGAAAAAGGGTTTGATAAGAGAATGGGCGCAAGGCCATTGAATCGTGTAATTAACGATTTGATTAAAGTACCTATTAGTAAAAAAATATTGTTTGAGAATTTGGAAAACGGATCTATTATTAATGTAGATTGCCAGGAAAAAGATTTGACTTTTACTGTAATTGCCTATAACATGCAGCTATTGATCGAAGGGGTACCATCAGTTGACAAAAATGGATTTATCAGAGTGGAGTAAACTAAATCGAGACTTGCGATTTCTTTATACTAAGAAGAAATTTTTTAACGAGTTTTGTTACAGTTTAACTTATAATTTACAAGGTGCAAGATGTTTGATTAATTGTAAAACTGCTGATAAACTACCATCAACTGTGAAGGCTTTTAATTATAGAAACACAGACAGATTTGTCAGATACAAAAATCAAAATGCAAGTTTAAAAACACTAGAAGACTTTTACAAATATTATACAACACCAACCAATGTTAAAGTAAAATTTAGAATTAGTTATTATTCTTTCACTGTATTTGCAGATTCAGAATCTTACTTGTATAATGTAGCTAATGAAATTTTAAGCGAGCATAAAACTAGATTGAGTTCGGTTTCGTTGTTAGAATTTGATTCGGACAAAAAATTGTTAGATCAAGGTTTTATTATCACTAAAAAAGAAAGTGATCATCCGTATAAGGTACGCTTAAAAGAAGGTTTCATCAAACTTGAGGATCGACATGCACTAGTAAATTATATAAAAAATTTAGATGGAGAGATAAAAATATCAAAGTTTATATTGGAGAGGCTATCGGATAGATATAAATATTTTCAAGGCGGCTTCATATATCTTAATGATATTAAGATGTTAGATATACTCAAAATGTTATCACCATCCTTAATTGGGTCAGTAAATCAAACTATAATCAATCAGAAAAATCAATAGAAAGAAAAAAATGGAAAATAATAATCAATCAGAATCGAGCAATCCAATTAATTTGCCCGGTGAAAGTGCTACAGACGTTGTACAAAAAATTGCCGATATAATGAAAAAACAAAGTGAAGCAGTACAAGAGAAGCAACAAAATGGCACTCCGTACGATTTTAGTAAACTTCATTTGCATATTGGAATTCCATGCTACGGCGGTATGTGTAGCGAACCTACCATGACCAGTTTATTACGTTTCATATTAATGGCTCAACGGACAGGACTCAATTGGAGTTTAGATACTATGGTTAACGAGAGTTTAATTACTCGTGGCCGTAATAATTTAATGGCTAAAATGATGACTAATGATAAGGCTACACATTTTATGTTCATTGATGCAGATATCAGATTTGATGCAGAATCAATATTTCAAATGCTTGTTTATGAAAAAGATGTCATCGGCGGATTGTATCCTAAGAAAAGCATTCCTAGTAACTATGTGATTAACTTGTTGCCGCAGACTAAAATACAGGGCGATATCTTTACAGTAGATACTATGGGAACTGGATTTTTAATCTTTAAACGTAGCGTATATGAGCAACTAATTGCTGCACATCCAGAAACCAAGTATGTAGATGATGTAGGGTTAGGCAAGCAATACGAACCAATGATGTATGCTATATTTGACACAGCAATTGATGCAAAAGGCCACTATCTTAGCGAAGATTGGCTGTTCTGCCGACGCTGGCAAGCTATTGGCGGCGAAATTTGGGCACATAACAAAGTCTTGTTAAATCACATCGGGCACTATGAATACAAAGGTGATTTGAGTCAAATGCCGGACTTTTCTAAAGCGCCAAAAGCACCAACACCAGCAGAATAAAATTACAATACATAAAAAAGACTGAAATTATTTCAGTCTTTTTTTTTGATTCAACGATTCTTATCAATGACCATAAATATTAGATAAGGAATTTTTATGTTTGTATTTGACCTTTTTGAATCCCAAGCAACCCACATTGTGGTTATTTACCCAGGAAGGTTCCAGCCGTTTCATAAAGGGCATAGTGCGGTTTTTAACGAACTGCAAAGAAAATTTGGTCGTGATAATGTATTCATTGGTACTAGTAATAATGTAGATCTACCTAAAAGTCCATTTAGCTTTACTGATAAAGTACAGCTAATGCATGCCGCAGGTGTACATAACGATCGTATTGTTGAAGCCAATCAACCTTACGAAATTCAAGATTATGCAAGAATATTAGGATTTGATCCTAGTAAAACAATAGCCATTTTTGCTGTAGGCGAACCAGATAAACAACGACTAGAAGTTGATAGTGTCTATACACAATTTACACCCAAACCGAAAAAAGACGGGTCACCCAGGAAGTCCAGAATACCGCCTGGTAAAAATGTTGGTGATCTTAAACCATTCTTAACATTTAAATCCATTGCAGAATCAACTACCGCAGACAAACATAGCTATGTAATAGTTGTAGCAGAAAAACCAGCACAGGTTAATATCAATGGAAAGACATACGATGCTAGCCATGGCACTGAATGCAGGATGTTATGGAATATGGTGCGGGAAGATGAAAATGCCAGTAAAGAATTCTTAACACAATTATACGGGCAAGCAACCCCTGAGTTGGTACATATTTTTAATAAAATACCATATGACCCAGTTGTTGACGCTGCAACTAACTTAGAAGAAGATTTTAAACAACGTGTAACAGACTACAGACCTTATAAATATGCCAGCGAAATTATAAAATTTACAAGAACGTTCTTAGACCCCGAGTCAGATCCTGAAGTTGAAAAAGATACTAGGGAATTAGTAGAGTTAGCACGATTATTTGCAGAAAGGGGGCTGAATGCAGGACGCCTTGCCTTTTTAAAAATGTCTGATACCAACAGCAATCTAGCAAAAAAACTTGTTCAATACTTGTCACGCTCCGAGCTCGATCCCGAAGGCGATCTTGTAGATCCAAATTGGGACGATGTCAATGACTATACCCCTATACAAGAAAAACCATACGAAGGTCACCTTGCAGAAAAAGTAGCTGTGGAGTTGGTAAAATATGCAGAAAGAATGAAGCGATTGTCTTTGCTGCAACACGATCCAAGACCCACGCCAGACGAAGAAGAATGGATGGAATTACGTAGACTATATGCAGCGCGAGCACATTTTTCTAGTCTTGCAGCAAAGGAATATGCTAAAAGTAAAGAAGACGGAGATCTGTTTTCTAAACGATTGGCTATCACTAATGATAGATTATATGCTGCCGAAGATGTAAAACAAGCAATTGTAATATTCTTTAATAAGTTAGAAAATAAAGTAACAGAAGGCATTACACCACCAGACCAATTTTTGAATAAAGCAGAGCGTGTTAAAAGCGGCGATGTTGTTTGGTGGAAAGGTAAACCAGTAGGAATAGCTACTGGTGAAGTTAAAAACGATAAAGTATTGTTTACCCCTAATAAGAATACAGGAATCGAGTCCTGGACTAGCCTTAATAACTCAGTGGCTAGTTTACCCATTGATCAAGTTATCATCAAGTCCAACAGTGCGTATTAAACTGTAACATAAATACATTACTAACCAATTTACTACTATGAAACCTATAGATTTTATACCCGAAAAACACCCAATTGTCCAAGCAGCTGAGTCTATGCATATGGACCACGAAGTACAAATGGCCAGAGAAGAATGTTATCATTCTGCATCAAATGCCATGGAACTGCATAGAATGCTTAAAAAAATCAGCGAGGAAGATGGTATACCGGGGTGGGCAAGCGAAAAGATAACTTTGGCGAATGATTACTTACGTAATGTAAAAGAATGGTTAGAATACGAATTAGGTTCTCATATGGAGAACAAAGTTGCCGACGAGAACATGAATACTCTTGGCATTGTAGAGGAAGGCGATTATCCAGACGGCTCCTCTATCAAAACACCCGGTGCTAATGAGTGGAAACAACAATACCAACAAGCAGTCATGGCTGTAAAAAATGCCAAAACACAGCAAGAGTATGAAGCCGCTAGTAACAGAGCCGGTCGTATTAAAGATTTACTAGCAAGCAAAGGTATTCAAGTTGGTCCTGTATTAGGTCAGCAAAGTGTGACGGAAGCTGATATGAACCGTAGAGGATTCCTTGGGCGCGCTGGTGCAGCCGCAGCAGTAGCAGCAGCACCTGGGTTAGCAAAAGCAGCCGATCAGACCGATCCAAATAAATTAATGGCATCTATGCTAATGGGTGGTGAGTATAAGGAATTTGATCTAACACCAATGATAGAAAAATATAATTGGGGAGGCGCACCAAAACAAGTTATTATACAGGCCGACAAATGGTTAAGTAATTTTTTAAGACAACGTGGTAACATGTATTCTAATCTAAAAATTAAATATAAAGGCATCACAATGAACTCTAGTAAAATAGGCGATGTAGATGCGCCAGATGCAGAATTTGAATCAACGGCAGGTGCTAGTTCAAGTGGTGGTATGGCAACTAATATGGGTGGACAACAAGCAGGTGAATTGTTTGGTGGCCGTCCCAAGTCAAGGACCAGCAAATGATTGACTCTATTTCATCAACACTATTAAACAGGATTGTAGAAGGCCTGGTACGTGTAAACGATATCGTTGAAGATAAAAATGTATACGGCGGTATAACTGAGAATGAAAGACATTTCATTAAACAATCTGTAAATGATTTGCTTGAATCAGGAATCGATTATCACGATAGTGTTGATTCATTGGTTGAATATTTTAAAGACCAAAAATATGTAAGAAGTATAAACGAAGTAGGTGTAGTCGGAACTGTAGGGCAATCTGCAGGGCAAGCTCAAACTACACCGTCTGCATCTGCAGGGCAAGCTGCACCAACTACATCTGCTGGTCAGACTACACCGCCTACTACTGCGGCCAACACTGCACCAAAAACAACAACAGTTGGTTCTACGCCGGGGCAAACACCAAAACCAACACCGCCAATTAATCCACAAGGATTAGCAGCAATGGCACAGATGTTAGCCAATGCTGGCTTATCGTCAAGCCAATTGGGGACACTTACAAACACAGTAAAACAAAATATGTCAGGGCAGGGAGGTTAATATGTATGTATTAGATATGTTCAGCGATGACGATCGTGAATTTTTAGGTCAGATTAAAAATAAAACAATTCAAACCGAAGACAAAGAAGCAAAAGCATACGACCTTTCCACATTGGAAAAGAAATTCGGAACGGCTGTTGCATACGATGCTGCATTCCTTAAACCTGCCGCAATGACCAGAACCGACAAAGAAGGCAAAGTACACAATTTAATCAGAGGTAAAAACGGAACTTACGCTGATAAAAAAGAAAAAGAAACTATAGAAGATAAATTTAAAGAAATATTAAGTTACATAGATCCAGATAATTCAGAAGTTACTGCTACTATCAGTACCGACGGCGATACAAATGTATTAAGAATTACACATAACGGTAAGACTACAGAAAAAACAACACCCAATTTATTAAAGGCAGTTGAGTACCTTGAAGATATGGGACTTGTTAAGAACGAGTCTGAAGTAAACGAAGCATTATTTCCGGGAAGTGAACTAGGAAATAAACTCAGAAATGCAGATTCGTTTATGCACGACACCGAGTTAAACAAAGCATTAGGGGTTGGTGTAGGGGCAGGATTAACTGGTTCCACTGCTGGTGTTACTATGGCAAGCTCTGGCGGGGGTATTGCTTTATTTGCTCCGGCACTAGGTGCAGGATTGCTGACAGGAGCAATGGCAGTATTAGGTGGAGTAATAACTTACAAAACTCTTAAATGGCTAGCCAGTAAAGTATTTGGTACAACAGAGGAAGCATTGGCTTTTGCAAAAGCACATCTTGCAGCCGCTAAACAAGGTGCGCAACAGTTTGAGTGGAATGGAAAACCATATCCAGTTAAAGTTAAAGATCAAAAACAAATTGCAAATCTTGAAATTCAAATTAACGATTTAAGTAGCAGAGTAATGAACGAAGGCGAATTTAGAGACTTCCCAGGCAGTGCAAAAGTCGCAGTACCAGATGACGTTGTCAAAGGTAATATTAATTCAATCGATAATAAAATAGCCAAATTAAAAGCTGACATGGCAAAGCTAATAGATCGCGCCCACTCCGGAGATCAGTCTGCTAGAAAGCAATTGGCACAAATTGATGCTCAAAGAAAATTAAAAGAGTTTGCACCAGATGAAGGTGGCGGAGACGAGAAACAATATCTATTACAATTAGCAGACCAAATGGCTAATGCTATGTATGGGCCCAATAAAAATGCACAAGCAACAAAAGATATAAAAAGTAAGATTGTTGCTGCTGGAGGTGATGTAAAGATTTCCTATAACAACGATAGTACCTTTAATGTAGTAATGTATCACCCAACATATTTTAAACAAGGGCATCTAATTAGATTAGTTGGCAACGGAGATCAAGTTGACGAAAGCACAAAATCTGTACATCGTATTAGTTTAACTGTTACAGACCCTAATCACGCAATGGTTAGCAAACGTAAAGAAACTATACAAAAAACTGTGAAGGTAACTAGCGACAATCGTGATAAGGCAATTAAATCTGCCATTGCTCACTATCGCAAAAAAGGTTATAAAGTACACGACCATCACTATATAGGTACCGGCGAGCACAGTGTAGCAAAGGATCAATTGAATGAATTAGATATGTTTGCACCTCGCACAGTTTATTTCAAAATGGCCGACGGTAATTATATTAAAGCAGATTATAGAGGAAGTGAAGGATTGGGCGGGCATACAGCATACGACAATGTAACTTTTACATCAATGTCTTGGGTGCCACCTAATACTGCTAGTACATTAGGACTTGATAAATTTTTAGCAAAAGGGTCTGATCCAGACTTAGGTACGGCTGGACAAAATGCACAAGGTATTGTAGGCACTAACTCCGCTGGCGAAGGCCCATTTGGTAACAGAACTATAGATGTAGTAGATTTTGTAAACGGTAAACAAGATACAGTTCCATTACAACTAAAAACTCAAGTAATGCAATGGGTACAAAAAAATCAATCTAAACCTCAAGCACCGGCACAAGGTGTGGCAGAGGAGTGGAGCCAAAAATACAAGAACAGTATCAACTGTAGTCACCCCAAAGGGTTCAGCCAACGAGCACATTGTGCTGGCAAGAAAAAACACAACGAATCAGTAGAGATGGAAATGGTGTGTGAAGACTGCGGCATGTGTCAAACACACGGCAACTTGAATGAGATTAAGAAAGGTGCCAAAGATAGCAACGGATTTACTCGTTGCTGGCCAGGCAAACATGCAGTAGGTACTAAGAAAGGTAAGAATGGCGGCCAGGTTCGCAACTGTAAACCTAATGAAGGTGTGGCGGAAGGCTCCGAAGAAGATATGAGTAAAGAAGTCAAGGCAATGGCCACAGGTACCTGCCCACATTGCCATGGTCCTGTAAAGAAAAAAGAACACCCAACGCTAACACAATATCATTGTGCTAAATGCGGTATACGGGGAAGTATTGACAAGCAAGGTGTGGCGGAAGGCAAGGGGCTAGCCAAGAAGGTAAAAGTTGTCAAAGGCGAACACGCTGGTAAGACCGGTTGGATTAGAGAAATTAAGCACGGTGCCTTTAAAGGTGCCCCAAAAACCTATTACATTGACCTAGACGATGGCGGGCAAGCCAACAATCTACCTGCTACAGCATTACGTTTGGTTAAAGAGCAAGGTGTGGCGGAGGGCGTATCGAATAGTTCTGTTATAAGTGCCATTGTTAAGGGCATTACAGAAAAACGACCAGATTTACTAAAATATGGGTCTGATCGTGTAAGTGATGCTATTAATTCTGTTGCAGGCATGGTTGGAAACAATGCACAAGGTATTGAATCGAATAATTTAAATAGCTGGATTAAACAAGTCGAACGCATACTAGCACAACAAATAGACGAAGGTAAACTAACTGCAAACGATTCCCCAGACACATGGATTAAACGTTTCCAGTCTTCCACTCATCCTAATCTAAGTGGCAAAGATCCAGAAACATTAAAAAAAATGGCGCTAGCTGCACGTAGCCGTATGTTGAATAAAACACCATCGTTGCCTAAATCAAAACCTGTTAACGGTAATTACTGGTGGCAAGATAAAAACGAATCTGCCGAACCTGCTAAAATGAGCATGCGCGATTATATTAAAGAAGCAGATCGACTGCACGACCTGATGCAACATTACGATAAAATTGGTGACGAGACCAACTATCAAAAAGCCAAGGCTGCATACTTAGAATTAGAAGACAGTGCCCGCAATGGTATGATTCCTGAGGGCGAAGAAATTAAATCTGGCAGACCGCGTGTACGTAAAGTTAATATCATGAGACCGGACGGTAGCAAGGGCGAAAGATTTGAAGTGTTAAATCATTCAGGTGTACGTGTTGGTCCATTATTTGATGATGCAAAATGGGCTAAAGAATATCTACAGCGCCACTATCTAAAATTAATAAACTTAGACGAAGAAGCATCATCTAACCCAACTGATACTGTCACCATGGATGTTCCTATGCTATTGCGTGTAATGGAATTTGCTAGAGAAGATGCAAAAACTGACTTAGATTTGCACGATGTGGCAGAAAAACTAGTAAATCTAAGTAGTAATGGTAATACTCTGACCATGAAAGACTACGATCAAGTTGTACCGGCTACCAATGAGCCTGATACACAAGAGCAACCATATGAAGAATCTAAAACAGAAACCAAAAATGTAGTTGGTGGAAGATATTGGGACTCTGCAGAGAAACGTTGGCGAGATCAAGAATAATGAGAGCTGTTGAATTCCTAGTTGAATCAAAGGAATCCTACCAAGTTGTATACAGTGCAATAAAGGATTTACTTCCATTGGCCATGGAAGAACTAGGACTAACTAACTTACCCGAAATTAACATTTTCAAATCAATGAATCAACAAGAGCAGCCTACATTTGGTAGTTTTTCCCCATCAGATATGACCATTAGTTTGGGTATAGATCGCAGACATCCAATTGATATTTGTAGAACACTGGCACACGAACTTGTTCATTTTAAACAACATCAAGAAAATCAACTCAATGCTAACAGTGGCGAAACTGGTAGCAATGAAGAAAACGAAGCTAATAGCGTAGCTGGCATTATTATGCGTAAGTTTAATAAAGCATATCCAAATTACATTAACGGTTAATACGAACACACTATCTTAGGACCTTTGCGTTATATTAAGTGTGCGCCGGCTGCTGGCGCGGGACGGCCCGATTCGCTACCGGGAATCTCGAAAGTGAGCACTTTTTTTATCTAAACACTTGCTTTTGTGAAATAAGTAATCTATAATTAACTATAATTCACTATAAAGGATCTTTATGTCATCATCACGTATGTTTAGCGGCGATCAAAAAATTAAACTAACACAAATTATCAATGAAGGCATGCAAGTAATGGCCGAAGTTGAAGCACTAAGCACAGGGCTCAACGAAACCATCAAAGCAATTGCTGAAGAACTTGAAGTTAAGCCTGCTATTCTTAAAAAAGCAATTAAGATAGCCAGCAAGAGTAAACTAGGCGAGACCAATCGCGATCACGACGATCTAAATACTATATTGGAAACTGTAGGCAAGACACTTTGAACGACAGTATCCGTAATGTTTTTACGTGGATCAAAAACGACTATAAAACTAACCCTGTTCGTTTTATCGTTGAAGCTGCGGCTTGGGTTATTTCAATTGGATGCAGTATCACTATGGCACTCACAGTACCCAATCCGCCTCTTATTTACATTTATCCTGTTTTTATTATTCAGTGTTGTATGTATGGGTGGGCTAGTTATAGCCGTAGATCTTTTGGCATGCTGGCAAACTACTCACTGCTGATTACAATTGATAGTATAGGATTAACAAGGATGCTTACACAATGAGTTATGTTGACGCACTTTTTGATAAAGAGAACGACAGGATTCATGTAGTAGAACGAGTAGAAGGTCGCAGGGTATATCAAGAATATCCTGCTAACTATCTATTCTACTACGACGACCCTAGAGGTAAATTTACAACCATATACGGTACGCCTGTCAGCAGGTTTAGTACTCGTAACGGCAAAGAGTTCTATAAAGAAATTAAAATACATCCAAAAAATAAACTGTGGGAATCTGACATTAAACCATTGGTAAGATGTTTAGAAGAAAACTATTTAGGTAAGGATGCACCTAATTTGAACATTTGCTTTTTTGATATTGAGGTGGACTTTGATCCTGTGCGCGGGTACAGCAGACCCGAAGATCCATTTAATCCCATTACTGCAATTTCAGTTTACTTGTCTTGGCTTGATAAATTGATTACACTAGCAGTACCACCAAAAAGCTATAGCTGGGATACTGCACAAGAAGTAGCCAGTCAGTTTGATAATTGTTTTATCTTTGCTCGCGAAGATGATATGATTAAAACATTCCTTGACCTCATTGAGGATGCAGACATACTAAGCGGGTGGAACTCAGAGGGCTTTGACGTTCCGTATATGGTAATGCGTACTATCAAAGTACTCAGCAAAGACGATACCCGTCGTTATTGCTTATGGAATCAATTTCCTAAAAAGAGAACCTTTGAACGTTTTGGTGCTGAAAACATCACATTCGACTTGATTGGTCGTGTGCATATGGACTATATGCAACTGTATCGCAAATACACATATGAAGAACGTCATAGCTACAGCTTAGATGCTATCGGCGAGTACGAACTTGAAGAACGCAAACTCCAGTACGAAGGTACATTGGATCAATTATACAATAAAGATTTTCCTAAATTTATTGACTACAACAGGCAAGACACCATGTTGTTGGCCAAGTTGGATAAGAAACTTCGCTTTATTGATCTTGCCAACGAATTGGCACACGACAATACTGTATTGCTTCCTACTACTATGGGGGCTGTGGCTGTTACCGAACAAGCCATTATTAATGAAGCACATCGTCAAGGTTTAATAGTTCAAAATAGGAGTAATCAAGATGAACAAGGTGAAACGCAAGCAGCAGGTGCCTACGTTGCTTACCCCAAAAAGGGTATGCACGAATGGATTGGAGCAATCGACATCAACTCGCTCTATCCCTCGGCTATTCGTGCCCTCAACATGGCATGTGAGACTATTGTCGGACAGCTCAGACAAACAAGGACCGATCAATACATAAAAGAAAAGATGGATGCAGGTTCAAGTTTTGCAGACGCCTGGGAAAACTTGTTTGGTAGCTTAGAATATACCAGTGTAATGAATATGGAGCCTGGCACAGACATAACCATTGACTGGGAGGGCGGCGGTAATGATACTATGTCTGCCGCTGATGTTTGGCGTTTAGTATTCGAAGGCAATCAACCTTGGATACTTAGTGCCAATGGTACTATCTTTAAGTACGATGCTAAAGGTATTGTGCCCGGATTACTGGAACGTTGGTATGCAGAGCGTAAAGAACTTCAGGCTAAGAAGAAGGAAGCTAAAACAAATGAAGATAAAGCATTCTGGGACAAACGTCAGCTGGTTAAAAAGATTAATCTCAACAGCTTGTACGGTGCTATTCTTAATCCTGGCTGTAGGTTTTTTGATAAGCGAATTGGCCAATCGACCACCTTAACTGGGCGTGTTATTGCTAGACATATGGATGCACATACCAATGAATGCATAACAGGCAAGTACGATCATACAGGTGACTCTATTATTTACGGTGACACAGACTCAGTTTATTTCTCAGCGTGGCCAGTTATCAAGGATGACGTTGCTGCTGGTAATATGAAGTGGACTGAAGAAATGTGCATCGAGCTGTACGATAACATCGCCAATCAAGTTAATACCAGTTTCCCGGGGTTCATGGAAAGAGCATTCCATTGTCCAAGAGAAATGGGCAGTATTATTGTTGGCGGCCGAGAGCTAGTAGCTAGTAAAGGGTTGTTTATTAAAAAGAAACGCTATGCAGTTCTTATTGTCGACCTTGAAGGAAACAAACAGAATGTCAATGGTAAGTTAGGCAAGGTAAAGGCAATGGGGTTGGACTTAAAGCGTAGTGATACTCCTAAGGTTGTACAAGACTTTTTAAGTGAACTATTATTAGCAGTACTAACAGGTGCCGAGAAGAAAGAAATCTACCAACGTGTGTTAACTTTTAAATTGAGTTTTCAAGAGCGGCCAGCCTGGGAGAAAGGTACACCTAAACGTGTAAACAACTTAACTAAGTTTGCCGAACTTGAAGAACGTAAAGGTAGATCTAATATGCCAGGGCATGTTCGTGCAGCAATCAATTGGAATTCGTTGAGGCGTATGAATAGCGACAATCGCAGTATGAGCATAATCGACGGAATGAAAACTATTGTTTGTAAACTAAAAGCAAATCCATTAGGATTTACATCTGTTGGCTATCCAACTGACGAAACTCACATACCACAATGGTTTAAAGACTTACCATTTGATAACGACCTAATGGAAGCAACTATTGTTGACCAAAAGGTTGATAACTTATTAGGAGTTCTGGATTGGGACATTAGAGACAATACCGGAACAAAAACTACATTTGATCAATTATTCACGTTCGAATAATTTCATCGAAACGTTTGCAAAATCTAAATATATCATGTATTATATCAACTATTATAAGGAACCACTATGAAAGACGCACTATTAGATATGGTCAAGCACACACACAACCTGGGTGTGATTGACTTAATTAAAATTACAGGTACAGAAGAAGAAACTCTTGTTAACGCTATTGCAGAAGACAAAAGTGTTATTCTTGATGCTACCTTTCATGGTCCAGTGGCAGAGTTCATTGGACAGTTTGGAATGCCTAACTTGGGCAAACTAAACACTATTTTAAATATTCCCGAATACAAGGAAGATGCACAAATTAGTATTAGCAGACAAACTGTTAATGGTGCCGCAGTACCATCTGGCATCCACTTTGAAAATAAAGTAGGAGACTTTAAAAACGACTATCGCTTTATGGGTGCATCTATTGTTAACGACAAGATCAAAACAATGAAATTTAAAGATGTTAAATGGGGTGTCGATGTTGCTCCTACTGTGTTAGGTATACAACGATTTGTATTTCAAAGCCAGGCTAATAGCGAAGAAACAACATTTATTGCTAAAGTAGAAGGTAAGGATCTTAAATTCTATTTTGGTGACAACAGTACCCATGCAGGTAGCTTTGTATTTGAAACTAATATCTCAGGCAATTTAACAAGAGGTTGGCCATGGCCTGTTAATGTTGTTAAAAACATTTTAGGTTTGCCGGGCGATAAAACTATGCGTTTTAGCGATGAAGGTGCAGCACAGATCACAGTCGATTCTGGCATTGCTGTTTATAATTATACTATACCCGCAATGACAAAATGATAAAAGGTCTCATGGGTGAGAAGCATGTAATAGTTACAGGGGGTGATACCTCTGTGCCTTATATTAGTACCAATTCAAGTAATCCCGCACAAGGTATGCTTCGTATTAACGGTACAAACATGGAGGTGTTTAATGGCGCAAATTGGATTGTCATGAACACCAGCTATGCCACCGTGGGACTTGGTAATCAAGCACAAGAGGCTATAGAGTGGGCCCAGTACAAGATGCAGCAAGAACGTGATATAGAATTGCTTAAAGATCAGTATCCACAGCTAGTAGGTGCCATCGAAGAAGTGGAACAAGCTAAAAGTAAATTAGATTTGCTATTGGCATTAACAAGAGATTATGATGTCGCAGGATAATTTAACCGCAAAACAAAACGATTATGCTGTATTCTTACCAGCTATATCAGGTTTCTATGCTACTTTTGTGGGAAAGCAACGTGTCAATAATGACTACGTAGACCCTGCACGTTTTCCCCAAGGTCTGACAGACATGGAGCAGATGAATTGGTTAGATGACCAGAAGGGTTTGTTTCCTTATCGGTGGAGTTTGTATAGTGCAGGTCATGCTAATTTGGATCTGAATAAACCAGACGCCAGTGAGGACATGGTTCGTAATCGCAAGCCTGGCACTTTTATGTTAGGTGATTCGGGCGGATTTCAGATTGCCAAGGGCTTGTGGGAAGGCGAGTGGCGTGACCCTAATGGCCCAGAAGTTACACAGAAAATGGCAGCTATGCAGGCACTGGGCATCGAAGTGCGCCCTGTACTAGACAAAGCTGGCAATCCTGTAATGAAAAAAGGTGTACCAAAGACTGTTAACATCAATCACGCCAAACTGTATCAAGATAAAATTGATGCAGCACAAAAGAAACGCGGCGGCGTGCTTACTTGGTTAGACAGTATTTCCGATTATGGAATGATCTTGGATATCCCAACTTGGGTTATTCATGACAAGAAAGCCAGCAATGCCTGCGGTATTACTACCTTGCCAGAGGCGGTTGCTGCAACAAAATACAATAACGAATACTTTATGCGTCATCGCCGTGGCAAGAACAACGGTGGTGCAAAATACTTAAATGTATTGCAAGGTGATAATCATACCAGTGCCGAGGATTGGTATCAGGCTATGAAAGTATTTTGTGATCCCACAGTCTATCCAGATAAACACTTTGATGGTTGGGCAATGGGCGGACAGAATATGTGTGATGTGCATCTTATACTAAAAAGATTAATAGCATTACGCCACGACAACTTGCTGCAAGAAGGTGTACATGATTGGATGCACTTCTTGGGTACTAGCAAATTAGAGTGGGCAGTATTGTTAACTGACATACAAAGAGCTGTCAGAAAGTACGTCAATCCAGCCTTTACTATCAGCTTTGATTGCGCCAGCCCATTCTTAGCTACTGCCAATGGACAAGTATATCATGAGATTGATTTGCCGCACGAAGGTAAATGGTGTTATCGTATGAGTCCTATTGTAGATGATAAGAAGTATGCAACTGATCTAAGACCCTATGGTGTTACTGCTGTACAAGAAAAGTGGGTCAACCACTTTGACGAAAGCCCTATCAGTAGCCTGCTTAAAATGAAAGACATCTGTTACTATAAGCCGGGTGATGTAAATAAAAATGGCAAAGAAGGCAAAACTAGCTGGGATAGTTTTAGTTATGCACTACTAATGGGTCATAACGTATGGACACATATCGAAGCTGTACAACGTGCTAATAGAACATACGATGCAGGCGAGTATCCTGGTATGATGCGTAAAAACAATGGCGATTATGAAATGTTCAAAGACATAGTAGATGCTATCTTTGCTACGGATGTTAGAGAAGAATCAGAAGCTATTATACAACACTACCGTAACTATTGGATGGATATTATTGGCGGTCGTGGATTCATCGGTAAGAAGGCCCTTAACGGTCGCACAAAGTTTAATGATTTGTTTGAAGAAAAGGAAGTATCATGATTAGAGAAGGTCACGAAGAAGTAAGTTTCTTCTACGGCATTGAAATTGAGCGTACTCCTGCGTACGGCAAGAAAACCCTGTTTGTAGTCGGAGTACAAACCGAAGATGATATTGCCCAACACATTAACGGATGTGAGCATATTTACTTTGGTGCTAACATGAGTTTTCCCAATCCCGATGTTAACGATGCCGGCACCTGGGACCAGTGGCAAGATATGATTACACCGTTCCTGAGAGCAGGTTACTTATGCTCATTGGATATTGATGTTCGATCTGTAGAAGGCCTACTAGAGTGCGGCCTTACTGAGTATCACAACTTTATCCCAATGATATCGGTTAAGATACCCTACTTGCAACAGCTGGGATATAATGCCACTGTCAAAATTGATGACAAAGATTTTGATGCCACTAATCCCGGTGTATGGTGTCACAGCCTACACTCTTTAACCAACCCTGCTAACTTTACCAGCTGGCGGGAATACACCAAAGACTCTGTATTATAATTCAAAGTCGTTGACTTTGTTATCGCCGCAGTGTATACTGCATATCTATCAACTAACTTTATTTAATAAAGATGTTTACACAAACCGAAACTGCACTAGCAGAAAAAAGAAATCGTATCGCCGACCGAGCAAAGAGATTAATTTGGATCACCTTCCGTAAAGAAGGTATCCATATGTATCCAGCAGCAGCAACCGATCCAACATTGGCAACCGGTGATGAATATGATGTGAGTTTCCTAGGATTTCCGCATCGTCATATATTTCACTTTAAAGTTTCTATCCAAGTATTTCATGCCGATCGTGATATTGAATTTATTCAATTTAAACGTTGGATTGAAAACTTGTACAAAGATTCACTACAACTAGATCATAAAAGCTGCGAAATGATTAGTGATGAACTATATCAAGTTATTGCTACTCGATACCCAGATAGAGATATAGAAATTGAAGTCTCCGAAGATGGAGAGAACGGTTGCAATATTTTTTACCATCGCTACAGTGCCAAACAAATTTCTGTTTAACTTTATTAAAGGATTATATTATGTCTAATCATCAACTTAAAAAATATTTTGTCATGAAACCAGAAGTGAGTCGTATTTTTGACGACCTCGATAAGTATCGCAAATTTTGTGCGGATTATGGTTTTCCGTTTAACGAAGCCCATCTGGGTAATGAGTATAGCCCATTTGGAGACTATCTACGTTTCCAGAATGGACGCTGGCCTCGTGACAACTGGGGATGGATGATACGTCAAGGACGTCGTTATGGAAACGATGCTCGTTAATAAGGAATATCATGCGTAAACTCTACTACATGGGTCTTGAACCTTATAAAGCAAGATATACTTTGCAACTACAAGAGTGGAATCGTGCTGTGTTCGAACAACGCGGCATTGACTATGTTATAGTACCCGGCGAAACACTCAGTAATGACCAAGCAATTGTAACCGGACAAGTATTAGATGCACACGGACGCACATACTTTGGTATGAGTCAGTTAATGAATCTGATTAAGATGATGAAAGCAGGAGAATTAAACAATGAAGATGTGGTCTATTTTGAGGACATGTTTCAGCCCGGTATGGAGAGCCTTCCTTATATCCTCAATCAAATCCCTGCTAACCACCGTCCTCGTATTTTTGTTCGTTGTCTTGCCCAGTCTATTGATCCTGATGATTTTGTACATGTGTGGGGTATGTCAACTTGGATGGCTCATTATGAAAAAATGGTGGACTCGTTTGTGGACGGAGTACTCGCAACTAATGAAGAAATGGTAATGCACATGAAGATTGCAGGTTGGCAGGCACCAATCTACAATATTTCAGGCCTAGCATTTGGCAAGGACGAAGTACGTGCTCGTGTACCTGGCGAGTTAAAAGAATTTGGTGATCGTGCTATGCGTGTGGGCTTTGCTGCACGTTGGGATCAAGAGAAGCAGCCAGACTTCTACATGGATCTCATCGAATCATGGCATACTCAATATCCAAATCATCCAGTAGAGTTTTGTATCTTTAGTGGTGCAAAATTAAAGAGCAATAACGACAGCTACATGGCACGTACACGCGATCTACAAGCACGTGGTATGCTTACTATCTATGAGGACTTGGAAAAGAATGACTACTACAGTCTCCTTAATGACACTCGTGTGCTTTTTAATTGCGCTTTACAAGATTGGGTCTCAAACACTGTATCAGAAGCGGACACTCTTGGTTGTAATGTACTTTACCCTGCTTATCGCAGTTTCCCTGAGACCTTTGCTAACGACTATACTCGAATGTATATACCTTGGAGTCTCGACGATGCTATTGCCAAGCTAGAAGATTTGCTAGGATATCATCATGTAAGTCAGGGATTGATTAGTGATTGGAATGACGGTACTATTGATCGCATATGTGATATACTAGAAGGCAAAGGTAACAAGTGGTTGCGCATGAGTACCGACTATCGTAAGCATACACACGAAACAAAATATTGATATGAGCAAAAGAGTTGTAATTACTGGTGCATTTGGATTTATTGGTAGTCATACTGCTAAGACTTTTAAAGAAGCAGGGTACTACGTTATTGGTGTTGACCGCACTATAACTATACCAGAAGCTGCACATTACATAGACAATATGTTAATAGCCGACTACACTGATGTTGCTGCAACTGCTGCAAAAACAAACAATGCCGATGCTATTATACATTGTGCTGGTACAAGCCTGGTAGGCCCTAGCATGACTAATCCCGGCGAATATTATAATAATAATGTATCAAAAACCAACATTTTGTTAGATCAATTGCATGGTTGGCCCGGCAAAATTGTTTTTAGTAGTAGTGCCGCTACATACGGTAATTACTGCTCTAATCCTATTAGCGAGTCGTCGGACCAAGAGCCAATGAACCCATATGGTTGGAGTAAACTCATGTGCGAACAAGTTATTGCAGATCATTGCAATGCACATGGATATAAAGGCATTGCATTGCGTTATTTTAATGCATGCGGTGCAGATGCCAGTGGAGCATTAGGTCATACTATTGATGCAACACATATAATTCCTCGGATATTAGGTGCATATCAAAATAAGAAATCATTTGTATTAAACGGAAATGATTATGATACCGCAGATGGCACTTGCATACGCGATTATTTGCATGTAACTGATATCGCGCAGGCACATTTAGAATCTGTATGTTTAGCTGAAAGTTTTAATCCTGGAAGATTCGAAGCATATAATTTAGGAACCGGACATGGGTATAGTAATAAAGAAATTATTAATGCCTGTAGTCAAACAGTCGGAGAAAAAATTGATGTAGAAATTGGTCCTCGTCGAGAGGGAGATCCAGATAAACTTGTAGCTGAAAGTATAAAATTTAAAACATTAACCTCATGGCGACCACGTAATAGTACCATTGAAAATATTGTTGCCACTGCATGGCAATGGCAAAAAACCCTATCATAATTATTGACTCTGTTGGTCTAAATAATATATAATACAAACATGGCAATCCTCTGCCTTAACATCGGAGAAAAAATAAAATGAGTGAAACAGACAACAAAGAAATTTATCTCGGCGATCATATTCGCTCTAAGATGAAACGCGATAACAAACGATTCTGGGCAGGCGATAATATTAGCGAATATATCAGCGGATTGGATAAAGACATTTTAATTGACGAAGCTACACTAGCATTTGAAACTGTACTGGATAGATTATTAATTGATCGTGAAACAGATCCTAATAGTAAAGGTACTGCACGTCGATTAGCTAAAATGTATTTTAATGAAATTATGGAAGGTAGATATGAACCAGCACCGAATGCAACGGCTTTTCCAAATGATTCAGCAGATAGATACGAAGGCATGCTTGTGGTTAGAAGTGAACTACGCAGTATGTGTAGCCATCATCACCAGCCTGTATCTGGTATCGCTTATATTGGGATTATCGCCGCAGAAAAGCTCATTGGTTTGTCTAAGTACACTCGTATTGCTCATTGGTGCGCTCGTCGTGGTACTTTGCAGGAAGAACTGGCCAATGACATTGCTAGAGAAATCCAAAAAGCTACAGGAGCAACAGACCTAGGTGTTTATATCCAAGCTACACATGGATGCTGTGAGAATCGTGGTATCATGGCACATAGCAGTCTAACTCAAACTACTGTGCTTCGAGGTGCATTTCAAACAGATCAAAGCACCAAGAAGGAGTTTTTTGATAACATCAAACTACAGCAGGAGTTTGCGCCGCGATGAAAAAATGGAAAATATCACCTCAATACAAAAACAAAATAATTGAGCAGCAATATTGGTATAAAGGCAGTTTGACTATTTCACGGCGTGAGACATTTGAATATTCAGAATTTGTATGCTGGAACCATACTATGCCTGATATGAATTTAGAAAACATTGACGGAATTGAATTAACAAAAGGTACCGAATATAGTTGGAGTTTGTTAACGCTTGTTCCTAAAGCTAGCGGATCAGCAGCAACTTGGTTGTTTCCATCACAAGTCAGCAGTGAGGAACAAACTAAAATTAAAAATTTAATTGGAATAGACATTTATAAATCATTAGATGATTCTGGTTGGGTGTTTGATCGGTCAGAGTATTGGTTTCATAATTTATTAAAAATTGAAGAAATAGAGGAAGCACAAAATGGCAACTAAAAAAAAGAAATCTGAGGTAGTCAATGCTACCGGGTTGGATGTAGTAAAGATAGTTAAAGGAAATCATTTAACTGTTACAACTTTTCCAAATGGGCGTACTGAATTAAAATGGGACGACGAAGCCTTGCTTAATGAAGTAAAGGCTGCTATACTAAGTGTAGAAGCCCCTGTTAAGACATCTCGTAAAAAATCTGCTGCCTAAGGAGAACCATTGTGCCAAATTGGTGTGATAACAAATTAATTTTAGAACATAACGACCCAGAAGTAATTGAACGTGCCGGTAATGCCTTTGCCAAAGGTGAATTTTTAAACACATTAGTTCCAAGACCAACGGAACATAACGAAAATTGGTATACATGGAATATTGAAAACTGGGGTACTAAATGGGACATTGGAGAAAACGACGGCTTCTTAGAAGTGACTCCAAATAAAATTACACTTAGTTTTACTAGTGCATGGGCACCACCGTTAATGGCGTATAAATCATTACTAGATCAAGGATTTAGTGTATATGCAACTTACTACGAACCAGGAATAGGATTTTGTGGTATTTGGGATAACGGTGACGATCAACAATACGACTACAGTCATTTATCAAAAGAAGAGTTAGTTGATACTATACCCCCCGAACTGGATGAGGAATATGGTATTAGTGATTATTATGATAGTGACGAGTTTGAATAAGTGCAAGTACTAAATAAAATAAAAATATAGCAAGGAAAAATAATCATGACAAACTCATACAGAGTGTATCCAGTAAATAACGACGGTAGTATAAGTGTATATTATAATATCAAGTCAGTAAACAACGACCGAGGTTGGAGTGTAACAGATACATTCGTATCTGGATACGGAACCAGAAGTTTAGATAATCCAATTACACAGCAAGAAATTAATGATGATAATTTGCATTTTCCTTTAGAAACTGGCGTATATAAAAATCAATTTCAAACATTTTATAAATTTTTTGGTGACTTTACTGATGAAGATGTAAATAATATTGGTATCAATTGGGGAAGAAATGGCATTGATGGAATTGTAGATCAATGGAGCATTGATAGTTCTTATATGCGTATTAGCAATCCAATTAGAATTTGTCTAGTAGACGAAAATGGTAATATTCTCGAAGATGATGTACCAGCAGTTCAAATACTAAACGTATCCGAACAATAAGATAAGTACATATAGCGGTCTATCGGCATCGTCCCGCTTTACAAACTCCGCCGCCTATGCTATAATTAACATAGGAGAAACAGCATGACCCCAATCGCATACAAGTACACTAGTACAAAAGAATATATCGACGCATTTCCTTGCGCATATAGACAATGGAGGGCCAACAGTCATTGCAATATGAATCACGGTTACTCGTTTAGTATGAAGTTCTATTTTGGAACCAACGATCTAGACGTTCGCAACTGGGTCGCTGACTACGGCGGATTGAAAGAACTTAAAAAGATCTTAGAAGACCAATTTGATCACACAACTCTGGTGGCACATGATGATCCAGAACTTGAGTTCTACAAAGAAATGGAACGCCGCAAGTTGGCCAAACTGACTATCCTGCCAGCCATGGGGTGTGAAAGTTTAGCAGATATGCTTTACAAGTATGTAAACGGTGTTTATATTCCTGACTATTGGGGCGAAAGCGAAAGTCAGCGTCTATGGTGCTATCGCGTAGAAGTACGCGAAACACAGGCCAATATGGCTTATCGAGAAGGTCATCGCGAATGGAACGAGGATTTATTTGAATGAACGCCAGAGAAAAAGAAGTAATGGACATTCTTCAAGAGGAATGTGCAGAGGTAATTCAAGCAGTTAGCAAAATTAATCGATTTGGTGCTGATAATGTAAAACCGGGTAAACCTAAAACTAATCGAGAACATCTCGAAGAAGAATTGGGCGATATGCTCGCAATGATTGACATCATGCTTGAATTGGGTGTAATATCCATAGACAACTTAGAAATTGCAAAAAAAGCCAAGATTGTAAAACTTAAAAAATGGTCTAACATTTATATACCACTATGAGCAAAATTAAAATAGCAGAACTGTTCTACAGCATACAAGGTGAAGGACGTTACATGGGTGTACCGTCTGTATTCTTACGCACATTTGGATGTAATTTCAAATGTGCAGGGTTTGGTATGCCACGCGGAGAATTAAGTATGGAGGCTGCTGGTATTGCAGCTACACATTCATTGGTTACCCCTTTTCAAAAGTACGAAGAGCTTCCGTTAGTAAGCACAGGCTGCGATAGCTATGCTAGTTGGGATCCAGCATTTAAAGATCTAAGTCCAATGTTAACGACAGATGCAATTGTAGAACGCATTATGGAAATACTTCCGCATGGTGAGTGGCGCGATGAGCATTTGGTTATCACCGGAGGCGAACCATTGCTGGGATGGCAACGTGCTTATCCAGATTTATTAAATCATCCCAAGATGGCCGGCTTGAAAGAAATTACATTTGAAACCAATGGTACTCAGAAACTTGCTCTAGACTTTGCTTTGTATTTGCACATATGGAAATCACATCATGATCAAGACTTTTGGCGTGAGATTACCTTCTCAGTAAGTGCCAAATTGCCTTGTAGTGGTGAGAAGTGGGAAGAAGCTATTCTACCCGAAGTAGTTTGTGAATATGAAGAATACGGCACAGCATATTTAAAGTTTGTTATTGCCACACAGGAAGATTTTGAAGATGCAGAACGTGCCATTGCTGAATATCGTACAGCAGGATTTACAGGGCATGTGTATCTAATGCCAGTGGGCGGTGTTGAAAGTGTGTATGCATTAAACAATCGTAATGTGGCATTGTTGGCAATGAAACACGGACTACGGTACAGCGATAGGCTACAAGTACCGTTATTTAAAAATGAGTGGGGTACTTAATATGAATAAAGAATTACTTAAAAATTTACAATTAATGGCCGGTGGAAGTTTTTATCCTGACATTAATCCGGATATACAAGAGCGTTTTGCAAAACTAATCCTATTAGAGTGCATTGATATATGTGATAAAGGCAGTACTACTCAAATGACCAGTTTGGGAGCAGCTGGCATGATTAAACAACGGTTTGGCATTAACTAGCATGAATTACTTTTTGTGTTTCTTTCTTGGTTATATTGTAGGCGTATTATATATGTGCTATCGTTCCAACGAAGATGCTAGAGTAGATAGAGAATAACTATAAAGAAAGATTTAAAATCATGGGACTATTTGATAAAGTATTTGGAAAAAAAGAATCTATACTGCCACCGCCCGAGGCCAATCCGGTTGTAGTCCCCGAAGAACCCAAAGCACCGAAAGCACGCCGTAGTAAAAGCAAGCCTAAAGAGCCTGTAGTAGCAGTATCGGTAACGTCAGAAAAAGATAAAGCTACTGCTGCCGGTGAACCATGGGTATCTGTTATTGGTGTAGAAATTGATCCTGATAATGTTGGCAATGGTGCATTCGAGCTAGACTGGAATGAGATTTTCTTGGCCAAGTTGGTTCGTGCAGGATACAAAGGAAAGACCGATCAACAAATTGTTGATTTGTGGTTCCAGGAAATTTGCCGAAATGTATTAACCGAAGCATTTGAGCAAGAACAAGCAGATCCTGATACACGTTATGTAAATAAAACAAAATTAGACTCGAATCGATCAGAGTACCGTTGACAGTCAAACAAATCTATGTTAACATTGCGGTATGACTACATACCTACTCATTGATTTAGCAAATACTTATTTCCGAGCTCGTCATGCTGCACATAGAGGCAGTACTTTAGAAGAACGAGTAGCATTTGGATTACACGTAACTATGAGCAGCATTAATAAATGCTGGAGAGATCAACGTGCTGATCATGTAGTTATCTGCAACGAAGGCCGATCGTGGCGTAAGGACTTTTATCCTCCTTATAAAGCCAATCGTACAGTAGCCAGAGCCGCTGCTACTGTAGTAGAACAAGAAGAAGATAAGATGTTTTGGGAAGGACTTGATTCTCTTAAGGATTTCTTCACCGATCGCACTAACTGTACTACCTTACGTCATCCTGAGTTAGAAGCAGATGATTTAATTGCAGGGTGGATACAAAGTCATCCACTTGACAATCATGTTATTGTTAGCAGCGACACCGATTTTCATCAGTTGTTGGCTACTAACGTAAAACAATATAATGGTATTGCAGATGAATTGCATACCTTAGATGGTATCCTTGATAAAAAAGGCAAACCTGTAATTGATAAAAAGACCAAAGAACCTAAACGTATCCCCGACCCCAGCTGGATACTATTTGAGAAATGTATGCGTGGCGACCCCACTGATAATGTCTTTAGTGCCTATCCGGGTGTGCGTACTAAAGGCAGCAAGAACAAGGTGGGATTGGAAGAAGCCTACAACGACCGAGATCATAAAGGATTTTCCTGGAACAATCTCATGTTGCAACGTTGGTCTGACCACAATGGTCAAGAGCACAGAGTTAAAGACGACTACGAGCGCAATCGTGTACTAGTTGATTTGTCTGCCCAACCTGACAATATTAAACTGAAGATAGCAGAGACTATTGCCGAGAATAGCATTGTTAAATCCAAACCCATGGTTGGCGCTCAGTTTCTAAAGTTCTGTGGTAAATTTGAATTAAACAAGTTAAGCGAGAATGCTACTAGTTTTGGTGAATTGCTAGGATCAAGTTATCCTAATCCAGTTATATGATTGATTGTCTAATTATAGGTGACAGCATTGCTGTTGGTACAAAACAATTTCGCCCTGATTGTGTGGCCATTGCCAAAGGTGGAATTAATAGCTGGCAATGGCGCAAGCAATATCTCGTTGGAGATCAAGGTGCATTGCCCAAAGCCGAAACTCTAATCATTAGTCTAGGATCAAATGATCACAAAGGTGTACATACTCGAGAAGAGATTGCACGGATACGTCAATTGGTATCAGCTAAAAGAGTTTATTGGATATTACCTGCTATTAAACCTGAGATACAAGCAATAGTTCAGGAAGTGGCATCTGGCTTTGGCGATACTGTTATTCCCATTACTCGATTACAACCAGATGGTATTCATCCCAGTTGGGCAGGTTATAAAGAGATAGCAGAAAAAACAAAATAAAGGATTAATTATGAGTTCAATGATTGCTAAAACAGTTATTAAAAATAAATTTTGGATTGTTGAAAACAATGGCCAAAAAATAGGTACTATACAGGCCGCGCCCGATGGTGTTGTTCTAGTACGTGGTACATCACGTGAAAAGTTTCCATCATTTAAGATATTAAGTTCTAAATACAACATTGCACCCACCAAGATAGGGAAAGCAAAAAAAGAGAATACCAACCAAGTTCTCGAATTTCCTTGTGATAGTATCCCCTATAATGGCATATTTGATTTAAAGTCCAGGTTGCCGTTGTTTACTAAAGAACCAAAAAGTAAAAGTTTTTACTGTGCAGGGTATTACTTAGTTAATATAGAAGACGAATGGTCTAGTGTGTTTTGTCCTAAGAAAATTGTGCTGGCCAGAAATAAATTTTTTGGTCCATTTATCACACAGAGCGAAGCAAATTCTAAATTATTGGAAGTAATACAATAAAGAGTTAATTAACTACGCATAAATAAAGTACATGATGATATATCAAAGGACTGAGTTATGAGTAGACCCAAACCTGTTGTAATTTTAGAAAATCTAAATAAAACAAACTATAAATGCGACCAAGTACTAGCGTCGGATGGAATTTGGGCAGTTTATTACAATGGTAAACCTGTAAATTTAAAAACACAAAATATATTAGTAAGCTACCCTGGCCCAAAATACAGAAAAGTATCTTTTTCAAATCCGGGGCATGCTATTAGTTTAGCGAAAAAATTAAACACTCAATTTAAAACTGAGAGTTTTACTGTTGTTTTACTAAATCAAGGACCTGTTGTTTATTCAGCTGTATGACAATTGTTAAAACTCAACTTGAATGGTCTAAAGCATTAGTTGAGTTAAAAACAAAAAAATTTCCAGGGCAAGTAGAGCAGCATTCAATCAATTACTTCCGAATAAGGTATTGGTATAATCCTACAAATGATCGTAGCATGCGATTGACTTTTGAAGGATTTTCCGAGTTTGTGGCACTTGGTGTGCAACACTATTCACACAATCTCCAACACAATATTTTACCAAAAACTTTAGTACAATTAGAAAAGTTTTTAACACAACCTTATTTAATAAGGAATGAATCCTCTATTAGCACGTTCGACGATGTTACTAGTTTAGCTCTTACTCTATATAACAATAACCTCCAATCTTACCTAGATCATACGCAGAATATATCTTGACAAGGTAAATACGTAAGTAGAAACCATGAGTTTTTACTAACATTACACACAGGAGAAAAATATGTTAAACCAGCTAGCCGGTTATTTCCAAAAGATTTTTCAGGCATTTGAAAAGCCACAAACTTACGGATCGGCATTAGAAGAATATATTGTTAGACACGCACCACAAAATACATGTGATGTAGATCGTCTGACACGTCAATTTGATTTGCATCACGCAGGAAAGGGGTGGATATGAAATTACTTAAATCAATTTATAACTTTTTGGGCGACATGGGCAAAGCCCGTGCAGCTACTCATCTTGCACAACGTGGTGATCACGCAGGTGCCAAGAGAATCATGATGGAAGACTTTAAAGGGTGGATTTAATCCACTAAAAACTGTTTAGCTATTGCATTAAGTAGCTAAATAAGTTAACATACACACAAGGACACAATTATGTTTACACCCGATTTTTACATCGATCTCTTCCAGTCATCTAAAAGAATGATGACTAACAAAGTCTACACCGACGATAGACTAAACAAAGTTGCAAATAATTTTATCGATGCTCAAACAGTATTTGGTAAAATGATTGTCAACAACACAATCGAAATGCTCACTTATAGCGTCGACTCAATTAGTAAAGTTTTCTATCCTCAAACGGAGGAAAAAACAGTCAAGGCAAAGACTGTCAAAAAATCAGCCAACACAGACATTAACACACAAGGAGAATAATATGTCAACATTTGAACTACCAAAAACACCAGAAATTAAATTCAACAAAAACGGTTATGAAATCCGCACTGATATCTTAGGCATGGCTAAAAGCCTAGTACAAGACGATTTCCATGCTAAATTCCAAGGATGGGAATTGACTGCTACTCGTGACGAGAAGACAGGTCAAATCGTTAGTACAGTAGCAATGCCAACTTTTCCGGGACTAGACAAAGTTCTAGAAACTGCTGAAAAAATGTACGGTTTTGTAAACCAAGGTACTAGCAAGAAGTAAAAACTGCTGAAAAAACCAGCAAAAAGTGGGCTTTAGGCCCACTTTGTTGTTTAAAAACAACAAAAAATCTGTAAAAATTCCACAAAAAACGGTTGACTGCTAGCCCGAAAGGCACTATAATACATACATAGACAGCAACAAACGGAGTTGATTATGAATCTTAATGTTAACGATACAGTTACTTGGACTAGTGCAGCCGGCAATCTCGAAGGTGTTATCACTAACATTTCGTTGAACCTCAACGCTGCCAACCAAGTTGTTCCTTGGATTGATATCTTAGTTGGTCAGATCGCCGGACATGATTATTCAGTTCGCCTGTGTGCTACTCATCAAAATCTCAAGGCAATGCGTGTTACTAAACTTGAAATTGAAACTGTTTAACCTTTAACTAACTGGAGTCTTTTATGAACATTACTCAAATTAATACCGCTATTATGTTTGGTGATTTTACTAACGATCAGCTGACCAGCATTATTGATGCAGTTAAGTTTGCCCGTGCCCAACTAACAAAACAGAATCGCCGTGCTCTGGACTTAGGAGATACCGTGCAGTTTCGTGACTCCAGGCGCGGAATGTTAGTACGTGGTACTGTTCAAAAAATTGCCATTAAGTTCGTCACAGTGCGAACTACCAACGGTCTTTGGAAAGTTCCTGCCAGCATGTTAGAGCTGGTTTTGGATGAGGCTGTAGTAGCCTAATAGGTGTTGCAAAAATACTACAATCAATACCCATACAATTGTGCGGGTTATTGATTGTATGCTATAATACATTTTTATTTAACTTGAAAGGTTATCATGGCTACTCAGATTTCAGATGCACGTACAGTTACTCCAGTTGAGGCACGTCGTGGTCTCATGCGTTGTTTTAAGAAACAACGACCTGTGTTCTTTTGGGGTCCCCCGGGAATTGGTAAGAGCGAGCTGGTAGCTGGCATTACTGAAGACTTGGGCGGGCATATGATTGATCTGCGTCTAAGCCAGATGGATCCAACTGACCTGCGCGGCATTCCTTTCTTCAACAAAGAAAAAAGTAAAATGGATTGGGCTCCTCCTATCGATTTGCCCGACGAAGAAATGGCCAGTCAGTATCCTATTATTGTTCTGTTCCTTGATGAGCTAAACTCAGCGGCTCCAAGTGTGCAGGCAGCGGCTTATCAACTTATTCTAAACCGTCGTATCGGCAAGTATGTATTGCCTAAGAATGTTGTTATGGTTGCGGCTGGTAATCGCGAAAGCGACAAAGGTGTTACTTTCCGTATGCCTAGTCCATTGAGCAATCGTTTTATTCATATGGAACTACGAGTAGACTTTGAATCCTGGCAGACATGGGCAGTTAACAACAAGATCCATAAAGATGTGGTTGGTTACTTGAGTTTTGCTAAACAAGACTTGTTCGACTTTGATCCACGCTCTAGTACACGGTCCTTTGCTACACCACGTTCGTGGGTCTTTGTTAGCGAACTTCTAGACGATGATGATGGCATGGACTCTGGCACTGTTGACTTGATCTCTGGTGCAGTAGGCGAAGGGCTTGCAGTTAAGTTTATGGCTCATCGTAAAGTAGCAGGTCAGATGCCCGACCCAGTTGAAGTGTTGAAAGGTCGTATTACCGAACTCAAAATTAAAGAGATCAGTGCTATGTACTCTTTGACTATCAGCTTATGCTATGAGCTCAAAGATTCTTTTGATAAACTGGGTCCAAAGTCAGAAGAGTGGATTAAGATGACGGATAATTTCTTCCGCTTCATCATGGATAATTTCACTACTGAATTAGTAGTTATGGCATCGCGTATTGCTATTACCACATACGGCATTCCGTTTGTGCCTGGCAAGATCAAGAACTTTGACGAGTTCCATAAGCGTTTTGGTAAGTACGTGGTTGCCGCAGTTAAATAAAAAAGGGGCGCAAGCCTCTTTTTTATCTTGACAAACGGATAAGAATAGTGTATAATACAATTTTAACCAGGATATATTATGTCTGACACTACCCTAGCAGAAAAGCAAAAAGTCGTTACAGTTACTAATCCCAAGATTGATGCAATTGCCCGCGAAAAACTTATTACAGCTCGTGTAGGTTTGTTATTGCGAGCTGGGTTCTTTGGTAACTTGGCAACACGGTTAAAATTAATCAATGGTGATAGTTGGTGCTCTACTGCCGCTACCGACGGTCGTAATTTTTGGTACAATAGCGAATTTATTAATCGCCTAAGTTTAAAAGAATGCGAGTTCTTGTTTGGGCATGAAGTGTTGCATGTGGTATATGATCATTTGGGACGTCGTGAAAATCGTGACCCGGTGCTTAGTAACATTGCCGCTGACTATTGCGTTAATCAAGATCTAGTAGATCACAATATTGGTCAAAAAATTACCACTGTTCCAATTCTACTAGATCGCAAGTATCGCGGCATGAGCTACGAGGAAGTCTACGACGACTTGTATAAGAATGCAAAAAAGATCGACATTAAAAAATTAATTGATCAAATGTTGGATGAGCATCTAGACGAAGATGACAGTGATGGCAATGGTGATGGTGATCAAGACGGCGATGGCAACGGTCGGCCTAAACTGAGCAAAGACGAACGCAAAGCCATGCGTGACGAAATCAAAGAAGCAGTATTGCAGGCCGCACAGGCTGCTGGTTCTAATGATTTGCCCGATGGTGTCAAGCGTCTAATTAAAGATATGACTGAGTCGGTTATCGACTGGCGCGAATTATTGTTGCAACAGATTCAAAGTACAATCAAAGATGACTACAGCTTTATGCGAGTTAACCGCAGAGGCTGGCATATGGATGCTATCTTGCCAGGTACCAAGTATGGAGAAACTGTTGATATCTGTGTAGCCATTGATACTTCAGGTAGTATTGGTAACGAAGAACTTAAAATATTCTTAGGAGAAATCCAAGGCATTATGGATTCTTATACCGACTACAAAATTAAAGTGTGGTGTTTTGATACTGATGTTCATAATATGCAAGAATTCACACAAGACAACATGAAACAAATTTCCGAGTACGAGCCAGCAGGTGGCGGTGGCACTTTGTTTGAAGCCAACTTTGAATTCATGAAAGAGAACGGAATTGAGCCTAAGAAGTTGGTTGTGTTCACTGACGGTTACCCAAATGGGTCTTGGGGTGATGCCAACTACTGCGATACTGTTTGGATTATTAAAGGTAATGAATCTGCTCAACCACCGTTTGGTATTTGGGCTCACTACGAGGATGCAGTCAAATGAAAATTGTAAATCCAGACTCTGTAAAACGTCTTAAACAAGCTCGTCAAGTAATTACAGACTTACAAATTAAGTTACTAGATTGTGAGCGTTACTTGGATGATTTGGCTCGCTCAGCTGAGATTTCGATCATGACAAGTCAGCCACATCTATTAAATAGTTTTGTCGAAACTGCAAACGAGTATCTTAAAGATCGATTGGATTTAGAAGATCTAGCCAACGAAATTGTTTTTAATGACGTTACAATCACTACAGTCATTCCAGATTAATCCGTTAAACGTACACGGATTACGTAAATTAGATCATTGCCCGCCACATTTTTTTGCGGTGGACTTTGATCTAACCGGGCCTGCTAGTCAGATAGTCAATTGGATATTTGAAAATCTCGAAGGTAGGTTTTATTTTGGTGATGTAGTATCCATTGCCGATGGTAGCAGTGGATTTTCTATGCGTAAACGTGCCGGATTTGAGATACATAGTGAAGCATCGTATTTTGCATTGGTGCTGTCAGACATTAATAGTTTTAAATTATAAAAATTTATTGGTCGATGGCCATTGCACTTAAATAAGTGTATCATCGGAGAATCAATTTATGTCTGAAGTTTCAAATAACGAATCTAGTGAGATTCCACCAAACACACCAACATTAAGTTTAAACGACCTAAACATAATGTTACAGATTATAGAAACTGTAACAAAAAGAGGCGCTTGGAAACCGGACGAATTGTCAAGTGTGGGTGCGTTATACGATCGTATTACAACCTTTATTAATGCAGCTAATGTGGCTAAAAACGATGAATCAAGCAATAGCACTACTTAAAGGAAATTATTATGTATAAACATATTGGCAAACATAACAACAAAAAAATTGTATTAATATTTAGAACCCTGCCTGGGGAAGATCATATGTGCTTAGTTGCATATAGTGATTTACTTCCAAGAATGTATCACGACACAGTAATGTCGGTTTTAGAAAGTGCGCCGGGTCAAGCAGCCGAAAGTTTGTCAGATGTCTTATTTAGAAATCTAATGTCCGACGGAACTAACTGTCTAGAAGCATTACATAAAAACGGATTACTTAAAAAAATCCCAACTAATCAAGTTATACTGACACCCAATAGTACTAGCTCTGTTCGTTTAGATGAAATGAATACAATCTTAAATGAAATGGCACAAGGCGAAAGTGCAATTAAGCGTCTTGCCGAGTTAGATGCGGATCGCGGAATGACTGGTAAGAAACGTAAACCAGAACCAAGAGAAGTAGGAGTTCCTAGCTCTAGTAGATCCATTCCTGCGTCTATTCAAGCACCAGCGGACCAAGTGTTAAGTGATGCCGATTTGGCCAAAGACCGAATCAAACAAGCCGAGACTATGAAAGCCAATGCCGAGCAACTTTTAAAAGAAGCTGATCGTCTGTTAACAGAAGCCGCTGCGCTCGACCCTATAACTGCAAAAAATGTCACTCCCACCAAGAAAAAAGCCGCGCCCAAAGTTAAAAAAGATTAATGTTTCTCCTCGAGATCAATGGAAAAAAATTCTTAAAGATGTAGAAAAAAATGAAATTCCTATTACGTTACTTCGGTCACTTAATGTAAATCTAATAGATGGAACTGTAGTTAATATCGATGTTAAAGAATTAATCGACGAGGGAAACGATCCTAGCGCGATCGAAGAAATGTTAGATTCACGGTTAACAGCCTTGGATCATATTATTGTTGATGTTGACTTTTATGTTGATGTTGACGATGTTGCAAAAGCCATTCAACCTATAACCGACCAAATACTTAAAGACCTATGAACGTAACTTTAGTTTCATTCTCACAACCCACGACTGAATTTCAACAACAAGGTATTAACGATGCACAAGAGCTAATTGCCTACTGTGCTCGTGTAAGCAATCCGTCTAATCAATTCAATACTGAATCTAGTGAGAAACTTATTCGGTATCTGGTTAAACACGCACATTGGAGTCCACTTGAAATGGTTTCGGCTTGTGTAGAAATTGAAACCACACGGGATATTGCACGTCAAATTCTTAGGCACCGTAGTTTTAGTTTCCAAGAGTTTAGTCAACGCTATGCAGACCCTACTAAGGATCTTAGCTTTGTTCTTAGAGAGGCACGCTTACAGGATACCAAGAATAGACAAAACAGCATAGAAATTGATGCTAATGATGCAAAACAACAGGGTATTACTGCCGAGTGGAACCGTAGACAGCAACAGGTAATAGATCTAGTACATGAGCATTATTCATGGGCAATAGACCAAGGTATTGCTAAAGAGCAGGCTAGAGCTATACTGCCCGAAGGTAATACTGTTAGCCGTTTATATATGAATGGCACATTACGTAGCTGGGTTCACTTTATAGAACTACGTAGTGCAAATGGTACACAAAAAGAACATCAACTTGTAGCATTGGCCTGTGCTAAAGCCATTTCTGCTATATTCCCAATGGCCGAAGAATACGTGTCAGAATAATATATGCAAGAGATTGTTGTCCATACATTTCTAGTAGATGCTTGGGCAGAAGATCCTAGTGTGTATGCCTCCGAGCCTCTATACAAATGGGAGACCAGTGAAGCAGGTCGATGGGTTATGAGACATGCTGTGGAAAAGCCCAGATGGGAACAAGCCATCGACCCCAACAATTACAATTATTTTTTTAAAGTTATTGCTAAGTTACACCCTGAGGATTTAACTTATTTTTGTTTAAGATGGCTCTGAGTTATAAAACTGGTCCAGTATTAATAACTGGATTAGAATTTGTTACAAAGATTTGCTGATCCGGCTCTGGTACTAAATTTTGAATTTCTTCCCAATTTGGTATTCCGGCTGCTAGTGCAGCTTTCCTTTTAACTTCGGCTTCTGGTATAAAACTTTCTATATATTCATCTAGCTCGGTACCAGTTATATAAAGCCCAGCATCGTTGATTGGTACATTTATTGCTTTATTTCCAAATCCTTCAAACTCAACATATAAATGACCTAGAACTTTGTTGAATGCTCTGATGTGATATTTCATTTGTGTATTCCTTTATTTTATAGTTTTTCCATTGCAGCAAAATTATGTGTCCATATAAATCGGTCCGGCTCGTCACCTGCGGCATAGCATTGATTCTCGCACGATATTGTAGCAACAAGGCCTTTGCCTGCATCGACTACTTCTACAATTCGTTCCCAACGGAAACCATCTGAATCTTTCACCGGTAAGTAATTACCCAATGCTTGTGTGCTATTAACATATGCACCATTTGGTAATGTTAACGGAGTATTGTCTGACACTGTTAATCTAATACCCGACTCACTGATAAGTGTTAATAAATTTTGTTGACTGATTCTATTACTTAATGTTATACCCGGCATCATACCTTGTCTATCGAAAGACAATAACACTAACGGATCTCCGACGTCTATTTCGGCTGCTCTCTTAGTAGTACGTGGCATATACGCATTAACTGCAACACTACCACCACCGCCGCCGCCGCCGCCGCCAGGCCCAGGGCTTCCAACATCTGTCAGATAGCATATGCTAGATGTTACTAATATAACACGTGAATAATAAGTATATAGCCCATAGAAGCTAACAGTAGAAGTGGTCTCTTTATAGACGCTTACTGTAAATGCTCGATTTCCACTTGATAACATTTGATTAACAACAGAGTTTACAACAAAGTTTCCTGAATTATTTGTAACAGTAAACGATCCATTTTCTGCTACAAAGTTCAAGGCAGAAGTATCTGTATGATTAACATACCAATAATATGTACCATTTACAATATTTTGTCCAGTTAAAGTATAAGTAATCGAATTTCCTTCTTCTATAACTAAAGTAGATGCTAGTAAACTATATACCGGTACCGGTGCTGCTGCTGGCGGTGCTGCTGGCGGTGCTGCTGGCGGTGCTGCTGGCGGTGCATAATATGGCGGTGCTGCTGGTACACCAATACTAGTATCAACAATTTTTACAGAATTACTAATTGCAACAACAGGACCATACTGACTATTTGTTCTTAATTGCAATACAAAATACTCCGGGCCCTCATATGCTTGATCCTCTACTGCTCGCATTGGAAAACTAGCAAAGTTATCATTGATAACTACTGTACCCCACTCTTGTGCAAATCCAAAATCGGCTAACGTAACTCCCGGGCTGCCGCCGTTGGCTAATCCCAACGTCCAATAAAGAGTAGTTCCGTTTGGCACGTTTGCCGTTCGTATTTCCCACCAAACTTGAAATTGATTTTCTTTAATAGTTATACTGTCGCGCATTGTATTTTACCTTAACTTTAGATTGATCATAATTAAAAATTACCAGCGCCAGTCGCCCCAGGACCCGCTCATCCAGGATGACCACCAACTTTGCGCCGGTGGTGATGGTGGTGGTGGTGGTGGATAATACGGCGGTGGTGGTGGTGGCGGTGTCAAGCTAGTATCGTAGACTGTAACTGCAATAGTATCAGAAGTTATTATTATTGATCCAGCAAGAGAAATAGTAACATAATACGTTGCTGTTCCTTCTGTTAGAGCATCAGATTTTGAAGTTACCCCAAATGATCCATAATTACTAGTTACCGCAACCGTACCAGTTACTGTAATGAAGTCGGTGCCAGCAACGGCACCACCACCAGCAGTACGATACAGAGTCCACGTATATGTAGCATCTGCCAGATATAGTCCTGTTAGTATTACATTAAATGAAGCACCTTCGTTTATTGCAACTGTTGTTTGCCCAATGGTATTAAAATATACATAATATATCGATGGCGGAATATAATTTTGATCTGAGTGTCCCTCGATCCAATAAAAAGGTAATCCATACCCTGGGTTAACTGATGTAACTAGATTGACTGAAATTCTGCGTAATCCACTTGGATCACAATAAACTATAAGCGGTGCGCTTTGAGAAACTAGCCCACTTCCAGCAGGAATAGAATTATAGCTAGTGGCGGACATTTTTATTTTAAATGTATATGTAGTACCCCCGGGAATGGTAACATATCCGGTTTGAGTTAAAGGCCAATAGTTATATCGACTATACGGAAATTCATCAGGATCTAATCCAGTTACTCTATTAAATAATGCGGTATCTTCTTGTATCAGAATATCGTTGCCCGGTGATACTTCTCGATATATTGAATATAAAATTGTTAAGTTTGATCTAACAAAGTATTCTACTACAATTTGATAAATTAGATTGTTACTAGTTGGATTATTAATAGTAAAATTAGGAGATGTTCCATTTAATGTTGGTGTAACAGCACCTATACCGCCGCTAACTACAAACGATCCACCAGGAGACGTTCCTAATGATCCCAACCCATTTAAATTTAAACTGGTAGAATCAATTAATATTGGATAACCATAACCTACTGTATACCAGGATGTACCACCAGATACAGAATTGGAATAAGAATACTGTATTCCAGTATAATCTACTGGAACTGTTGAATATATTTCCACACTAGTATCTGCAATAGTAATAATGCTAGTAGTTGCAACTGGTTCTCCGTTTTCGGTAGTACTTAAACTTATTGTAAATTTTTGTTCAGTTTCGGCTAACATATCGGCCCTGGCTTTTAGACCAAATGTACATGTGTCACTCTGTACTAAAATTGACCCTTTGCATGCTTTTGACTTATTACTTGTTAGTTGTGTTCTAATTGCTAAATTTTGAGCATAAGTAGTTGGGCTTTGTGTTTTGTCTGTCTGTACTGCATTACTAAATGTTACATTGTTAACTCCCAATCCGTGTTCCATCCAATAACGTATTTCAACTTCAGTTGGATACGGGTTAGCGTCAGGGTCATCTTGATATGCTGCTAATACCTGCGTTCTCGAACTAACAACATATTGTCCTGCACCACCACCGGATATCAACTTATCTGCATCTCTTTGAGCTGAAATTGTAGATGCTCTTATTCCGGTATATCTAGATACCATATTTTGTTGGAACCCAGCCAGCCCTCTACATCTCCAATCGGCTATTTCTAGCTCAGTTGGAGTAATTGTTGCATAAGGACATCCAGCAAATGCATATATTACTTCCCATCGTGTGTTTATACCAATGAGGTCTGCTCTCTCCTGTAGTATCCCTAATTGCAATGCAGGGTTGGCCGAGTTTGCGTTTTGAATTGCAATTATAAATGTATTGTTGTTTATTCCCAATCCATTGGTCATCCAATACCTTATATCATTTTCACCTGGAAACATTTGGGCCTGATAATACTCGTTATAGGCCTTTAACACTGCTGCTCGTGTAGCTAATATAGCTTGTCCGGTTGTGCCTGTTGAATCTGCAATTCGGGCTGCATCAATTTGTTGTGCAAGTGCTGGATCTCCAGACCTGATTGTTAATATGCTGTAGTTAAATGTAGATAAACCATTTATCATCCAATAATCAATTACTGCATTAGACGACGGTTTAAGAGGTGCAAGTGGGTTACTTGCAAATGCGTATAACACCTCAAATTTTGTTGCTGCGTTAGAAAAGTCTGCCGGTTGTGTAGTGATATGATTAATACGCCAGTATAATCTTGTTCCGTCGGATACTCCAGTGGTACGTATACTAAAATTTGCTACATCACCTTCGTTGACACCAGCCGGGGTATTGGTAAATTCGTATGTTACTTTTGAAGTATCAGCAATCAATACCGGTCCTTCCAATGAAGATTGTTGTGTTCCATTGTATACAACTGCAATAGTAACATATTCCTCTCCCTCTGTTAACATATCTGCCACAACTGTCAGACTTGCTAGTCCTACTCTTCCAACCATTGGAACAGTTTTTGTACCTACAACAAAATCCGGAAGAGTTGCTGTAGACGGAGTAGAAACTGTTATCTGAGTTAAATTAGTAGTCAGTGCAGAAATTGGTACATTTCCAGGTGCTAACACTTCAAAATTTAATGTGTCACCTTCACTTACTCTGTAAATAAAATTTCTAAATCCAATTGCATCATTATTATAAACTGTTGAACTAGCCGTACTATTATCAGCAATAGTGATATTATCGGTTGCAGCAACAACTGGGCCTGTTAAACTATTTTGTCTTATTTCTACAATAAACTGCTCAGCGCCTTCTGTAGTTGAATCTGCAACGGCTGACAGTGCAAGCATTCCAGTTTTATTTGGTCGATCATAAAATACGTCACCAGGTGAATGACCTGCAATAAAATCTTTTTTGTTTGTTAGTGATCTAGGGCCGTCGAGCGCACTTATTGCTGCGTTAGAAAAAAATTCATTTATTAAATTTGCATTATTGACACCCCAACTCATTACTTTTGCTCTATTAACCCATCCGTTTAATCCTAATAGGTCTGGATTTCTGAATAATCCGTATCGTACTGCTGGGGTTAAATTTGTAGTAAATTGATCATTTGATGTATACAAATTAGCACCAATCCATTGGGCCAATGTTAAATCAGCCCCTACTACATTAAACTCTTGACTATATCCGTTTGTGTAAGTGTACGGATCGAATGTAATAATTGTGCCGCCGACGCTGTCGGGTCTGTCATAGAAATTTGATCCAGACTGGTTTGCGTCGGACAAAAGTGTTTTATTAGAAGTTAACGACCTAGAATAATCGAGCTCTGTGCTTACTCCTTTAAAAAACTGATTAACTAAACTTACATTGCCAACACCCCAATTATTAACCGTTGCCCCTCGTACCCAACTTGCTAAACCGGCTGCATCGGGTTTTCTAAATAATCCGTATTTGGTACCGGTATCTGTATTAAATGTACTATTTGATTGATAGAGATTTGTTGCTATCCATTTAGCTAAAGTTATTTGACCAGCGTTAAAAGAAAACTCGGTTGCAAAAGACGTATCAAAATCGTATATAGATTTAGTAACAGTACTTGCCGTAATTATCCCAAAATCATTTCCCACCGGGTGTGCAGATACACCCGGTGCTTGTGCTATATTCCAATACAATGTTTCGTTACCAGTCGAATACCTTGACGAAACTACAACTCTAGTTGCATATTCATTTTCATTAATAGTATTAATACTACCAGGATTGTTAGATGATTCAGCAGCACTATATGATTCCAAAGAAACACTATTAACATTTTTTAAACTTATTATCCAATGGTCGGATGCAACCGATGCTTTAATTTGTTTTAATACAAAATTTCCGTTCACGTCAGTTATTTTGATAGTAACATTACGCTCTAAGGTTACATAAGTAGTGCCTGTTAATGTTCCATTTGGATTTAGTGTTATACCCGATGGTAATGTTCCTGCATGTACTGAATAAGTGTAAGGTGCTTCGCCGCCCGTTGCTGAAAATACTTGTGTATATGGTTCACCAATGGTAATAAGACCCAGCTCAGCAGGAGAAACTGTAACAGTAACTGGTAATACATTAAAGAGGTACGATCTTGTTCCGCTATTTTGATATCCATCTGTTGCTTGAATTGAAAAAGAGTAATTGCCAATTTCAGTTGGCCTTCCGGCTAGTGTACCGCTTACTCCGTTAAATGTAATTCCCGGCGGCAATGCGCCGGAAAATACTATCCATGTATACGAAGGAGTTGTATTGGGCAAATAAACACCACCAGTTGCTGTTAAGACCTGGTTATAAGTTGAGTTTATTTGTATAGAAGCAAGTATAGCTGTATTAGGAGTAATGTAAATGCTTACTTCATTAGATAAAAATGTATAATTTGCAGTTCCATAATTTCCATCTTTATCTGTAATTTTAACAGTTATCGATTTACTTCCCACTACAACAGTCGTTCCTGATACTACCCCAGTTGCTGGGTCTAACAATATCCCAGTTGGAAAAGTATCATCACTTATAACAGACCAAGAATAAGGAAGTGTACCCCCGGTTCCTGTTATTGCTTGAGAGTATGGTAATTTTTTAAATGCCGGAGGTAGAGTAGGCGGACTTACTACAACACTAATACGATTTATATTAATAATATAAGATTTAGATCCTGTATTACCATTGGAGTCGGTTGCTGTTACTACTATGGCAACAGGCCCTGCATCCTGAGGTTTTCCTTCAAAATTACCGCTTAGGGTTAACACCACACCTGTTGGTAATGCACCTTGAGATATAGTAAACTCATAAGGAGGAAGGCCACCGGTTGCAGCAACCGATGTATTATACAATAAATTTGTATACCCTGCATTCAGTGTTGCAGGGAATAAATATATTCCCGGCCCTGTTACAGCCAATTGATAAACAGTACTACCAAAATCTGTATTAACATCAGTAGCGGTTACTGTAAAATTAAATACTCCTACTTCTAAAGGAATTCCTGTTAAAATTCCGTTAGGTAACAAATCTAAACCAGTGGGCAAACTTCCGGTATAAGAAAATTGATATGGCGCTGTGCCACCGGCTCCTGTTAATTGCCTCGAATATGCAACCAATCTAATTGGTTGTACTAATGTAAAAGGTAATACCGTAATAGCAACACCAGTTCCAGCTTGACTATTATCATTAATTAAAATAGTATCAGACGCTGCCAAAACATTGCCAGTTTCGCTATCTTTCCTGAGTTTTGCAATTATTTTTGCTGCACCTTCAGGAAAGCCATCTGCTACTATTGTTGTAGTAAATATAGCTGTTTTAGCAGTTAAAACTACATTTCCCGATAACGAGCTCGATGCGAAGTCTGATACTTTAATGGTCATAATCAATTATTTATTAAGAGGGGAATCCGTTAGTTTTAAACACAAATATTCCATCTACTAGAGTTCCATAATCACCATTTGCGGCGGTTGCTCTTATAGTAAATGTAGGAGGGTTATTAGGACTGTATACCAAATTACCAGGAGTACAATCACCATATTGGCAATATGTTGTTGTATTTGCTATTCCTTGTATTACAACTGCCCCAAATCCTGACGGTACTAATTCATATCCAGGGGGTAAATTTCCTTGTGATATAGTCCATGTAATTTCACTCGGTGGATTTACAATACGATACGTGTAAGGCACTGTATTGTGCCCAGCAGTCCAAAATACTCCAACTCTTGGTGCCACCCCTGATTCATTTACATAAGTATATGCGGCAGTTAGTCTGACAGACCCGTTTATTGTTAATCTATTGGCAGGTGTGTACGGCGACGGTGGGTAATACGGAGGCGTTGGTCCCGGAGTAGGTGGTGGTGGTGGTGGTGGCGTATTTGTTGTTTCGTGGTCAACAATAGAATACTGACGATCAATTGAATTACCATATGAGTCGGTTGATCTTATAGTAAATGTATAAGTAGCAGCAACCCCTGGATTGGCATTTGGTGTTATTAATCCACGTTCTGTTAATGTTAAGTTGTATGGTAAAGTTCCTGCAACAACCTGATATGTATAATCACCTATGCCGCCCGACGTACTTAATTGTGAATTATAGTACGGAGACAAACTTGGACCTACTAGATAAAAATCAGGCAAAGAACTTGGAGTTAGTATTAAAGTTTTACCACTAATGCTAATAGTATAAATCCTAGTGACTGAATAATTTGCTGTATCTATTACTTGTATCGTAAAACTAAAAGTCCCTGTACTAGATGGTCGGCCAAATAAATTGCCTGTGGGGCCTAGTGTAAGACCATTTGGTATTACTCCCCCAATAAATGATATTGTATACGGACTTGTGCCGCCCGTTGCACTAATGGTACTATCGTATAAGTCGCCTCTCTGACCAGTGGTTGCAATATCACTCAATATAATACTGGGTGGTGGCGGAGTTGATGTATCAGATACATTCACTCCGCCCCATGTAGAAACCACTGCGCTATTATAGAATAATTTAACATTAAAAGATTCGGCACCTTCTAATAATTGATCTGCAACTATATGTATACTAGCAATGCCTGATCTTCCATTGGTATCGGGTCTATCAAAAAAGTCAGTACCTTCGTAATAACCAACAGACAAAGTTTTTGTATTGTTTAAGCATCTAGTACCATCTTGAATTGTACCAGGCGCCCCTGTTCCTAATTCTGCTTTTAAAAAGAAAGCATCAATGAAGGCTTGATCACTTACGGCTAAATTATTATCTTGTGCATATCTAACCCAATAGCTTAGTCCATTGGCATCCGGTTTTCTATAAAGACCATATCTGATTCCGTTTGATGTGAAAAAAGAATTATTAGATAGATAAAAACTGCTACCGATTGATTTTGCTAAATTTAATGGTGCTCCGGTTATATTGTATTCATTGCTAAAACCAACATCGTAATTGTATATACCGGTGACCACGTCAATTGTTTCCAATTCAACGTCTGACGCATCGGTTAATTTAGGGCCGACTATTCTTAATTGTGATAGTGCAATCTCTGGTACATTAGTAGGCCAATTGATTATGTAAGTTAGTGCCGAACCTTCAGTGACTGTAATTGGGGAACCCGACACTGCGCCTTCACTATAACCAATTAATGATAATGACCATTGGTTAGTTAATACTGCTAAAGAATATGCTTTTACCAATGAATTAGTATTTGCATCAGTTGATCGTATAGTAAAATTATACAAATCAACCACAGTGGGTGTTCCAGACAATACACCAGAACTTGATAGTGTAATACCAGGCGGTAAAATACCAGACACCACTGTATAAGTGTAGGGAGGAGTTCCGCCCGATGATGCTAGACTTCTAGAATAAGGTATAGAAGTGAGCCCGTCGGTTAAAAGATCTGGCAGAACAATTATTTCAACAGGATCCACTAGTAGTGCATATACTTTTGTGCTAGTATTATTATTGTAATCTGTTGCTGTTACTGTAAACGAATTGATCGTAACAGGTGCAGTGGGAGTACCAGAAATAATCCCATTACTACTTAAAGAAATTCCAGCCGGTAATGCATTTGCGGTTACAGCAAAAGAATACGGCGATTGCCCCCCGGACACAATTAATGGTTGAGTATAAGGTACATTTGTTTTGGCTCTTGGCAAGAATGGTGGATCGAATAATATTACAACTTGTACACACATTACAGTGTAACGTCTAGTAGCAAAATTTGTAACTGCATCGGTGGCTTTTACTTCAAAAACATACGCGCCAGTTACAGTAGGAGTTCCCGCAAGATACCCATTCCCAGTGAAAAAAGTTAGCCCAGTTGGCACAGATCCGTATATAATAGAATACACGTACGGTGCGCTACCACCTGCACCAGTTATGTTCATACTAAATGGTACATTTTTAAATACATTAGTAATTGCACCAGGTAAAACAACTACACTTGCACCACCAATGGTTATTGTGTAAGGTTTAATACCATAATTTGTATTTACATCTGTTGCTCTTATTGTAAACGATCTTGACCCTGCTATAGTAGGAGACCCGCTGATCAATCCTGTGTTAGCCGACAACGTTAGTCCTATAGGTAATTCTGACCCAGCATTTAACGTATATGTATACGGACTTGTACCTCCTGATGCATATGCGATTTGGCTGTAAGGAGTATTAACAACACCGGCAGGTAATGCTGCCGGGTTAATACTAATACCAACATCATTTACAGCAAAAGAATATGCACGAGTTTTGGTTGCACCATTGGAATCAACCGCTTTAATTACAAAATTGTATGTGCCAGGCACACTTGGAGTTCCGCCCAGGTCAGCCCTTGTATCTGTCATTGGCGTTAACAACACCCCTGTAGGTAGAGTACCACTATCTACTGTAATTATATACGGTGTTGCACCGCCGGACACATTAATAGAATATGTAAAAGGTACATTTTTGCTAGCAGCGGTAAAACTAGTTGGTAGTATAGAAATTAACACTTCGTCAATTCTTATAGTATATAAAAATGCATTTGAATTAAACTCAGTATCAAATGTGTTTATAAGAAATGTTTTACTTTCTGTAACTGTTGGTCTGCCTGCTATTAACCCATTTCCGGTGAACAAAGTCAAGCCCGACGGCAACGATCCTCTTCCAATGGCGTATCTATAGTTTCCAATACCGCCCGATCCTACTAGCTGAACACTGTATGCTACATCTTTGTATCCAATATCAAGCGTGGCTGGTGATACAACAACATTTACAGTTACATCATCAAAAGTCCAATACAATTTTGTTCCGTTACTAACTGGGGCAGTAACAGTAAATGTCATTGTTTCGCCTTCGTTAAACGAAACTTTTTGCGGATATATAGCATACGGAACAGAACTTGATCCGTAAAAATTACTAATTGAAATTGAATATCCAAGACCGGGGATTTCTACTTCTTGTCCAAACGGATACCCAGTCCTTCCAATTCCAACATAGCCAACTGTTGTTGCCCGATACTCGCTCATGCTAATCGGATTAACTCCGCCAAACTCTCGTTGAACCTCGCTCAACGACAATGATGTTAAAGGTTCAGTAGTCCAAGATTGTATAGTCACTCTAGTATTCCAATTTTAATTTTAAACAGTTTTTTTAAGAGCATTAATTTCAGCTGAAAGTTCTTTAATAGCTTCAACTAATAACGGAATTATTTTTTCATATTGAACTGCTAAGTATCCATTGTCTCTTTCTGTGACTGCTTCGGGTAATATCTTTAACAAATCTTGTGCAATTAGTCCAGCTTCTCTAACAGTTAAATCTTTATCTGTTGCTAAGTCGTTCCAATTGAATGTAACACCATTTAATGACATAGTTTTAGCCAATGCATTGTCTATAGGTAAAATATTTGTTTTAAGTCTTTCGTCGGATGTATAGTATGCTGTTACGTCACCGCCGGCTCTGATAAACCCGGTTGTAGTCAGATTTTGTTGGATTGATACATTACCATAACATTCCACTGTACGGTTACTTAATATACCCATTGCGTTTGCTGATGTTATAGTACCAGTTGGTGTTGTATAGAATACTATCCTGGTAGGGGTAGAAGTTGCGCTCCAATTTTCAGGAGACTCAAAGTTAATACCAACTCTGGCTGTAGTTGCGGAAGTTCCGTTGTATCCTTGTCCTACTAGGCGACCAATTACGTCAGAGGCTCTAACTGCTTCTCTGCCGGCACCAGTTCCGTTATTTCTACGCATTGCTAAAACAGGAGAATTACCAATATTATATGTTGGGCCATTACCACCATAACTTTCAATGATAACTACATTATCTTTTCCATTATCGCCTAATGTATGCACCGAAGTATTTGTATTTGGTGAAGGGCTTGCTAGTGCGCCGCCAATATTGGTACTAATTGTTAATTTGGACATTGGATTTTCTACGCCAATTCCAAAAAAACCATAACTTGGTATAAAAGTTATACCTCTATTTGCCGCAACTTTAAAATCCGGAGTTCCTCCAAAACTATCAACAAACGTTATAAAATGCCTATTGGTACTGGCATTGTCATTGACAATATTTGGCTTACCGGCAGACACCCATTCAGTTGAGTTCCATATCTTTAACTGACTAGTACTAGTTTGATACCAGAGTTGCCCAGTCAATTGATTGTCTGGTGCGTTATCACTAGAAAAATTTTCTGTTAAGCGAATAAAATTTTCATTAAAGTATTGACCATACCCTGGGAAATTTTTTCCTATTAATGCAACACTAGCAGAATTTATATCGGCAAAGCCGTCGTCGACGATAGATAACAAATCGCCATTTGATTTGTATATATTATATGCCATAAAACTTTAACTCCGAGTTACTAGTATTTACCCATTTATTTAGATATATCATTATGCTAATCCTGTTAAATTAGTTAGCGATTGTATTCTTACTGTATATTCAATTTGAATTAATCGATTTAAACTTTTTTGGACTGGGTGAAAAATAACATGTGTTAGTAACTTTCCCAATCCTGCACCAGTTGCGCTCCACCCTTTAAGTCCCAACTCGTCAAACACAAAGGTATCTTCACTGTAAGGACTATTGTCAAATGCTAATTGCCCAGCTGGTTCGCCGTAGTCTAAGAGACAAGTTACCAGAATGTCAGAATATACTGTGCCCGGAATATGACGAACTTCGAGTTTGTTCCTGATTGGGTCGGTGTTTGTTTCATTTGTATCGTCTACTGTTTTAAAAAAAGTAGGGGAATATAAGTTGGAATTTTGTGTATTAACATTTGGTGGCAAATAGTTTATGATACCAGTCTGGTCTACTGTAGTCCCACCATTTCCAAAATGCATTTCATATATGAAATTACTAGATTTATTAGCCAAACCCATTGCTAATGCTTCACTGATATTTTCATAATGTATTGCATTTTTCTTTTCAACTAAAATAATAGGGCGAGAACTATCCGAAACATCGGATATTTTAATAAAACCTTGTATTCCTGGTTGTATTGTTTCGTGTGATTGCATCATTATCCTTTAAATTTATTAAGCTCTACCGTGGGTTAAAACTTCTCCAGATTCTGGATCAAATATTTTTAAAAACCCTTGCACAGCTATACCGGGCTCTTCGTCCGGTGTTTCTACTTTTTTGGATTCCTTTAAAGAATCTTGATCTAACTGATTATTATCATTATTTATCATCTTATTTTTCCAGGTTTATTATAGTCTCATCGACCCAGGGAGATTGGCATTTTCAACTACGGCGCCCAATGAATGCACCATGGGTGTTCCAGTTCCGCCCACTCCTCGGCGCAATTGTCCAAGAACATTGTTACTCTTAGTGTAATATTCAATGAGTTCGCCATTTATAAATATCAAACCAGGCGTAATCGAAATAATACTAGGCGCAAAAAGATTGGTATCATCTGACACTGTTATAGTCAAGTCTGTGATTAATAAATCTTGTGAAAGTGTGGTTAAACTTAGTGGTGCGGTGTTTGATACCGTTTTTATTCCATTCATATTTGTAAATCTTCTATACCCTACACCGCTATCATCCACAACACGTATACTTATAGCATCAAATGTTATGCCGGGTAACATTTCTTCCGGAGCATGACTAAATGTTTCATAAACAAAAGCACCACCTGTTAATGTAATTGAACCTGGCTCAATACCAAACTCTGTTCCATACCCCGAGGTGGATAATGCAATTGTTGCCGATCCTGTTCCGGCACCTACATCTGTCGCTGTAAATTTTAATCCTGTTTTGTTGGCCGATGCGCCGCATAGCGTAAAATCAGTATTACCTATATTAATAATAATATAGGCCTTGCCTATCACAAATCTTCCTGCTGCTATAGAGGTTCCGGTAAATCCGCCGCCCTGTATTGCTGTATCAATTACTACTTCATTTTCTCCAGACAGGGTAGGTCTATCCAACCCGGTCATTAGTCTGGATAATACGTTTGGTATCATTGACGCAGTGGGATTATAAAATGCCGTTACTCGATCATTTGCATTATTAAATACAGTTGGCGACACACTAGTAAATTGAGTTTTATCAAATTTATTTAATGTTCCAATATTTGATTTTGTTATATAACCCTGTCCTCGATATGTTACATATACACCACTATCATAGTTAGTATTTGGGATCCACTGTTGAACTTGGGTTTCGTAAGAAATTCTATCAAATTTTATTGTAGTATTAATTTTTCTTATTTTCTTATTCAACAATCTTGGACTCAATTTGGCAGCTTTTGGCTGTCCAGCTTGATATCTACTCATTTGAGTTGCACCCACTCCACTAACAACTATTAGCGGGGTGGTAGTATAAAAATCCCCAGGAGTTGTAATATTAACAGATGATATTGCACCAGCAATTCTTTGATCTATTACTACGGTAGCATTGGCGCCGTATCCTGTTTCATCGGTGGGAATTATAGATATGTCAGGTGTTACGACTTGTCCATTAGAAATGTAACCAACACCTGCATTTGCTATTTCAATTGAGCCAATTGAATATCCGTGATGGTTATTCCAATCTTGATATTCCGGTTTGGTTGCTAATAGTGCTGCATCCTTTGATGGAAACTCTCCATTGGGACTACGGAATTTTTCTAATTCAAAGTCATAATATGATGGCAAGTCAAAGTCAGTTACAGTATTTGTGTCCAATGTTTCTAAATTAGAATATTTTAATATGTATTCTCTGATTTTTGTTCTGTAAGGTTTAACTTCATTGATATATTGTTCGTACAGTGCTTGTCGATCTTTAACATACGAAGGTAATTGTACCAATCCTTGCAGTTCGTGAATTACCGATATAAAACTAGTTTTAAAAATCCAGTCTACATATCTTTGTTCTGACAGCACATATTCAATTACATAAAATAAAAATTGATTGTAATAAATTTCTAAATCTTTTACAAAAATATCTTCTTTGATACCTTTAAATATATAACGTAATTCATCAAAGTAACTGTAATCGTAGGATAAGAAGTCCATACCCTCATGATCAAATCCTGATGTATTCCAGAATTTAGAAGATATTTGAATAGTGCCCGATTCAATTGCTATTAACTCAAGAATATTATTTTCATTGAATCTATAGATTGAAAATTTACCTTTTCCGTTGTCATTGATCTTAACAATATCACCTACATTAAAACTATCAGTATACGTCAAGTTGTAGTTATCAAAAGTTTTGGTAATTACTAGTGTGTCACTGCTGTGCTCTTCGGAATACCAATCTGTAAAATTCCAAAAATTAGTTGTATTATAAGATTGAATTTTTATTAATGATGGTGCAGGATTAACACCTACACGTTTATAATAAATTGCCCATCTATTTCCGTTATTAATATCTTTACTAACTAAAAGTCGACTATAAAATGCAGTACCAAGACCGGTTCCGGTTCCGGTTGCTTTAAATCTAATACCAATTTCATTTGCACTGGCACCTAATGCAACAAAATTAGTATTAGAAACTTGTGCAATGATATATTCTTTACCTATTACTAAATCTGTCGGGTATATCTCAAATAAGTAATCTAATTCAATAAATCTATCAACAATAGAATCGTATTCGGTCTCGGCAGGGTATGGTTCTGACGCATAAAAATTGTCAGAGTGTACTGTTTCTTTATCAATTAATCGTGATGCAACTGGATATTTTAATAAGATTTGATTAATGAATCCAATTATATTTTCAAGAGCCACTAGTCTATTAGCTATCACTGATTGTATTGGTCTATTAGAAACCCCAAGTCGGTCTGCAGGTAATAAACTAGGGTCTGGTACTAAATTTCTATTTTCATCTACACCGACTAAACTATCAATTATTTTTTTCTCAATACGAGGGTTCATTATTGCATGTTTATTACCCTGTTGAAATAATTCAAATTCACTATGTAAAATATTTTCATTCCTAGACAATGAATAGTCGATATGTAATGCTATTCTATCTTCTAATAGATATTTTCCAATATTAAATAATGCAATTGTTTTATTGTCAAGTAATGCTGCATATGGTATGCTTTGTTTTCCGGGATCTGCAATTATTTGTTCCAATGAAAGTACACTATGTAATTTTGAATTTTTTCCTATACTAGTTTTAGCTCTGACCCAATAATAGTATTTGGTCTTAACTGTCATTGTAATGTCGTCAACATAATATAATGTAGAATATCCAGAATCGTCGGCATATTTTGGAATACCATCTAATCCACTGGAAACATACATAGATGGCAATACATCACTTGATACCCATTCGTAAATAAAAATGTTACTTCCGGTAAATGTTTTACCCCAATTTTCTGCTCTATATTCAATTGGACCTTGCTCGTAGTCGTAATATCTAACCGCTTCTAAATCCCACCAGACTGATCCTATTTGTTGCTCACCCCAATTGAATTCACTATCAATAGCTAAGAAATCATCTGTGCCGTTATTATAAAATGCAGGATCAAGTGATGTAATGAAATCTATATCGGCTTGCGCTATTCCAAGCACTCTTCCTTTAGCTGGATCAATTATATCTAATTTAACAAGAATATTTTTATTAACAGTGTCTACCAAATGCATGCCACGCATGCTATTAAAATCAACCGAAGGCTCTTGTCTTTTATATAAATTCCAAACGGTGTTGATCTGATCGTCAAATATAATTGGTTTAACGCCCGGTCCGGGTATAAGAGAATTTCCTACTGAGGAAACATCACCATAAAAAGTAGGACCAATGAAATATGGATATGTAGGCCCAGAATTATTAACTGTGGCAAAATATGCATATGTACCATTGGGGTAGTCAGGAGTAATACAATATCTTCCATTGTGCTCGTCTAATGTACCATCTTGAGTAAATTCATAATCTTGTGCAAACATACCCATTGGATACATATTTAAATCACATGCCTCAGTTGGTGCTCTGTACGCAGGGTCTTTAAGAACATATCCACTGGTCATTCGTATAATTGGTGTACGAATGTTACTTGGGTTTGAGTGACCATATGGCCCGTAAATTGGATAGCCATCAATTGCAAATCCTAGTATCTTACTATGCCCATTGGGATGCGTCAGGCCTCCACCTAGATATGCAATAGACAAAATCTCCGACTTATACTCTACATCTACTCTGGTGTCGTTGCCACCAATTCCTGTATTCCAGGCCTGAGCAAAAGTAAAGCTTCTATAAAAATACTCGCCATTTAATGTTGTAGTGCCGCCAGCGGCATCTATCATGAAGGAATCGTAATCCGAGTACGACAAGTTATAATTAAAGCCTCCGGGAGTGTTATAACCAGGAGGTGCTGTAAAGTCAGCTTCGATACTACCGTAAATTGGTACACCATTTAAACAAAACCCAATTATTCCGCTTCCGGTATCAATTACAAATGTTGCTGGTATATTTACGCCGGCGTAAATAGGCCATACTCGATTATAATTTTGTTTGACTGCTGTTACGTCAAGTTGTATATTTCCAAATTTATGGTATGGTAATCCAGATGATCTGAATATTATAGAGCCTTTATCAATTCCCCAAAAATTATAAGTTCCGCTAAAATTGCCCGGGTCGCTGCGTACGAATGTATATGCAGCCCAACTTGGCCCATTGTCTTCATCTATCCATACTAAATCCCCAGCTTCCCAAATACTTTTTGTAACTTTAGATTCTCTGAGTTCTGTTGTTTTGTATCTTGATTTTTGTAATAAAAATAAAGTTCCAGCTCCGTATGCTGGTACAGATTGTATTGCTGATACCAATTCGTCGGGTATAATACAAACAAAAGTATTTGGTTCTTCAACATTTAATACTTGATAAAAACCATCATATGTAGAATTTAAATCTCTGACAGCTATCATATCAGCAATCTGTAAGCCATGATCATACAAAGTAGTAAAAACAGCCTTATTGTCTAATCCATAACTAATGCCAAGTACCAGGTTATCTACTTCTACTACTTTGTAAACTTGCCAATCTTTATTAAAATCTTTAGCAACCCAAAGTTTATATCCATTTATTAGATCGGCTAATATTGTTAAATTTAAATCTTTATAATCATTAAAATCAAACATCATGCTATCTATATCGTCGATGCTAATATATCCTGCGGTCTTTATATCAGTCTCAAAATATTCATTCATTGGTCGATTTGAGAATAACGGTAATTTAAAATCTATACCTCTGCTTAGTAAAGCATTTGGTCGAAAGAATTTTACACGTGGTGGCGGAATTTCTGTTCCATTGATTACTGTAAACACTGCTGGACTATCGCGAAACGCCTGTTCGTATAAAATTAATTCAATTGATTGATTTGTTTTATTTGCTCCGTACTCGCCTACTCTTAGTCCCCATTCTTCAAATATCTCTACATTGTTTATTGTATTATCAAGTTGAGCTTTAAATAATGCCGATATTGAATTGAATGTACCCTTATCTTTTATGTAACCTTGATAAAATTTAGATTGAGCAATTTGGTCCATTCCCAAATCTTCAAGATACTGCCTACTTCTATATCCGGTTAATCCATTGCTGAACCCAGCAAAATAACTGTTTATATTTGGAGTGTCTAAACTATATATTGTATCAAACTTAGCTGCATTTTGAGAAAAGTTTGGTACTAGTCCTGCTACAATACTACGATCGGTTATACTCCATACATCATGATTAAACGTATCTGCGCCAGAAATATTTGCAATAGCTGTATAGTTTTGTTTTTTATATTGAATGATATCTGCTTTTTTATAATCTCTGCCAGGGGTCCATTGTTCAATTTTTCCAGTGTTATAAATAAATCCGGGTATGTTTAATGATCCGTCCCAATTGGTTGTTTTGGCTCCAATTAATTTTAATCTGTACTGTCGACTGCCTAATTCTGGTTTATATATAATATCAGCAAACACAGTCGAATTGTCAAATATTAATACATGTTCATATTGAACTAAATGTAGTTCCATATATGCAATAGTTTGTCCAGAAATTATAGTAACGGTTGTGCGCCCCGGTTCTTTTAATACGGTAATTTCATCAGCTTTAATGACATTAAAATTTGGTCCTAATACTTGAGTATTAGAGGTTTGTCCAATCACAGTGTCTACAACTGAGTCAGTTGAAAATAATTGTAGTGTATAATGCACAGGGCTTAGTACTAATACATTGCCTTCTGTCCAACCTTGTAAAGTCCACCCTAAAAATTCTTTCGCACTCAATGCCCAACTTTTTACTTCGCCAAGATCCGAATCGTAACCTTCAAATATAAAACCCTGAGACATTAAGAATCGTTCATACCCGATTAAAAAGTCAACTAATTCCTGCGACGAACCAAATTCAAATCCATACGGCACGTTTACTTTTTCATCGACGTAATCTTTATATATAACTGCACTTACATTAACTACTTCAATTTTATAAAAATTACCATTTATTAAACTAGGTATAACTGTAAAATAAGGAACTTTTAAATTGTATCCATTGATAACGTAACCGCCCGTGGTTTTGGAAATAATAACACCACTATAGGTTGCAGTACGTATAGGAGAACTTTTATTTAAATGTACAATATAATTTTCAGGTGGTATAATAGCAGATTGATTTACACTAGTAGGGCTATATTGTTCTACTAGAGCAGTAAAATAAGATTTGTCACTGTAGCCCGACATCCTATACCCCAATCTGATATCTAGATTATTAATTGTAGTTCTTATTTTTTGTGCTGCATTAATTCCCAAATTGGTTAAGTATCCGTGGATCCAATTTACATAACTTGAAGATCTAGTTATTGTATCTGCTACCATTTCTCCGTTAATTAATAACGAATCCGGAGTTATTCTTTTTTTGTTACTTTTCAACACAAACTGATTTATTGCCGAATCTTTAATGTAAGATGATGTATTAAAAAATAATCCAAAATACTTAGCAGGTTTTAGCAATGCTATTGCCCGGTGTAATGAAAACACATATTCGCTGGTATTTCTCCAAGCAGACTCAACCGGCCCTTGGTCCCCTATTGCGTAACTCTGATTGAAAGTAGTCCCGTTATATTTTTTTACTAAACTAGTCAATGGTGATAATAATTCACCAGTGGCACTAACTGGAATAATTTTCATCAATCCCGGTCTTGCATATTTTGTATTAGTAATACGATCCCCGCGATTATATCCGTATGTTAAATCGGTCCACATTTGAGTATTAGTGTTTGTATATGGGGCAGCACCGTATGTAGTTTCCCACCAAATTGGTTTACTTTGTATTCCTAACATTTCCCACGGATGCGTATGTGGGCGACATGTATCGTAATAATACTGATACACGCCTTTCCAATAACCGGGCAGCTTTTCGTCATTGACCGAATCAGTAGTCTGATTATAGTTCCAACTAAATTCGTTATTGGATAAGAAATATTCATTACTGCCAATGTCCAATTGATTGGTTCCTATCCACTTTAAAAAGTCAGAGTTTAATACTTCATTAAATTCAAGCCTGGTGTAATCATTGTTTCTAAACTTGCCGGGTACAAATGCAAATACGTCAAACAATTCGGGATTGTATTCTACTTTAATGTTATTAAATATTCTTTTTTCAAGTTCTAATAGATAGTCATCTCTTAAGTCATTGAATATTGGAATTCTACTTCCGTCGTGTCCTTGTATTACATTTATAGGTGTTCTGAATGACGAATCTAAAAATTTACCCGGAACAAATTTTGGATACATTCCCATTTTAGTAGGAGTTTCGGGTATGTAACTACCATCAGTATTTTTGTAACCTTTTATTACAAGCAAATCATCTTCGTGCAATGTTACAGCATCGGTAAAATTAATATAAGGATTACCATTGGTAATAGTATATTCGACATCAATAGTTAACAATCTATTATTAATATAAACAAGAACGGCACAATTTGATGGTCCATTTTTTGGATACATTCTATCGCCTATGGACGATAGATATATGTTATTCAATGTATATATTCTAGTTTGTGTATTAATTATTTTATATGTGTCAACTACAACATCGGTTCCCCAGGGAATCATGTCTGAATAATGCCAGGGGAATGTTTGATTTTTTACTCCGTTAATAATTTTTAAAATAGCATCAACCCCGGCAGGTGTGTTGTTACGCGGAAGGTTGGGAGTGTTTACACATAGTTCCAAAAACTTATTTTTAAATTTTGAATATTCACTACGTGCAAGTTCAATACTATTGATAAAATTAAGGTATGGGTCAATTAAAAATAACGATGCATAAATTAAAGGAGAAGAATGTTGTAAAATTAAACCAGGTTGCGCATTGGTATTTAGATCGCGTAAATTATTTGATGATATAGGATTTCCAATTAATCCAATGGTATTTTTTCCAATGGCATCCCAGTGTCCTCTGAATTGTCCTAGTGTAATATTCGTTATTGAATAGTTTTGTGCATTAAATTCTAAGTTGCTTGGAATTTGATAATACCCAAGATCACTAATTGAGTTTTTACTATAAACTAATATATCAATTTTATCATCAGCAAGAACTGTAGTTAATATATTAGCGGCATGTCTAACTCCTACAGTTTCAACAACAAACTCGTTATTTTTAATTAATGTATTATTAACAAAAACTTTTATGTTTGGTTGTATTACCGCCACGTCAGGTAATACATCAATTTCAAAATAATTAGTCAAACCGTCCGACGTTTCCGATATATGTTGGTATTGTTTTGTAGGCTCTGATATTGATTGCCAAACAGTTAGCAAGCTATAAGTATTTCTTCCGGTACGTTTGCTTAAATATCCAATTGAAGAAATATTTAATGTTTTATAATCATATGGTTTATATGTAAATGTATCAGTCTCAAAAGAGTTTACAAAATTAATATCTGATATTGAATTGCCCACTCCAGTATAACGTAATTTAAAACCAAGTATAGGATCTATTGTACTACTAGTTCCTATGTCATAAGAAAATATAGTCGTTCCGGCAAATTTACTTTCAGTATATTTTGATGGGCTAGCTAAACTAATACCATCGCTATCAACTACATCAAATTTAATAGGAGTATGCAGACCTGTTTTTAACTGACCATATACCCATACACCCGCATTTAACCAAAATGTATTTTTTTCGTTAAGTCCTGTCCTAATAACCACCGAATCATTATTTACTGCTGTTTTTATTTTACGCAATACGATCTTAGGATAATTAAATTTTACCACTATCTCAGTGTAAGATGCCATGGCAGGTGATTCTAAAATCATTTCATTATTACTAAAAATTGATTTTATTTTCCCAATGTACGTATTATCTATTGTATATAATAATGTACCCGGTATGTACTGATCTCTAAATGTTGTTCTATTACCGTCTATTATTTTTTCATATACTCGAGTTGTGCCGGCTCGAATAACAACATATCCTGTTCCTGTTCCATTAAATGATGTTGCAGTATTTTGAGATTTAAATTCAATTCTGAATAATGCATTTCTAACGTTACTACTAATATCGTTAGGAAAAATAACCACTTGACCTTCTATGTAGTTCAGACGTTTAATAGATGGGTCATTGACGTATTTGTCATTAACATCGGCGTATGCACTTAATATTTTTTCGCCAGTACCTATAAAATTAGTATCAGCTCTATCTATTATAGCAAGTAAATTTTTGCCACTATTAAATAATTGTAAATCTTCTTCAAATTCAATGATTGGTCTATTGGCTCTTTTGTTTGGATCAATTTTTAATGTTTTTTTATTATATTCAGCTGCTTTTGCAATTGCATCTTCATGAAACCACCTATTACCCCGAGCCCACGCATTTAAATCTGTAGTGGATCTATTCATTAAAATGTAATCGCGTATAGCCACACTAATCGGTATCGGTTGATCCAACCCAACTGTATCAAATGGTTCGTTGTCAAACGGTACCATGGATGTTGTATCAACGCTTTCAACTGATTCTAATAGAGCTATATCTATTAATTTAATTGACTTTCCGACTCCTTCGATGATATATTTAATATTACGATATGAATTAGGAAACACACTGCTATCAAAAACAACTGTTAGGCCATTAGTAAATACCACCCCATTGGGACTGGTATATGTTTTTTTACCCAAGATGTCTGTAGTAACATTAATACCGTCACCTGGGAAATCAACAATATTAATTCTTCCTATTATAGATTCGTTAAGTTCGTCTTGATAAAATAATGTTGACAGTGGTGCAGTAATTGGGGGAGATAGAACTAAATTATCTTCTGAATTTTTAAAAAATTCTTTGCCGGCATTTGTTCCATAATTAATTCTAATTTTATAACTCAATGGGATTGATCTAATAAACACCATTTGTATTTTAGAATTTTGATTAATAGTAATTTGCCAAAGACCATGTCTTTTATCTATTGGTACAATATTACCTGTGTAATCAATCCAGTCGTCGGGGTTTGTACTTGTTGATGTAAAAACAACATAGTATTCTTGTGGATACGCTGGCGATCCTTCAATTTGACTTAGTGCATTGTTTCCATTTACCCAGAATTGTCCATCGATTGTAGAGAAAGGATCGCCAATGGCATAATCTATAAATCCCAATAATGGCATTTTAAAATAATAGTCTTGCGAATCCCTTTCGGGCACTGTAAAAGTAATGGTACCAGAATTGGTACCGTTGTTAGTAACGCCAATGATGTTTCTAGTGGAAATAGTTTGATTAAAATCTTTAAAGCCGTCTGTGCCAACTTCGGTTTGTATCCAAAAATTAGACCCAACCTGATTAACATTAAATTTATATACTCCGCCACGCACTAATGTTATAGTTGGATTTGGTGTATTATCTTGATTTATAGTAGAATACCCACCTTCATCATTTCTATTAATTACAAATGTTCTGTCATCACCGGGTGTGCCAGCAGATACAGTAACCGGATCGGTTCCTGTTGGCAACCAGAAATACCTAGTATAGTTAATAAATTTATCCATGTCAATTCTAGGATTGAAACTATAATATTCTGATTCAAACAATCTATTATGATTTTCTATTATACCACCATGAGTTTCGATTTTTTCTAATAAGTCTTGGTAATCTGCATATAAATCAACACCGTCGCTGGTATTTTTAATAACAACAGCTGGTTCAAATTGATAGTTTTCTCTGCTAACTGTGGGCTCGTTGATAAAGTTATCGCTGGGCTTATTAACTGGTGAAAACTTTCTTCCTATAAAACCATTGAACTTAGATATTTCTGGTTCGCTGACCAATTGGTCCAGTGTCGCACCAAGAAATTTCTTATTGGTGTCAGACCGAAATATACTTGGAAGAAGATTTAGTGTCTTTCTGGTTGCCATTGTTTACCTATTGTAATATTTTAATAAGTCAAGGATACGCCTTGATTTAATTGCATAGCAGTAACCGCGCTTATAATTTCAACATTTTCAACTGTTGCGGAACTAATAATGATCTCATTTGGCTCTGCATTAATTTGATAAAGAGTACCAAATTTAATTGTACTATCTCTTGGTAGTATAATGATGCTAGCAATGTTAGGGCTTAAAATGTGATGTAGATATGCAGACAATTCGCTGAAATAAAATGTTTCGCCAAAATCCCAATTCTCAACAGCAAAATAATCATTTATAGAATTAATGACAGATACTTTAATATCTGCATCGCTTACATTTAAATTTGGATTTTTTACAACTTTAAATATTGCCTGTAGATTATTAATGGCTTTAAATCCAAAAATAGGTTTGTATATTGCATTTTGAAATACAACAGTATCACTAATTGATTTAATTTCATTTAATCCCGAGTACGAGAGAGACAATTCTGTACTAGTCGGCGGGGATGGTTGAGCAATTGAGCCCGACGTATCATTAATCCATGCTCTATAATCAGCATCATACGAAGCTGTTAATAGATATATATCAATAATATTGCTAACACTAGGATCAATTCTACGTGTATTAGGTGAATTGTGTCTATATTGATAATTTAAATTTTGCCTGCCAACAAAATATTTGTATTTTGTTAAACGCTCACTGACATAATTAGCATTTTCAGTCTTTGAGTGCAAGATTGAATAAAATGCGTCGTCGTCAGGGGCATAAAATAAATCTCCTACTGTATACGATGATGCAACCGAAACAATTTGATCTCGTGTTCCATACTGAGTAGTAACCTGTGAGGGTTCTAATATATCCAAATTAACATATTTTGTGTATCCTGTACTTGTAGTTAATTCAAAAAATACTAATTTACTTAAAGTATTTACACTAGGGTTAACTACTAAATTGAATATGTCCGGATCATCGGGTACACCGTCGTTGTCAGTGTCTGAATATGTTATGTATATTCTACTACTATCGGTGGTGCCATCTGAATTAGTTACTTTGTCCAAAACGTCCCATACAACTGTTTTCCCGATTGGCATCGGCGAATCTGGTCCAGGATTGGTTCCAAGTATTTTTATATGATCGTATATTATACTTGCTGTTTTACTATCATAAACTTTTAATGCCTCATCATAATAAAATGTTGTCTCCATTGGACTATAGAAAACGTAATTAATACCTTTATAGCTAACAAGATATGTACCATTATCGTTACTATAATCAAATTTAAGCGACCATTTATTCAATGATATATCCGTCGGGCTTGCTAATTGCCAATTCTGCATTGTTGAATTATAATATATAGCAAAATTCTTATAAGATGTTATATTATTAACTAATGCTGTTGTGAATCCTGCTCCAAAATTACTTTTGTAAGCTGGTACAATATATTTAATTATAGCTCCTGTGGGTACTTTAGTGTTTAACGATACCGGGCCCGATCCGTTAGTAAAATTACCCAATCCATCATTTGTGCCATCACCAACAACATCAACTACAGCCGCATATAGTTCAAGTTTGTCTTCGGGGCTAGCCGGTGCACCAGTTATTAAATTGTTTCCTGCATTGAAGAAACTACCATTTGGGGCAACAAATCTTATAATGGCACCTGCTTTTAAATATTTTGCCACCGACCCTAATGCTCTCACCGACAGCGGAGTAAACGAAGGGTTAATAAAATAACCATTTGAACTATTACTTCCTACTGTACTTAAATGCCAAGATACCGATGCTTCTGTTGCTTGCCCGACTGTTGTTGCAAAATAGTTAGGATCTCTTGTATCATGGTCGGTTGCTATAAAATTAACACCCGGAGCATTCCTACTGGCTCCTAATAAAGTAAAATCGGTTACACCAACTTTATTAATAATATAGCGTTTACCTGTAACTAATGCAGTAGCCGGCGTTAAACTATTTGATGAATTAACAACTGTTAAATTCTTATAATAATAATGTAAAGAACCCCTATTAGGAATAATGGTATTAATTATTTGATTATATACAACTTTACGAACATCATTTGCAGATACAAAACCAAATGTAAAAGAGCGTATATATTCTTCAGTGTAAATTGCTCCATCTTGTCCAAATGTATTGGTGCTACTATACTTTCCTGTAGTATCCAACATGTCAAGATATCTGCTCAACCCACTGCTAGTTCTATTAATAGACTTAGCTTTAATAATATTGCTAAAAGATGTGTAAGGCAGTATGTTATAATCTTCGCCAGTTATCATACGATTTTGCGTATAATATTGCTGAGGTGCTTTTTGTTTTATTGCATCTGTTGATTCAGTTGGTACTGCATTTACTACTGTGTATTTTAAACTAGCACGGATAGTAATTGTTTCTGGCCTATTTTTTCTACTAACATAGTTAATAGATATAGCAATTGATCGCATCTCGTCGGGTGTTATTTTATAATTCAACCCATTGCTAGTTCTGTAGTATAATCTGAAGTCGCCTTGCGGTACATTTGAGAATGCCCCATCACCGAAAGTTAAGTTAATTTGATCTGACGCTCTGGTACCAATTTGATATAGATTTCTATCCTTAACTTTGTTGTATATAATATTAATACCAGTAGTAGAAGGAACAGGTGACCACAATGATTGTGTTGTTCCGTCGCTGTTTAGTTTATATAACCAAACATCATTATTATTAATATTGTTAATGTCGATGTTAACAACTTTATTTGGAACTGCTTCTGGTATGTTGAAGTCAAAGCTAGCTATCTCACCTTGTTTGAAATAAAAGAAAAATCCTGTACTATTACTTGAGTTTCCGTTATTGTCAGTTCTATATAGAAGATTAAATGCCTTTTGATAGTCAGGTGCCGATTCGTATATATACGTTTTGCCTACACTGGTTCCGCTCACTACTTCAAAGGAAGATGTGGTTTCTTCAATTGTTGCTTCGAATCTAAAAATAGGAATTACAGTAGATATATTGTTTATACTGTATTCGTCAGTTATAATTCCGTTTATAACCTGGCTATGGGCAGGTTTTCCTATGATTTGGCTACCAACCAATGCTGCATTTATAATAGTAGTAAACTGTTCTAGCCAATTGTCGTTTGCTGGATCATTCCATGTAATAATAGTATTACTCAAATCAAATGCATTGCTATCAAATAGAGGTTCAGTTGTGCTTACACTTTCAATTTTCAAATATCCACTAGCTGGCACATTTCTTTTAGGATTGTAGCTAACTAATTTTGCTAATTTTAATACGCTATCTCTACGTTCGGCGGTATCAATGAAATTCTCTCTAGCGTTTAAATCAGTCCTAAACGCTAAATTTTGCCCCATAAATGCTAGCAAATCAATTAATGCAACAAATTCACTGCTCTCTGTAAAGTCGTTAAAGTCTTCAGGATAGTATAATTTGATATAATCAATCATACTCTTACGCAATGTTTCAAAGTCGTAGGTAGTAAAATCAGCCTCGCGGAAGGTTTGATAGATTTTTTTCCAGTTTTCTGCTGCAAGCAGTCCGGTTTGTCGAGATATAATAGCCATGTTATAAGACTCTGTTCATATATTTATTATGTAATAAAAGTGGGTTGTTAACTATAAGTTAATTGATTTGACGCTCTACTAAATTTTAACGCCATTGTTCCGGTTTGATTTGTTAGTACATAACGGAGATTTAGGTTGATCTGTAAACCATGTTCAAACTCAGTTACTGATATTCTGTCGGCTGAAATCCTGGGATCATAGTCAATAATTTCCTTGACGTCCCGAGATACTAAATCTTTGATGTCTGGGGACATCGGTTCAAATAAAAGTCCCCAAATAATTGTTCCAAATTTGGGATTCATTAACTTTTCGCCTTTACGAATTGAAAAGTGATTGAATAAATCTTGCTTAATTAAGTCAAAGTCAACTAGCGTAAATTTACGCATTCTGTTGTAGGTACTAAATCCTTTATATGTAGTCATAATAGTATTTAAGTTTTCTTGGCCAGCACGTTGGATGCATATCGACCCATGTTATAATAAGAAGTCCCAGTGGTTCCGTTAGCATCTGCGCCGCCTCCAGTATTCTTCCATTTTGTTGCATCGCCGGCTCCTAGTAGGTGACTTGTTGCTAACATGCCAGATACATGTTCTTTACTGTCGCCCGGTTGAACGCCTCCGGTGTTTCGTAAACTAGCATAATTTTTATCTAGTAGACCATCCATTGATTTCTCCTGTGCATCGTGATTACGTAAAAAGTCCTCTTTAGAGTTTACACCGCCTTTTCCGGTCCAACTTGAAGGATAATTAACGGCTTTTGTTCCATATTTAGCGTATGCATCAGGTTTAATATATCCTTCATCCCTTAATGCACCTGCACCAATTTGATATTTTCCTAAATAATTTCCTCTATTAGCTTCTACTGCATCATACCTGCCACCACTTTCGTTATGTGCTATTTGTGTTTTTAGTGCTTTTTTATCTATAGGATCTAGAGGACCTACCCCTTTATTAGGAGTTGGGTTATCTTTACTATACATAGAAGAAGTTGGTACTGGATTTTTAAGTCCTTGTGATGCAGCAGAAGATGGTCCGGATCCACTACCAGATTGTCCGCTAACGACCGGGTTTCCTTTACTATCTGTTTTAGCGCCGCCCTTGCCTGTGCTTAGTTTTGAACTGTCGCTGCCACTACCGCCGCTACTACTGCTGCCACTGCTACTGCTACTACTGCCGCGGCCTGCTGCACTTCTTGCTCCGCTAGCTGCCGGGCTTGGTTTTCCACCTTTGCGAGGCCATGGTTCGTGTGTCGGTACAACACTTGCTATACTTTTTAATGCTGAGGCTTTTGTTTGCCATTGTCCGCTGCCGTCAAGTTCGGCTTCGTTTACATTGTTAACAGTTATTTTAGTCGGCTTTGAGACTGTTGGTCCTTCGCCAGAGTTTAATTTTATTAAACCGGCCGACATTGTTAAAGTAGGACCACATTTGAAGCTACCCGCTCCAGATGGATTTATGTCAATTGTAGACTCGCTTCCAATTTCAACCCCATTGCCAAATATAGTAGTCTTAGCACTAGAAGTTGATGTTATTAATTCGGATTCTGATTGAATAGATGTTTTAGCAAATAAACTAAATTTACCACCCACATTTATTTTAAAATCTTTGTCAGCGTGGAAATTGAAATCGCCTTTTGCCCTAAAATTTATATCTTTATCACTGAAAATATTAACATCGCCTTTTTCGGTTAATTCAACCCACGCCGTGCCTTTACTATTACCAATGTAAAATATATCCTGAGAGTCATTCATTATAATTTGATGACCACCCGACGAGCGTAATCTGAATATTCTATTCTTGTCTGAAAAATCGCCGTCGTCCATTACAAACGTATGCCCACCGTTACGTGTATAAACAAATTCGTCTTTACTAGCGCCCGGAAACGGTTGTCCCGGGGTGCTAATTCCAAACACTCTACTAGGACTTTCACGCTGGCTACTACTGCTCATGACTCCGCGTTCAAGATCTCTATCGAGTCCTTGTGTTAATAAAATTTCAATTTGCGGTTCATGTAACGGTTTCTTTATATTAGTAAAGTCCGACCAATCTTGTTCTTTGTTTTCGTTAAAATCTACCGTTGGCAAAACCGTTGGCTTTTTCATTTTTTTAACGGCGCCGCTATTAATTCCTTCTGTGTCGTAGGTATTTGAACCCGAAATGCCAGGAACCATATGTTGTCCCAATTGCGAAGGTATACATGCAAACCAAAATCCACGTTGTGGATCTCCGGCAATAAAAGTACACATGACAAAATTATCTACATCTGGCGGTGTAAACCAAAATCCGTAAGTGTGTCTGACATCTTTGAATGTATTTTTCTTATTGTCGGGTTCTTGAGATGTAGAACCAAAGAAAGGGCTTGCATAGCTAACAGTTCGCCAATTAGAAACATCGTTTTCGTCACCGGCACCTAAATCAGGAATCCATACTTGCAATCGGCCTTGACGTATTGTATCGTAATTGTTTTTTATTTTTCCTATATATGGACCCGAATCAAATCGTACGCCCGGCGCATCTTCCCTACGTATATAGTCGGGTACTTTTTTTCCTATTCTTCTATCGGTTTTAGACATGTTTGTTTACTCTTATGCTGGGAAAACTTTAATTAAAGATAATGTTTGAGTAAACTGACCTCTTTCAAGAACATTGTCTACTGTCATTACTCTATATGTGCCACTAAACGCTGTTTTTTCACTATTGCTAAAATCATACGTATCAGAACTTGGATTTATGTCTGTCGGAGTTCTGAAGTTAATTTCAACAAATAACTCTCCGCCATCCATAGAGAAACTACCGTGTTTATCAAGAGTTCCTGCAGAATCTTTGCTGTCCTCGGGTTTAAAAAATATATCATCTTGTTTGATATATGCAGGATCCCCTGCTATTTTTAAATTAATATTAATCATATCTCCACGCGAATCGGTAAACATTGATCTAACCAAATCATTTGATGCAACATTTTTTGTATCGTTTGCGCCTTGGGAGGAAGTTGATACATCGGCTTGTGTAGCAACAGTTTTTACATGTTTTGGATCTAATTTATTGGAGCCAGGGGACGGAGTATTTCCTTTATCTTCTTCTTGTTTTTTAGGAGTTTTATCAATTTCAACTTTTTTCAATTTATCTCTATTTGCAGTCATTGCTGTATAAAAAACAACATTAAAATCTATATTAAAATCCAATATGTCTTGATTCTGTCCAGTGTACAAATAATTATATATTCTAGAAATTTTTGTTGGCATCTTCATTGGAGCGTCAGGATATTTTGTATTATGATAATTGGCTTTTTTAACATGATATATAAACTTTTTTTGATAAATTTTTCTAAAATTATCAAATTTTAATATTTTAATTTCAGGAATAACTCTCCAAGATTTTATAACGTCGTCACCGCTTTTACCAACTTGTTCTGCCATATAACTGCTATTTCTTATAACTTGACTAATTACATCAATAATAGAAGTTCCTGCATTAATAGGTATCGCTTGATATTCTAAATCTACTTGCGCGGCAGACCCACCATCTGCGGCACGTTTTCCATCTTTGTCAGTAGCCGACGGATTTGATTTATTTGCCATTGGTGTAGATCTTACATTATTTCTTTTTTCGTAAACAATTATAGCATCACCTATTGCCGAATCAAATTTAAACTCATATATGTCAGGGAATTCTTGATATTTGGCCTCATCTGCTGCCAATTTTTTTTGATAACTATTTAACGCTAGTGCATAACTACCTTTGTCTTTACTTTCACTACTAAAAAATTCTTTAACAGTTTTAGCAGTTACTTCATTGAAAGCTGGTGTTGAAACAGAGTTTGTTTGAAACGCAGCATGATTATAAGGAATACCATGGAACTGATAGCTTGCCCCATTAGATGTTGCCGATATCTTACACTCAATTAATTTAATAGGAATGTATTTTGTATGTCCCGATATTAATACAGACTTGTCGTCGGTGGTATTAGCAAAGAAATCAATTTGCATCACAAATGGCATTTCATTCCAATTTTTTGCGCCAATGGTATCTGCTACGGTGAGTATCTTATCTAGTAATGTCATACCAAACGGTTCTAAAACTGTAAATTGCATATCTATTACATTACTGCCGCGAGTACGTTGATTCATTCCTATTATGGTAGTCATTCTAAAATTATAAAATAGAAATCAGACTCAAATCCTGCAACACGACTAAATCCACTGCCTTGGCGACCGCCACTGGCAATTAAAACTTTTCCGTCAGGATCGTACCCCGGTTTTAATTCTTCATATTCTTCTGGTTTAATCACATGCAAACTTAAACCATATGTATAGTTAGCATATTCATCTAGTGGATTTCCGCTTGGGCTACCGCCCGAATCACTTGAACTAGATTCTCCATCGGCGTCTACTTTCTGGGATCCACCAGGAGTGCCGTCACTATTAATTTTTGTACCGGCTTCGTCGTAACCGGTTTTGCCAGCATTGGCGCGCTCTTTTGCATATGGATCAATTGGGTCACCGGCTTCGTCGTACCCACTTTTACCTGCATTTTTCCTATTAGCAGCATAAGGATCAATTGGGTCACCGGCTTCGTCGTATCCACTTCTGCCTGCATTTTTCCTATTAGCAGCATAGGGGTCAGATACTTTACCCGATGTTCCTACTGTAGGTGATGCACCTTGCCTAAGCACCCTACCATTGGCTCTATTGTTTACTTGAGTACCGGTGCTCAGATCGCCGTAGCTTGTACCGCGTTGTTTTACTTTTTCATCTTCTGCTTTGGATAAGGCTTTAAACTTAGACTTATTGTCTACAATAGCTTGTTTCCTTTGAGTTTCAAGATATCGTGCATACGCACCGTTGTCAGCCATATTACATTCCCAACGATGAAATTAGTGCATTTTTACTAGGGAGATAAATTATTTGACCAGCATAAAAATCAAATATAGGATCTGCAATAACATTCGGATTTCTTACTGCAAACACCCACCACAGCCCTGACGTATCATATAAATCAGACGCTAACATATCGGGTCTAAATTCGTAAACATAATCAATTGTATATTTAATATCCATTGGATTTTTAGGAATAGGGCGATATGTTAATACATCTAAAAAATTGCCAGTAACCGACGTTGTATAGTACGGACTAGTTCTTGAATATTTTGCAGCCATTATATTAATCCTTCTCCTAGTTGTCCGCCAGTGGCAAATTTACTTAAATCAAATCTTGTTAATGTCGACTTACTGTAAAGTGGTTGTAAATTCACTGTTATAGTGCTAATTGTTGGTATTCGAGTTTGCCCCGCACTGATATAATCAACCTCGGGCGGCATAACATGATTAAACGATGTTACCACACAAGGAACGCCGCCAGATGGAAAATATTGATCTCCGTATCCGGTAAGCCTAACAATCGGCGGTGGAGCACCTGCATTCCTTGACGACCCAAAAAACATTTTGGTAGTTGCCCTAAAGAAATAAATACAAGCTAATACATAAGCTGCTTCTGACCTGTTTTGTGCAGTAAACTCTCCGGATATTTGTATAGGTTGGACTTCACTGTTTTCATATGTATACATTGGATAATTGCTATGTGTATATCTTTGTGCTGAATAGTTTGCTTGATACCCAACAGTAACAGTAGGAGTATGTGGAAATATGACACCACCTGTTCTTCCTAATGGTCCTAATAACCCAGAAAAGTTTGAGATTTCTCTGCATGTAACTTTTAGCCGCCAGTCGCTGCCAGACGATCCCGAAAATGCTGCAATTTGCGATGTTTGCATTGCAGCAATATCAGAGTCCGGAGCTGAACTGTCGCCGTCGAGTCCTCTGGCTTCGCCGCCCCACATGCTTGTATCGTCCGATTGTTCGTAATCTATGTTAGAAGGATCCACTTCGTCTGCATCTGGCAAATATGCACCTTTTGATAATCCTGCCGAAGACAATCTACTAGCAGATGGATCTGATAATGTAGTTAAATTACTAACTGGATTGGAAACTCCAGATAGAGATTGGTATAGGTTGGGAGGACCCGACATGGCACTTGTAGAGAATTCTGGTGTATTAAATGGCATAGCTATAACCTTCTTAACTATATTTATATGAGTTAATATATGCTATGTTTATAGTTAAATGGTTGCAATACATTGATTTATATGCTAAACTAAAAATAATGCAGTAATTTGCTAAGGAGAATAAAAATTAAACATAATTACCTAAATAATAAAGATATCTTGAAAGAGATACACCGTAGCAAGAGTACTTACTGTACTTTTATATCGCCAGACTATGCCGATTATGATATGATCATCCACGATATGTCAGAAATTACATCGGACAATATTCGTCAAGCACAGGAAACTCGAGCAGAACGTTTAGCAAAACTTCAACTCGAAGCCGCTGCTGCTCTTGGTGAAAAACGCAAACTAGATGAGTTTTTACTCCCAACAGAAGAAATACCTACCACAGATATAATTTTCCGAGTAATGACTTGGGCCCATGTGCCAATAAACGAAGCTGCTACTAAAAAGAGTCAAGACGCGGCAGACGAAGAAGCCGCTGCTCATACCGAATACGATGACGACGCCGACTATAAAGTACCAGCTGCAATAATTAAATACACTAAATGCAATTTTCCTCCGTTCCAACATTATAAAATTGATGTAAACGGTGCTAGCTATTGCGTAGGCAAAAGCCACTGGAAGGGCAATATAGATGACGGAGAATGGTCAAGAGACCATGGGTCTATGACTAAAAAACTAGCCCTGATGTTTATGAAATTATGCGAAAGATATGCAACAAGATCAAACTGGAGAGGATACACCTACAATGACGAAATGCGAAGCCAAGCCTTACTACAACTCAGCCAAATTGGACTCCAATTTGACGAGTCAAAATCGCAGAACCCTTTTGCGTATTATACTGCCGCTATCACTAATAGCTTTACTCGTGTCTTGAATATTGAAAAACGCAATCAGAACTTACGCGACGATATTTTAGAAATGAATAACTTTAATCCAAGTTATACCAGACAAGGTATGTCGTCTGGATATTCGGGTGGTAGTGACGGTGATCACGATTAATGCCGGTTTGCTTTACATATCAACAATATAAATGTTATAATAGATGAATGAGTAATCTTTTTAAAAAAGCCGCTGTCTTTACTGATATCCATTTTGGATTAAAATCGAACAGCAGCCAACACAATGATGACTGTTTAAATTTTGTAAAGTGGGCCACTGCCAAAGCCAAAGAAGAAGGTTGCGAAACAGCCATGTTTCTTGGCGATTGGCACAATAATAGAGCTAGCATTAATATTGTTACTCTTAATTATAGCCTACAAGCATTAGAACATTTAAATGCAAATTTTGATAGGGTGTTTTTTATACCTGGCAATCACGATTTGTATTATCGAGACAAGCGCGATGTACAAAGTGTCGAATGGGCTAAACATTTATCTAATGTAGTCATTTGCAACGATTGGCTCATTGAGGGCGATGTAGTTATTGCTCCTTGGCTTGTTGCCGACGATCATAAACGTATACCTAAGCTATCAGCCAGGTATATGTTTGGACATTTTGAACTGCCAGGTTACTTAATGAATGCTATGGTAGAAATGCCCGATCACGGCACTGTGCATAGAGAAGACTTTAATCACTTTGATCATGTGTTTACTGGGCATTTTCATAAACGTCAAACTAAAAAGAATATTACTTACATTGGCAATTGTTTTCCGCATAACTATGCTGATGCAAGTGACGACGATCGAGGACTGATGATACTTGAATGGGGGCAAGAGCCTGTGTATCATGCATGGCCCGATCAACCTGTTTATAGAGTATACAATCTAAGCAGTATCTTAAATGACCCCGATAGGTTGTTACGTAAGAATATGCATGCTAGGGTCAACTTAGATATTGACATTAGCTACGAAGAAGCTAGTTTTATTAAAGAAACGTTTATTAATAGCCATCATCTTAGAGAGATTAAATTAATTCCACAATCAAATGTGGATCTTGAAGGTATGGTTGCACAAGGCAACATATCCTTTCAAAGTGTTGATCAAATTGTTTCTAATCAATTGACAGGCATTACTAGCGAAAACTATAATACTAACTTGTTGCTTGAAATCTATCGAACTCTCTAATGCTTAAAATAAAATCTGTTACAGCAAAAAACTTTCTGTCAATTGGCAATGTAACTCAGAGTGTCAATTTAGACCGCAACGATCTAACATTAATACTCGGTGAGAACCTTGACCTGGGCGGCGATGATAGCGGTGCTCGCAACGGTACTGGAAAAAGCGCATTATTGAATATAGTTAGCTATGCTTTGTATGGCAATGCACTAACCAATATTAAAAAAGACAATCTGATTAATAGAACTAATGCCAAAGGCATGATGGTTACTATTGATTTTGAAAAAGACGGCGTTGAATATAGAATTGAACGCGGACGTAAACCTAACGTAATGAAATTTTATGTTGCCGATGTTGAGCAACAGATTGTAGACGAAAGTCAAGGCGATAGTAGAGAAACACAACAAGACATTGAACGACTATTGTGCATGAGTCACAGTATGTTTAAACATATTGTTGCGTTAAATACCTACACAGAGCCTTTTTTAAGTCTAAGGGCTAGTGATCAACGAGAAATCATTGAGCAGCTAATGGGTATTACTTTGCTAAGTGAAAAAGCAGAGGTACTAAAAGACAGAATTAAACAGACCAAAGACGATATACAGCAGGACGAATTCCGCATTAGAGCTGTCATTGATGCAAATAAACGCATAGAAGAACAAATTCAAGCCCTACGACGCAGACAAACTCTTTGGGTTAACAAATACAATACAGATTGCGACCAACTACAAAGCGCATATGATCAATTGAATCAAATTGACATTGAGGCAGAGCTAGCTGCACATCGTGCATTAACAGCCTACAACGAAAAATCAACAAAGATTAGAACTCTTAACAGTTTAATTAAACGCTGTGAACTAGATGAAACTCGCGAAATTAAACTTATTGATCAACTTAAAACTGAAATAGCCAGTTTAGAAAATCATACATGTCATAGTTGCGGGCAATCATTCCACGATGATAAACAAGTAAAATTGTTAGACAGCAAAAAGAAAGCATTGCAAGAGGCTGCACTACAGTCGCTAGCTACTAATACTCAATACATAGAAAATACACAGGAATTAAACGACTTGGGTGCATTAGGTACACATCCTAATGTGTTTTACGACCGCGAGTCAGACGCCGTTGAGCATAGAGCTACATTGGCAAATCTGTTGCAGCAAATAGAACAGAAAAAACTTGAAATTGATCCATACGATGATCAAATTGAAGAAATGACAAAAACTGCATTAGAAGAAGTTAGCTACGATAATATTAACCAGTTGACTAAGATGAAGGATCATGAAGAATTCTTACTCAAGTTGTTAACCAGCAAAGACAGTTTTATTCGCAAAAAAATAATTGATCAAAATTTAAGTTATTTAAATACCAGACTAAGTTACTACTTAGAAAAGATTGGGTTGCCGCATCAAGTTGAGTTTCAAAATGATCTCACAGTCAGTATCACAGAGCTAGGTAGAGATTTAGATTTTGACAATCTCAGCCGAGGTGAGCGCAATAGACTTATATTAAGTTTAAGTTGGGCGTTCCGTGATGTATGGGAAAGCCTATATCAGAAAGTCAATTTGTTATTTGTTGACGAATTAGTCGACTCAGGTTTAGATTCCAGCGGAATGGAAAGTTCATTGGCTATACTTAAAAAACTCAGCAGGGATGGCAAGAAGAGTGTTTGGTTAGTTAGTCATCGAGATGAGTTAGTTGCCAGGGTTGAAAATATATTAAGAGTCACCAAAAGCAACGGTTATACCACGTATGGGACTGATATAGACTCATAGTTACACAGATTTACTGCGGCTGGGACGAATACTATATAATAAAAATATAATACAATACTTTAGTCCATCATGTTGGCCACCCAGCCGCAGTTTTTTTAATAAAAAATACACAGATACAGAGAATTAAGCTAAGTAATAGTCAAGGTACAAAAATCAATGAGTGGATCAAAAAGCAAAAATAAAGGAAATTCCTGGGAACGTGTAGTTGCCAAATTTCTATCTGAGCGCCACAATGCCTCTTTTATTAGAGCACCACACAGCGGAGCGTACATTGGCGGAACAAATTCTTTTAGAAAAGCAAGTCTTGATGCAAGTCAAGTTAAGAGTTTCAAAGGAGATATTGTTCCCCCGGAATCTTGGACATATTTTAATGCGGAAGCAAAGAGTTATGCTGATTTTCCATTCCATCAACTTTATCAAGGTACAATACCTATATTAGAAAAATGGATTGGGCAGTTATTAGAAGTGGCCAACACTGGCGATTTCAATATATTGCTCATGAAATTTAATCGCAAAGGCACTTATATTGCCTGTCAACCGACACCAAGTCTATCACTAAATCCCAATTACTCCACGTATATCTCTCCCAATTATGGCACATGGATCATCCAAGACTTTGAATCATTCTGGAATAAAAATTCCGAATCAATAGAACAACTATGTAAATCCAGCCGCTAAGGCAAATTATTATAGCAGCGTCGTTTGATCGAGGTACCTCGATCCCTATTGAGTGTGTGTGAAATAACACCCGCGGACTTAGGAGCTGTACGGTAAGATACCAACGTAAGGTATTAAATGATCTGGGCTCTGTAAAAAATATACAACCCAAGCACTAACAATGGCGCTAACTAGTTATTGTATAGTGTACCGTCATAATCGAATCTAGAGTAGGGGGTACAGGATGACCGCCTCCGTGTTTGCACCAGCAAGCAATCTCTTATAGTTAGTGTGTTGAAGGCACTCAGATAATGTCTCGATCACAATTTTGGCCTGCTGGGCCGAATTGTGATCTACATCTAGATAATATATCTGAATTAAAAGTATTTAGAATTGTTTCTTAGATTAGAAGAAATAATATTGCTGAGCGATAGCGATAGCAATAGACTTGCTGTGCAAGTCTTGAATAGATAAAGAATATTAGAAGAAAGGCAATTTGGATTCTTTAGTAGTTTCTAAATTGCTTTTAATAATATCCCCAATGATAGTTCTTTCGATGTTGCTCATTTCCATGAGTTCATTATAGGATACTCCTCCCCTCATGTACCAGCACATACGCAATGTTTCTTCTTTTAAGGCTTTTACTTCTCGGTCATATCTGTCTAGAAACTTAACGACCTCTGCGTCTGTGTTTAAAGTTAAAAGCCTCGTCCGAAAAAATTTGCGTAATCAAACGCTAATTCTACCTCGTATGGTTTATGACATCCTTGGCATGCTAGTGCTAATCCATTGGGTTTAGCCTGGCTACTAAAATCTTGAACTTTAGCTTGTATTTCTCGAATTAATCCGCTTTCGGCATTTGTGTAGAATTCAAATATATAATCAGGATTATGAACTTGCTGACCGTCTTCTAATTCTATGTAATCTGTGCAATCTGTACATGCCTTGAGTCCTTGATCAAATAGTTTGTTCATTGCTTGTTTTATTTGCACTGCTTTCTCTTCTGGATCCATTTCTGTTGCTGCTAATAAATTTAGTATTTTCTGTTCTTGAAACTCTAAGATATTTGATTTATTGGCAGTAAAATAGTGCTGTGGTTTAAATTTTATTTTTAAGCCTTTGTGTTCCAATGGTTCGCCGTAATTGGGGCATTTCAAACTGGCCAGCGGCTGACTTAAATCTACTCCATGCGTATTATCTTCGCCACAATGGGTACATTTACTATCAAAATTCATGTCGTTACCGTAAGTAGCAATACGTATTGCTATTAAGATAGCATCTACGTCAATACTAGGCATTTGCCATGCATCTTTAATATTTGGGCAGCAACTATGTATAACTTCAATAATACCCTGGCCATTTAATAATGCATCTGGCGTTCTGAGTATGATTTCATCTTTTGTACTCATTGGATAAATGGGTATTTCTTGATTTGCTGGCATATTTAGGGCATTTTTGCCCCACCATCTTCCTTTGCTGGGTAATGTTAAGTAAATAGCCGGTTGTCTAAAGTGCCCAGCAAGTGGGTTTTTTTGTTGATTTTCCATTGGTTGAAATCCTATAAATATAAGTGAGCATTAGTATTTATATACATATTTTTTGGAAGAAATAAATGGCATTAGAACGCGAAGATTTACCCGACCTGGCAAGACTAATAGTTGAAGCGTTACAATCAGGCATTGCTACTCGCACCAACGCCGAAGACGCAAAACGGGCACAAGAAGCCAATGAGGCGCTGTTACGTCTTTCGAAGACTATCAAACAGACAACAAAAGATACTGGTTATTTTAGTAAGTTCCTTACGAATCAACAAGTACCATATCAAAATGTTACCGAAGAGTTAAAAAAACTAGACGAACAGATAGCTAAAACTACTAAAAAATCTGAAAAAGATAATCTCATGTGGGAGAAATCCCAGATAACTAAGTCAATTTCTGAAGCTAATGCCAAAGCAGCAATGACTAACTTTGCATTGGGATTGACAAAAACTACTGTAGCAATGGGGCAAGTGGCGGCCGGCGGTGTTGGTTCTCTTATTAAGAATTTACAAAGTGGCGCTTCTAGTATAGATGTTGCCGCTGGAATATTGTCTTCTGGTGTTGATGTTGCTAATACCGGAATGCAAGCTGCTGCTGGTGGTGCACAGGCGCTTGGAACTATGCTATTGTCTGGTCCTACTCCCCAATTAAAATTGTTTGGAGTAGGATTGTTTGCAGCTGGTACTGCACTTAGTTTTTTCAGCGAATCGGCAAGCAAACTAGCTAAATTTGGTATAGAAGTTCTGAGTGCAGAACTAAAAAAATCAGTAGAATCGTTTATGACAATGAGTGCCAGTGGTGCTCTATTTGCAAACGGTGTACAAGGAATGCGCGATGCTTCGTTGGCAGCTGGGCTTACTGTAAACCAATTTTCTAAAGTAGTGCAAGAAAATGTTGGAACGTTGGGTGCATCCGGTTTGGGTGTGTCTGGCGCTATTAAAAAAGTAGGTGCAGCACTAAAAGCTGGCGGCGACGCAATGCAACGCAGCCTATTAAATCTGGGATATAGCTTAGAAGAACAGGCCGGACTGGTAGCCGACACCATGAAAGATCTTAGAGGTCAAGGAGGCAGCGGGGTCAAAGCTACAGATGCTCAGATTGCTGAGCAAACACAAAAATATGCAGAAAATTTAAGAGTAATTGCAGCAATTACCGGCGAAGATGCTAGAAAGAAATCCGCCGCGGTTAGAGAGCAGGCTAATCAATTGGCGTTCCAACAAAAATTAGCAGAAAAAACACCTGCACAACAAGCAGCTACTTTGCGCGCCATGGATAACATGACAGACATAGAGCGTAAAAACTTTATGGATATGGTTAATTTTGGTAGTGTTATCAACAAAGAAGGTGCAGTATTAGAGGCGCAAATTCCTGCATTAGGTAAATCCGTAAAAGAAATGTACCAGGCTTATAACTCAAATACATTAGATGAAAACAAAACAAGAGCTATTCAATCTCAAAATAACGAAGCACAACGTAAACAACTGCTTGGTGCAACTGGTATTGCCGCAGCGGACGCTGCTGGTGTAGGTGGGCCAGGCGGAACAGCTGGTGCGAATGCGGGTAAAATGCTTCAAGATGTACTTAAACGAACACCCGAGGCAATAAAAGCAGCAGAAGAAGCAGCTAAAGGCCAAAAAACTACCAAAGATCCGTTAACTGATGATCTAATGAAAGCATTACAGGCATCGCAAAAAATGGCATTAGATTTGCAATCGGCAATGGATCCGTTAATTAAAGGCTATGCATCTGTAACTGCGGCAATGCTTGAAGAAATTAAAAAAGTATTTTCAGAGATTGCTAAAGAAATTGGCAGCAAAGATACTAAAGATAAAAAAGAAGCAGATACAGCAAAATTAGACGCCCAAGACAGTAAAAATTGGGATAAAATGAAATGGTACGAAAAAGCAAATTCGGGTGCGGCACGTGGAATTGAATCGGCAGGAAACGCAACAAATTTTCTTACATTTGGCCTAGTTGATTATGTAACTAAAAAACTAACAGGTAATACAGTCGAAGATGCTAAAGCAGAACGTATTAAAGAAGAAACCAGGATCCTTGAACAACGGGGAAGAGAAGAGAGGAGACGATCTGATGTTCCTACTCAAAGGGGTACTAAACCTGAATCTGGAATTCTTGACGGAATTGTAGATTTCTTTAGTTCTCCTAAGAATACCAGACTTGATGGTACAGGTAAACGTTACGGTGCTGCTGCTGAACCCAGTAACAGAATTTTATTGGTACATGCTGGCGAACGTGTATTAAATGAATTAGAAACTGACGAATATAATAAAGGACTTAATGCAGCTACTCCTAGTATGTCTGCACCATTGGCAAATGAGCAAGGCCAAACTCCATTTAAAGAGTTTTTTGTTAGTTTGTCTGCTGCTGGTACTTCTCTGCAGACTTTGTTATCAAGCGGTGCAAATAAATTAGCTGACATACTAAACAAAGATATTAATGTTAAAGTTGAATCTTTAATGCCACCGGGGTTTAGTGATTTTGCGCCACAGATTAAAAATATATTTGATCAAATGAATTTGGCAGAAATGTCTAGATTAAATAATGCAGATGTTACAAAAGCAGCAATTGATCAATTGACTACCATTGGTAAATCAATGGATCAACAGTCAACAGGGCAAACAACTCAATTACAAGGGCTAGTTAGTCAATTAATTGATGCTATCAAATTGCCTAATGTGCAATTTGCTGATCAAGCCGGGGAAATAAAAACTTCAATTGATCAATTAATTGCTGCTGTTAAATTGCCCGACGGACAAAATACACAGTTTGCAGATCAGGCTAACTTGATAAAAAATTCAATGGATCAATTGACTGGTGCTGTTAACGCACCTAATGCACAATTTGCAAATCAGGCTAGCGAGATAAAAACTTTAATTACACAGTTAATTGGCTCAGTTAATACACCAAATGCACAATTTGCAGGTCAAGCTGGACAAATAAAAACTTCAATTGACCAATTAACTACTGCTGTTAAATTACCCGACGGGCAGGATAAACAATTTGCAGATCAGGCTAGTCAAATAAAAACTTCAATTGATCAATTGATTGGGTCTTCAAATGCGCCCGGTGCACAAGTTGCAAGCCAAGTTGTACAAATAAAAAATTCAATTGACCAACTAATTGGTTCTGTTAAAACGCCTAATACACAATTTGCAGATCAGGCAGCACAATTAACGGCATCAATTGATCAAATGGCCGGTTCTGTTAAGTTGCCCGCAGCCCAATTTGCTGATCAAACTGGACAATTAAAAACATCAATTGACCAGATGTCTAGTGATATCAAATCTCCCACTGCACAGTTTACTGATCAAGTTGGGCAATTAAAAACTTCAATTGATCAAATGTCCGGCTCTATCAAGCTACCCACTGCACAGTTTGCTGATCAAACTGGGCAATTAAAGACATCAATTGACCAGATGTCTAGCGATATTAAGCTACCCACTGCCCAATTTGCTAATCAGACTGAACAATTAAAAACTTCAATTGATTCGATTTCTAGTGATATCAAATCTCCTACTGCACAGTTTACTGATCAAGTTGGGCAATTAAAAACATCAATTGATTCGATGTCTAGTATCATTAAAGCCCCCACGGAACAATTTGCCGATCAAACTGAACAATTAAAAACATCAATTGATTCGATGTCTAGTGCTACTAAGTTGCCAGCTGCACAATTTGCAGAGCAAACAGTTCAATTAAAAACATCAATTGATTCAATGTCAGAGTCTATTAAAGCACCCGACGCACAATTTGCAGATCAAGTTGGACAATTAAAAACATCAATTGGTCAGATGTCGGGTGTTATTAAGTCACCTAACGCACAATTTGCTGATCAGACTGGGCAATTGAAGACATCAATTGATTCAATGGCGGGAATTATTAAAGCGCCCGACACACAGTTTACTAATCAAACAGAGCAATTAAAAGCGTCTATCAATCAGATGACTGGTGCTATTAAAACACCAGATGCACAATTTGCTGATCAGACTGGTCAATTAAAAGCGTCGATTGAGCAGATGACTGGTGCCATTAAGTTGCCCGATTCGCAGTTTACAGATCAAGTTGGCCGACTAACATCTTCAATTGATGCATTTGGTAATAATACAAAAGCAGATAGTACACAATCTACTACATTAATGTCAACGATGCAAAATATGTTAAGTCAGTTACTTAATTTTGGTAGTACGTCGAATAAACAATCAATTGACCAGTCTACACAATTTCAAACATTAACTGACAAAATGTTTAATTCAGTGGCAACTAATCAATCAGATTTGGGTTTGCCAACGATACAAAAAACATTTGATCAAATGTTAGCATTGGGTGCATCAACTGATAAAAATACATCACAATTGTTATTGACAAATCTTGATTCAACAAATCAAATTGACAAGAGTTTTGATAGTATGTCAAAATCATTAATAGTTGATAGTAATCAGCAATTAGATAATGCATTATCCAACATGGTTAGTGAACTTAGAGAGAAAAATGTTCAAGCAGAAAAAACAAGTCAAGTACAGTCAAAATCTTTAACAAACGAGCCGGTAACTGCCCCAATTGGGTCTGACCAGCAGCAGTTACTTGAATTAGTAAGTAAACAACTACTAGCACTAGAAACTAACATATCAAAAACTGATAATTTAATAAATTTACTGGCCGAAGGCAATAATAACACCCGACAGTTATTAAATGCAGCATATTAAAACATAACGCTATATCATTACTAATAAATATAGTTAATAGAGAGATCCATTAAAAATGTCTTGGAAAAAATACTTTAAATCGCCAAACCCAGCAATGCTTAGTCCTGTGCCGTTGCAATCTGGGAATACCCCTTCGTACAGGAATTATCAAAGTAATTTACCAGAGGTATATGTTGGGCATCCAAATCGTCTTGAAAGATATAATCAATACGAACAAATGGATCAGGACTCGGAAGTTAATGCAGCATTGGACATTCTAGCTGAATTTAGTAGCCAACCTGATGCAACCACTGGACTACCGTTTAAATTAAATTACAAAGAAAAACCAACAGATAATGAAGTTGACATTATTAAAGAGCAATTACAACAATGGGTATCGTTAAACGAATTTAATAGAAGAATATTTAAAATTGTTAGAAATACTTTAAAATACGGCGATCAAGTCTTTGTGCGCGACCCAGAAACATTTGAGCTCATGTGGGTAGAAATGGGTAAAGTAGTTAAGGTTATTGTAAACGAAACGCAAGGCAAAGAACCTGAACAATATATTTTAAAAGATATACAACCCAATTTTCAAAATTTAACTGTGACTGCGGTAAGCACTTCTGATGTATATTCAAACCATCCGCAAGTAGGTGGAGCAAACGGTTCTTATATACAACCTGCTGCACCTTATACAGGTGGTAGCAGATTCCAAAAAGCACAAAACGAATCTGCAATAAATGCAGAACATATAGTACATTTAAGTTTAACTGAAGGGCTTGATGTTAATTGGCCTTTTGGTAATAGCGTATTAGAAAACATTTTTAAAGTGTTTAAACAAAAAGAACTTATCGAAGATGCTATTATCATTTATCGTGTGCAACGTGCGCCAGAGCGTAGAGCATTTTATGTAGACGTTGGTAATATGCCAAGTCATATGGCCATGGCATTTGTTGAGCGTGTTAAAAACGAAATTCAACAACGTAGAATCCCTAGCCAGACTGGAGGCGGCGCAAATATGATGGATGCTACATACAATCCTATATCCACTAACGAAGACTTTTTCTTTCCACAAACAGCCGAAGGCCGTGGTAGCAAAGTTGAAGTATTGCAAGGTGGGCAGAATTTAGGTGAAATCACCGACTTGCGCTTCTTTACTAACAAGTTATTCCGTGGCTTGCGTATTCCTAGCAGCTACTTACCAACTGGTGCAGATGACGGAACAGCATCAATTACTGACGGTAGAGTGGGTACTGCTTTAATTCAAGAGTGGCGTTTTAATCGTTATTGTGTCAGATTACAAAACATGATTGTTGGTAAACTAGACAACGAATTTAAGATGTTTATGCGTTGGAGAGGTATTAATATAGACAGTCAATTGTTTACATTAGATCTTAACGAACCGCAGAATTTTGCACAATATCGGCAAACAGAAGTTGATGCAGCACGTATCAATACATATACGCAGCTAGAGCAATATCCGTATTTCTCTAAGAGATTCTTAATGAAACGTTATTTGGGACTAAACGAACAAGAGATGTCCGAAAACGAAGAAGCATGGCTCGAAGAGCAAGGGGAAACAAAAACTGCCGGTGATGCAAATGATGTTGGTTTACGTAGTGTAGGCATAACACCGGGTGCAATCAGCGGTGATATGACTAATGCCGAAGCATTACCCGGATTAGATGGCAGTATGCCTGGCGGCGATCTCGGTATGCCCGGCGGTATGCCCGGCGGTATGCCCGGTGCTGCTGGAGTGGGCGCAGGTGGTGGTGCGACCCCAATTGGAGGCGGGGCAAATGCTCCGATGCCGGGTGTGGTATAATTTTTAATTCGTTTGATAAATATCATATATGTTTATAACCGAATTTTTTAGTACTAATTCAGCTGAAGGCTACAGCTCTGAAAATGATGACCAATCTGTTAAAAAAATGACAGATTCTCGTAAAAGCCGATTAACTCTACTACAAATTAAACGCCTGAGAGTTATGAATGACCTACGTACATTTGAACGTCAACAAGAAGTTGAAGACGTAGCAAAGCAGTACAAGCCTCCAGCAGCAGCTGGAATGCCTGGTCTTTAATTTAAAAACCGTCAAAAAACCGCCATTTAACGCATAATATTACGATATTATGTAAATATCATTAAGCGACCACATAATGTGGTTAACTCACATAATTACAAGGAGCCTCCTATGAACCAATTTGAAAAGCTAATTGAATATATCATCAATGAGCAAGAAGACAAAGCACGTGAACTTTTTCACCAAATCGTTGTTGAAAAATCAAGATCAATTTATGAAAATCTAATCGATGAAGTTAGCCCACATGGCGAATCAAACGGTGTAGACGATCTAGTAGACGAAATTTCCAATGATCACCTTGGTATGAGCGAAGAACAAGATGAAGAGGAAGGCGAAATGGAAATGCCATCGTCAGATTCTGACTCTGGTGAAGAAAACCCATTTGGCGACGAAGAAGGCGGCGAAGAAGGCAGCGAAGGCGGCGAAGAAAACCCATTCGGCGGCGAAGAAGGCGAAGAAGATTTGTCCAATCGTGTTATGGGTCTAGAAGCAGAATTAGACGAATTGCAAGCAAAGTTTGATAAAATCATTGCTGGCGAAGAAAATGAAGAAGACGGCGAGCCAGGCGTACATGGTGATGTAAGTATGCACAGCATGCATGGGCCAGATGATTCAGAATTGATGGAATATGTTATTCCGGTTAAAGACGGTCATGGCGCTGAAAAAAAGGGCGGATCTGAAGGCAAACTAATTGGCAGTAGTGGTGGTAGTACCCCTGTTAATTCTAAAAGCCTAAATCAACCTAAGAACAACATGGGTGGAACTAACAAAAATATTGCCCAAGGTGGATCGGAAGCGGCACCTGAAGGTAAGGCTTATACTAAGCCAAACAATGCATATAGCAAAGGTGCTACAGAAAATGACATCGCTAAACGCAATGTTAATATTCCTGGCGGCAATGGTGCTAACAAGTTCTTCAACAAGAATGAAACTAGCTATGAAAAGAATCATGGCAAAGAAGGACAAACTACCGATGGTTCAGTTCCGGTTGCTAAAGGCAGCGTAGTAGCTGAGTCACGTAAAGTAGCACGTAAAACCACTCGTTAATTAGTTATAATGGCTTATTTAAAAGAAAATCTTACCTTTGACCGTGCTGGCATGGAAGTCCTCTACGAGGATAGCAAGTCTGGCTCAGTCAAAGAGTGCTACATGAAAGGTATTTTCATTGAAGGCGGCGTAAGAAATCTAAACGAGCGTATTTACCCTGTTAATGAAATTACCAAAGCAGTGTCAGAGATTAATGAGCAAATCAAAGGTGGCTACAGCGTCCTAGGCGAAGTAGATCACCCAGATGATTTAAAAATTAATTTGGACCGTGTCAGCCACATGATTGAACAAATGTGGATGGATGGTCCTGCAGGCTGCGGCAAGTTAAAGATTCTACCAACACCTATGGGACAGTTAGTCCGAACCATGTTAGAAAGTGGTGTTAAATTAGGTGTTTCAAGCCGCGGTAGCGGTAACGTCAGCGAAGGCACTGGGCACGTCAGTGAATTCGAGATAGTCACAGTTGACATTGTAGCACAACCTAGTGCGCCACATGCATATCCAACAGCCATCTATGAAGGTTTGTTTAATATGAAGCATGGGCACAAGGCGCTAGAAATAGCTCGTGATGCTCAGGACGACAAAAAAGTGCAAAAGTATTTGAAAGAGCAGGTAACTCGCTTGATCAAAGACTTAAAATTATAGGAGAAAGCTATTATGTTTGATGCTATCAAACCATTATTAGATAGTGGCATTGTTAACGAGGAAACTCGTACAGCTATCAGCGAAGCTTGGGAAACCAAGTTGAACGAAGCTCGTGAAAGTATTCGTGCCGAATTGCGCGAAGAAATGGCTAGTCGCTACAATCATGACAAACAAGTAATGGTAGAAGCCCTAGACAAAATGGTTACTGAAAGTCTCGCTAAAGAAATTGAAGAATTTGTTGGCGAAAAACAAGCTGTAGTAGAAGATCGTGTGCGTGTTAAAAACCACATGATGGAAAGTGCTGGCAGATTCAATAATTTCATGGCTACTAAACTAGCTGAAGAAATTAAAGAGTTGCACAAAGACCGCAAAATTCAAACTGAAAACTATCGTCGTCTGGAACAATTCATTGTTCGCTCATTGGCGGGAGAAATTAGAGAATTTGCGCAAGACAAACAAGCCGTAATCGAAACTAAAGTTAAACTAGTTGCAGAAGCTAGAGAAAAAATTAGCGAATTACAAAAACGTTTCATTGCTAGCAGCGCACAACTTGTTAAAGAATCAGTGACTACAAAACTAGGTGCTGAACTATCACAACTCAAAGAAGACATTCAACTTGCTCGTGAGAACATGTTTGGCCGTCGTATATTCGAAGCTTTTGCTGGTGAATTTTCATTGACTCATCTTAATGAAAATCGCGAATTGCAAAAACTAAAACAAGTTATTAATCAACAACAAGCACAAATCAATGAGGCTTCTAAAGCCGCAGTTGATACACGTCAGCTTGTTGAATCGAAAGATCGCGAAATTCGCGTGATTACTGAGAGTATTAATCGTAAGGAAGTAATTTCTGGATTATTGGGTACTCTTACCCGCGAGAAGCAAGTGGTAATGCGCGAACTTCTTGAAAACGTGCAGACTGATAAATTAAAGTCGGCATTTGATAAGTATCTTCCAGCAGTACTAACATCAAGTTCTACAAAAGAGAAGTCTACGACTACTCTAAATGAAGGACATGTTGCAGTAACTGGAGATAAGACTGCTAAAGTGACAACTCAATCCAACACTAATGTTGTTGAGTTACGTCGATTAGCAGGGTTAAAATAATATAGTTAAACCTTAAAGGAAAGAAAATGACACAAGAACTATTAGAAGGCCGTTGGGGCGAAACTAAAGATGCCCTGCTAGAAGGTCTACAAGGATCACGCCGCACAACAATGAGTATTATCCTAGAAAATACTCGCAGAAATCTAGCTGAGACAGCAAGCACTGGTGCAACAACATCTGGAAATATGTCTACACTTAACCGTGTAATTCTTCCAGTTATTCGTCGTGTAATGCCTACCGTTATTGCTAACGAAATCGTTGGTGTACAACCAATGACCGGACCTGTTGCACAGATCCACACTCTACGTGTTCGTTATGCTGATAATGTTTCCGCAGGAAACGATGGCGCTAGCGTTGGCGACGAAGCACTAAGCCCATTCAAAATTGCTACAGCATATTCTGGTAACCCAGCAACATCAAGAGCATATTCAACAAGTGCATTAGAAGGTGTACCAGGAAATCGTATCAATGTTCAAATCTTGAAGCAAGTAGTTGAGGCTCGTACTCGTAAGCTATCTGCTCGTTGGACATTTGAAGCTGCTCAAGACGCACAAGCTATGCACGGTTTGGATGTTGAGGCAGAAATCATGGCTGCTCTAGCACAAGAAATTACAGTTGAAATTGACCAAGAAGTTTTAGCATCATTGCGCTCACTAGCTGCAACTGAATTCTATTACAATCAGGCTGCTGTATCCGGAACCGCAACATTCGTTGGTGACGAGCATGCTGCTCTAGCTGTTTTAATTAACCGCGCAGCTAACTCAATTGCACAACGTACACGTCGTGGCGCTGCAAACTGGGCTGTTGTTTCATCTGCTGCACTAACTGTGCTACAGTCTGCTACAACTAGTGCTTTTGCTCGCACTACAGAAGGTACATTTGAAGCACCTACAAACACTAAGTTTGTTGGTACATTGAATGGCGCAATGCGTATTTTCGTTGACAGCTATGCTGACGACCAAAAGCCAGTTCTAGTTGGATACAAAGGTTCCAGCGAAGCTGACGCAGCAGCATTCTATTGCCCATATGTTCCATTGATGAGCAGTGGTGTTGTTCTTGATCCACAAACGTTTGAGCCAGTAGTTGGTTTCATGACACGTTATGGATATGTTGAATTAACAAACACAGCAAGTTCTTTAGGCAACGCAGGTGACTACGTATCTGAGATCGCTGTACAAAATCTATCGTTCCAATAAAAACGGAACCAAACTTTTTACCCTTGGGATGGGAAGTTACATTAAAGGCTCTTCGGAGCCTTTTTTGTTGGCTAATTAATAATAAATTATTAAGGTTTGATAAATAGACAGTACGACTTGCATAGGGCAAGTTTTATGCGGAAATCCAACCGCGTATGGCATAGAACGCCATAAATTCTTAAGGAGAAAATAAAATGGGACGTCCTTTAAATAAAAAATATTTTGGTAATCGCAACATCGGCGCTAATGGTGCCGAAAGTACAAACGCACATAATTCTGCAAATCAAGGCGATGACGGTCTTGGTGGTAATCAGATTGCTAGTGTAACATTAACTGCCCTGGGTGCGTATACAGTACGACCATCGACTACATTCAGTGATCCAGACAAGTTAGCACTAGGTGCTGTACGTGCAACTGGTAGTATTACATCTGAAGTTGAAAGTGCAACTGCCATTGGCGGTACAATGGCTGGATACGTAGCCGGTGATATTCTAACAGTTACTACTTCCGCCGGCACAGCAACTTTTACAGTTAATACAATTGGTGGAACCGGCGGCGACGATGTTACTGCTGTAACACCATTGAGCCGTGGCACATTCTTGTATGCATCGGGTGCTTTAGCAACTGGGGCACAAGCAACCACAGTAACACACGCCGACGGCTCAGCAAGTACAGCCACTGGCGCAACATTGACATTGCGTTATCGTGCCAAATCAGTGTTGATGATTAACAACGGTTCTGGATATACCGATCCAACCGATGCGGCTGTATCATTTAGCCAATCGGTTACTGGTGATGCAGTAATGGGATCATCGGCTGTAGTTGGTCAAAACGAGAATGCAATTACTATGACAGCATACTTAACTGGTGGTTCAGCAACCGCAGTTGATGTAATTAGACAAGTTTCTGGTCGTCGTTATAAAGTAACAGATGGTACAAGAACTGGTATTGTCAAGTTGAAAGATTCAGCTGTAAATGCAGCCGGCGAAGCTTCTATCACAGCGACCGACACTGCTGGCAATCAATATTACATTACAAAGTTATCAAATCATCGAGCACGAGTAACTCGTGGTACCGGTGCTAGTCATCAATTTGCAAGTGATAGTTCAGTAGCATGGACTGCAAATGGTACTAGCGGTACTAAAGTATATGACAATCAACCATACTTTGCAGCCGATGTTAACATCAAAATATCAAACGCTTAAATTCGTTTTTAAATAAAAATAGCTGCTGTGGCAGCTATTTTTTTAACTTATCTTAGATGATAAATATCTAAAATAGGAATAATTCATGGCTACGGTTGATCGTACATCTGGCGATTGGTATTTAACCGCTTTAGGCGGTAATATCTACATTGACGCTTTAGGCGGCCGCGGCTCAGTGAGTATTTTTGGCAATTTAGTAGTAGTTGGCAACCAAACTAATATTGGGTCGGTTGAAACACTAATATCTGATAATTTTATTACTTTAGCTGCTAATGTAACAACAGGAATACCAATACTAAATGCTGGTATAGAAGTCAGTCGTGGTGATAGTCCTAAGGCAGCAATACAATGGACTGAACAATTAAATAAATGGCAAATGACATATGATAGTTTCTTATACAGAGACATTATGTCAATGGTTGCAGACGACCCAACTCCAACATTAGGTGGGCATTTAAATTTAGCTGGATACGAAATTAGATCGTCGCCGGGAGAGAACATAGTATTAGTGCCAGGAAATGCACCAACTGGACCAAATGCTGGCATACAAATCAGCAGTACAGTTACAAATGTATTACCAGCAGTCAATGATGCTACTGTGATATATAGTAAAGCACCAGAAGCAGGTGCAGCAGGTTTATATGTATCAAATTCGTCAGTTTTAAACGCAGAATTAATTACAAAAAGAAAAGCACTAATATTTTCATTAGTGTTATAGGATATTTTATGGCATTAACAAGTACAATTATAACACCAACTATAGCTAATATCTACGTTAGTAACGGCAGTAATGCAGTTACTACTATGTATTTCTGCAACACCGGCAGCATACCAATTTTATTTAATGTGTATGCTGTACCAAAAAATTATCAACCTGGAATCCAAACATTAATTTATTATAATGTACCATTAACGTCGCATGATACTTATGTAGTAGAATCTGAAAAATTAATTTTAGACGACGGAGATACTATATGTGCCAGTATTGTTGATCCATCATCGATTGCAAGTATTGGATTAGCTCAGACTCTATGGGGTGCAATTGATAAAATTAGTGCAGCTATATGGGCACCTGACAGAAACGAATATTTAATAGTAGGTAAAAGTGGTAAAGTTGCTACTAGCCCTACAGGTGAAAGTTGGACTTATCAGCCAGGGTTAATTAACATCACTTGGCCGGATTCAGTAGATGCTACTGGCGTAGTCAGAATGATAGGAAAAAAATATATAGTAGTAGGCCAACAGGGCTGGATGGGTATTAGTACAGATGGCATAGCTTGGACTAATGCTACAGGTATTTCTAGTTTACCAGACTGGGGTTCCAACGACATAAACGCAATTGCAACAAATAATTCAATTGCTATAGCAGTGGGAAACAGTGCTCGTATTGCCACTAGTATTGACGGACAGAGTTGGGATTATCAGCCAAGCCTGTCAGGTACAACCTGGCAACAAACAGATGTAACAACTGTTATGTGGGATGGCACAACTTTTATAATAGGTGGCGAAGGCGGCATAATGGCAAAAACAACCGACGGTGCTACCTGGACTATTATTGACGATTTACAAAATAATGTTGCATGGGGACAATCTACCAGAGTAACAACAATAGTTTTTTCAGGATCGTTGGCAACTGGTTATCTAGCATTATCGTTGGATAACAATAAAGCAGCTACTAGTTACGATGCTGTTACGTGGAATTATAATCCTGGTTTGGCTCAAGCAGGAAGTTTATCAATATTAGGATCTGGTGGCGCGACATTCAGAGTTGGATACGGATTCTATGTTATTGGTAGCAGCTCGGATATATTTGTATACGATGGTACTCAATGGACGGTATCGCATACATTAAATAATTTACCTTGGAATTCTGTTGCAGGCTCTTGCTTAATATGGAACAATGCCAGGTCTGAATTTATGGCAGTTGGATATGGTGCAAGAGTTGCTACTAGTAGCAATGGTGAAGACTGGAACTATTATACCGATGGTATTGTAACCGGAATATCTTTACCCGATGTTGTAGCAACTGTTTCTACTATTGGTATATAAAATGGGACGATACCTTAAAAATACTGAATTAAAAAGTGGCAGTTACAGCATACGATTGCCAATGGGTTATAGTTCAGTGGGACCAAATGCTCCTGTCCCTGGATTGATTAGATATAATAAAAATACAATTGCCCCTGAAATTTTTATAAAAACAGCCAGTGAAGTCACTGGTGCTTGGAGAACTTTAGTTACTAGAGTAGGATCCGCAATTGTAGGAAAAGATACATTTTTAGGAACAGGCGCTCAAGTAATTTTTGGGCCAATGAAAAGTAATTATAGAAAAGGTGATGAAAATTATCTTTTAGTTTATGTTGGTAATGTTTTTCAAAATCCTGGGGTAGCATTTACAGTTGATGGCAGTCAGATAACCTTTACTAGTGTGCCACCTTTGGGGCAAACTATTATAATTTTACACGGATACGCAGCATAATGGCAATAGGACGCATTTCGGGCCCAATGCTTGTTCCAAATCTGGAACGTCAAGGAATTGATTTAGCAGTTGATGGGGACCTTATATATTTTGATGTTGGGCGCAAACGAGTCGGTATTAATACTTTTACTCCTACTACGGAACTTGATGTAGTTGGTAATGCTAAAATAAGTGCCAATTTAACTGTTGGAACTGGCCCGGATGATACAATTACAGTCGGAACAAGATATTCTTTGCCAATTACTACTCCGGGATACGGGCAAGTAATTACGTCAATTGGTGGCGGCGATCCTGGCACCTATTGGGCCCCTGGCCTGCCAGATTCTGCAATAAGAAGACACAAATATGAAACAACAATCACTAATTTATTAGGATTTGGAACAGCCGAATTTAAATTAAATTTAGGTGTTAGTGCAATAGTGTACTCGGTAAGTGTTAGTAGACCAGTTAAAGTTGAAGTTTTTGGAACAGCGGCAAAAGATGAAGATAACCCGTATACATTTATTGCTACCCCTGATCATTTAGTTGACGATGGAACAGTAATTTTAAATGATGGTAGTAGTTTTCAAAGCAGACAATACAGTATATTTTCAAATATGGAGACACCTCCGGATTCTAATGTATATGTAACACTTACTAGTTTGTCACCGTATTTGGCATCTACCCCTATAACATTTAGTGTATATTATTTTCCATCGGTTACTGATAGTAGACCTGGAACAGAAATTCTTCAAAGCCTACCGACAACTGGTAACTATAATGGAAGAACAGTGTTTGTTGTGCCGACAACCAAGTTACATGTATTTGTTAATAATGCGTGGGTATCGGCCGTTTAATGATTAATAACTGTGTTAACTTTGATAAATAACTTTATAATTCTAAAATCCCAATTGGATAAATATTGGGCAAGGAGCGAAAAACAATGATACAACCAAGAACAGTATACGAAACAGTTTATCCCGAACTAAACTTTTATTCAGTTGAAAAAATTGGATTTACTAATATGAGCGATTTAATGGTCGATGCATATGGAATTTTAGTAGGCAACGGATTTCAAAAAGCCAATGTAACTATTATCGACGAAGTTGGTAACGAAGTTGGCGATGCTGGCGTACCAAGTGAAAGATATTGCGAAATTGAATCTGGAGGATTAGGATACAAGGTGGGTGATACCCTTGAACTAGCAATTCCAGACGAAATTGATGTAGATCAAAACTTGCTAGTTGGACATAATTATAAAATTTTATCACTTGGTACAACTGATTTCATTGATTTTGGGGCAAGTACAAATACAATTGGTACAATTTTTACAGCGTTTGTTCCATACGCAAAATATAATGACCGTACAGGAACTGGAACAGGAACTGCGCAACCATTGGATTTAAAAGGTCCAAAACTTGAAGTTAAGGCAGTTAATCCAGTTGGTGCTGTTACTTCATTGGCTGTTAAAGTCGGAGAAGTCAACGACTGGTATAGGATGGATCAAAGACAGGCTACACCATTGACATACCTCGGGCCACCGGGGACATCCCCAGCTCAAGGTGCAACGGGAGTTACCTACGTTTGCCAAGGTACATATAGAGGTGCACCAGGTGCTGCAGGTAAACCATCTGCACATAAAGGCGACGATACCCCGTTTGGTTCAGCCGCCATACCGAATACCTCATTTGCAAAGGTTGGCTGGGCAGCTGGTGCAGCGACAACCGGCAACCCTGCGGACGTAGCGCCAACAATATCACCGTTTGGTTCGGGGTCAAATCCTCGTCCTCGCGAACCCTGGCAGGCGCAGTATGGATACGGCACAAATGGTGAGCGTCTCTGGCCCAGAGGTATTGAAATGGACCCTGATGCAACCGGCTTCGGGGTTACTTACGAATCAACTTCGGCCGGTATATGGTTTTCGGTATTACACACTACTGCTTATACAATGATAATGCCAGGGCAAGAAATTATATTAAGTACCGAGGTCGGCAAAAGAGATGTTCAAAGTTATATTCCACCAGGTACAAAAGTAAAAAGTGTTAAATCTTTTGAAGTTGTAACAGGTATAAGAACTCGCCCCGAGTTAACGCATAAAGTGATAGGCGGCACGGGCGCGCCTGTTGATAGAACTTATAGTTCAGAAGCAGTAACACTGTATACCTATATTGAACTTGAAGCGGCACCCGGAAACTCAGAATTAGTAAATATAAATGTAGGTGATACTTTACTTTTTAGAGGTTCGGGTTTAACTATTAACGATAATGTCAGAAATCCAGCTGGATTTTTAGCAACATTAGAAGCCACTGGCGATGTTGATCCAATAAATGATCCTACAGGACTTTTTGGAAATATAAAATTAGATAGAGATGGCGATACTAGTATATCACAGTATCTAGAATTAAATGGTGTAACAGATCAAAAATATGCAGACACGGTAAAAACACCTAAGATGCATGCCGGCATGTCAGTTAGAATGCCACGTGGCGATACATCAGTTTATCTGGAGCCTGATTTAGATCTAAAAATTGTTGAGGTAATGGAGGAATTCTACGATATACCTAACCAAACTTGGTTTGCCAATGTTCGATTGAATAAACAATATGCTCAGCATTCGGGTTTATATGTAAATTGTCTTTTCCCTGAAATGCAACCATGGAGAGTTACATTTGAGGTATTACGAAATAAACTCAAGCCGCTTGCCGGGGCACAGGCAATGAATGTATATGCAGGAACACCAATGCAATTAACAGACGCAGGCACGGTTGCAAATGTTACCAAAGCCGACGGAACGATAGTTGATAGAGCAGGAATGATGGGCGAAAAACCAGGTCTTGCTTCAACTTATATCGACAAGCAACAGGGGTATGCATCCCATGGCGGCGCACCTGGTATTACCACTAATATTGGGCCAGATCCTGCAAAACCAACCGAAGGATTTGTTAACAGAGAAGTCAGAGTCGCTCTGAGCCCTGAAGCATATCCGTTGAATTATACAATGACTATAACCAATCGCGGTTTATTCTTTGGCGTTTGGGAAGGGAATTGGAGCAACATGCAAAAAGCTGCATCAATTAGCATAATTGATAAAGATAGCTTCTTTAATTGGTTTTTAATACAACGCCCAGTTGACAGAGAAAATGGCAGAACATATTGCAAAGGTCGAGCACCTGTGTTTTGTGTTAATAGTGTTGGGTATAGATATTGGAAATTTATAGTTAGAGAAGAAGATATTACACATCCGCAGCAAGGCGATCCGTGGAATGTAAGAGACTTTATAGATCCTAGGTCTGGAATAGGTTACACTGGATCGGCAGGTATTGGTGCTGCAAATGCTGTACAATCTCTTACAGCCACCGCTAGTACAGTTGGAAAAACAGCCATACTTCGAGAAATTGAGTCTAAATATAGAATACCAGCTGATACACATACGCAGGATAGTTATGCAATAATGAATACAACTAATCAAATATCATTGACTGAGTATAATACATATCTTATATCATTCTTACATAATTTGACTACTCCTAGATTCAGATACTCAGAAGAGTTAGACATGATTGGGCAAGCATCTGCTGATGTTTGTATGTCGGGTAATGATGTGGTGTTAACTGCTCCAAACGGCGCTGGAGTATACGGCGAACCATCACCTAGGACATATAGGGCTATGCCTTCAAACTTACCATATAATACAGGTCTGAGGATCTGTGTTATAAGAGATATTCCACATTAATTAGGAGTTTAATAATAATGGCATGTTTTAATACTACAAAATACGGGTTCACTAGCATTCTGGACCTTGTGACTGATGTAATGAAAGAAATGACCGGACAAGGTATGAATCGTGTTCCGTTTTTTAGAATTGTATATCCTAGTGTATCGTTACAAGTTGGGGGAATTGCTGCGGCAGGAAATATTTCAATTGTAGGCATACCCTATAAGGTTCCACATGGAACTAAAATTACTGTTACTGCTGGCACTGGCGCTGGGACGGCGGGTACTATAGCACCAGGTAATTATTATGTTTATAGATCGTATACCACTTCCGGAGTTTATGAGCCCAGCATTGACCCAGCCGTGCCTGATGGAGCAAGCGTGGTATTGAAATTAGTCACAGAACCAGTTACTGTATCTGGCGGAAATACTCCAGGAATAGTTAACCCAGTAACCACTGTTGGCGCCGGAACTGGATACAGTTTTACAATGCCATATGTAAAAAGTGTACCTCCGCCACATACTCCATGGGGTGGAGCAGGCGGCTATGTTGGACCAGACATATTGAATCCACTTGTACCAACAACACCAGCAGATGCTGACGACAATACAAGAAATGTTCCTTGGTCTCCAGATCCTGCGTCAACTAATCCAATTCCAACTGATAGTTCTGCTGGAGCAAGTTGGGGAGTTTGGATTTTAGAATCGACTCCATTGGTTGATCCTTTAGCTGATCAAGTTCAAGTTGGTGCATTTAGATCGGCAGCCGGTAATAGTTCAAATTGGAGAGTTTGTTTTAATGCAATATCTGACACAAAAATGGCAATACATTGTGCTACAGAATTACAATTACCAAATACTGGAAATATTGCACAATTAAACAATCGAGCCTATTCGACAGCTCCTACAAAAACAGAACCAGCAGGTAATTTAAGTTCGTTTGGTCAAGACTGGACAAGTGCGGCACCAGATCCAGCAAAAGCATTGTCTCAAATTTGGCTCAACAGAGATCCCGACATAGGGTCTGAGGGTGCGTACCCAATGAGCTATTGTATAACAATGACTAATAGAGGTTGGTTTTTTGCAGTATGGGAAGGTAGTCAAGAAGAAGTACCCGAAGGTACGTTTGATATAGGCAATAACCCAAATCCATTACTTGCTAACAATATTGGTAACAGTCCATTCCGCTGGGTCTTATGTCAACGATCAGTTGATCGAATAACCGGGCATGTAAGGGGCGGAGGAAAAATGCGTAATCAACGATTCCCTTACAATCCTGCTATTTCATACGAAACTAGCCGATGCCCTGTATTTGTGGTAACCGGAATGGGTGCTCCACAGAGTTTTACAAAGTTTATTCTTCGAGAAGTAGATGTATCGGCACCAAGCATTAAAAAATCAGCTACTATACAAACTGAGGATAATCCGCCGTTATTAAATCCATATCCGCAACAGTCATTGACTGAAAATGGGGACTTTGTAGTTACATTTTTAAATAATTTAAGTACTCCTAGATTCCGTTATGCAGATGAATTAGATATGTTAGGTACTGTGTCGTCTGAAGTGGTCGGACCAGGATCGGTAATTGAAGTTGATGTATATAATGAAGGCCATGGTGGGTACGATGAACGTGGCGTAAAACGTGCATCCACTACCCCATCGCTGGGTAAAAGAGTATATCAGGCATTGTACGGAACTGAAAGATTTGGTACTGGTATGCGATTAATGGTATTAACTAAAATGGGGTATTTTGCCGACCTAGACGATGTTGATCTGCAACGAGCCGCTAGTAATGCTGCCGAAGACAGTCATATTTAAATCTCCTTTATATTAAAGGAAAAAATAATTGACTATGTTACACCCAATTGGAGGGCATGATGTTCAACAGTGTTTCGGCATGCACCCCCAATAGTGTTATTACTGTAGATTTTTATTCAAGTAAATCTCAAACATTTAATATCTCAACAGTGGGGGTTATATTATCAGTTAATGATAGTATAATTTCCACGCGCCCGGTTGATTTACTTCCGTTAGATCATGTACAAGTTACTGTAACTACGCCTAATTCGTATTTAGGTTATCAAATTTACGAATATCAACTTGATAGTCTAACGCAAACATCTGCAATTGTTAATAAAAATGATTATAGACCGTCTGTTAAAACTACAGATGCTAGAAAAAAATGGTTCAATTATGCACCACAGGTATTTTTAATTAGTTTCTATAAAAGTGCAATAAACAATCAACGGCGATTGGGATTTAATTATAATCTAACGCCTAATATTTTAGCATATCACATTGTATTAGATCATATAAATGATACAGTATGTTTTTACGCAGACACCGAAGAGTTAATTTCTAAAGTATACTTACCGGCTGGTCCAATTGAATATCGAAAACTATCAAAGATCAATCCTGCTACTAATAAATTAGAAACCGAGGCAGTGGTACTATGTGCAGACAAAAAAATGTACAGGATTACCCTTAGGTCGCAATCTTTTAATACTAATTCATTTGATCCAATTGTAACACCAATTGGATCATTTAATAATAATTTGCCATTTGAAGCCGATCTTCCCAGTGGACAGTCGTATACAGATGCAAGACGAGCGTATTATAGATCAAAAATAAATCCTATAGTAACGTCGTTTGATATAAATCAAAATAATACATATATATGGGTAGTTGGACAAGGAAGTATATATTATTTAAATAATCAATTTGAATTGATTTCAACATTTAATAGTGCGTTAGATAAATTTTCTTCAATAGCCTGCATTGGTACCGGTGCAATTGTTGTTACAACGTTGGGAATAATATACTATGTAAGTAATTCTGGCGAGTTTTCACAAATGCAGACACTAGGGCAAGATGTTAATTCAGTTGGCACACCATCAACTATGCCCGACAGTGATTTTGTAGGAATACCCGATCCGAACAATTGTCGAATAATAGTTACAAATTCTGACGCAAGCAGTTTGTATTACATTCCTACCCCAAATATGGCACCGGCATATGCAAGGCAATTTAAACACACACTATGGGTAACAGGACACGACAACAATACTGCATTATCAATTGATTCAACTAATCAAATAAAAGAATATCGTTTTGATAATAAAATTACACTAATATCAGTAGTAGGCAATAGTTATCTTGCAGTACATTATTTGCAAGAATTTTCTACACTAAATTTAGTGGCGCCCACTGGTGCCAGCATTAAAAAAATAATTCCATTTAAATTTGATGATAAAATTGGGCCATTGAGTCACATTGGCACCAGACCAGTTCGCGTGAAAATGTTAGGAATTGAATCCATTGCAGCTAATACCAGTAGAGATTTAAGCTATTGGGTCAATGGTGCAAAAGCAGCAACAAATACTAAATTTAATACCGGTGATTATTTAGGTGTTAGTTTCAGAGCATATGCCAATGGAGACTATAGACGTACAATTGTTATAGGCGAAACAGCAATTGATTGTAATTTTACTGTAAAATCGTCAACTAGTAATTTAGATTTTTTTGTACCTAATACAGTAGCACTAAACAGGTATAGTTCATTATCACTAACTCCAATTCGATATTCGAGCACTGTTAATTTTGGTAATATAGATACTGGTGCAAATATTGGTATATCGTTGCCGTTCAATTTAACTATGTACGGTACTAATTATTCAAATATAAATGTAGCAACCGACGGATATATAACGTTTGGCAGCACTGTACTAACTGGCAATGTGGAATTTGGTAGTCTACATAAAGATGCATTGTATATTGAGACTGCACGTGATCTGTATCTTGGTGCCCCGATCGATAATAGAGATCCTTTAAATGTACATCCGGCAACATTAAATAGTGGTAATACACCGGGTTTGTATTATAAGTCGGGAATTATAGAAGAGTTTCAGACCATTAGAATTCGTTGGGTGGGAACAGAAGCTCAACCGTACCCATTGGGAAATCTTGTTACCTGTAGAGCCACAACGATCAACTCAACTAAAGTTCCTCTTGCATCGGTTACTGATGTAAATGTGGGAGATTATGTTAGTGGCACAGGAATTACGCTTTCTACTACTGTAGTATCAATTACTGATCTAATAGATCTTAATTTCGTTGCCGCTAGTGTTAACACTATTTCTAAATTTATAAAAATTAATTATGATGCGGTTGCTCTAATTCACTTTAATAATTCTTTAAATCTCCAATTAGTAGGAAATCCGTTAATAAATTATGCTTACAATAATACTGTTGGCTATCACAATACGTTTGTATTATCGGCGCCAAGTAATATAATAACTTCGTCGGCTAGTGTCAAATTGATTTTAATTGATTCGTTTACTAACTTACTTGTGTTCGATGGACATGTCGATTCTGATGTTGACGACTCATATTATGTAGTTTTTACAAAAAAACCAAGTGGTCTATCAGCATACTTAGATGGGATTCAAACTATAGATAGACTAACTATTTCGATTACTTGTATAGGACACGTAGGTGGTGGGCCCATTACTAGCATAGTGTCTGAATTTTATGTAAGTCAAGCAGATTATAATAAAATATATATTAATTTGGTTATTACTAATGTCACAAATGGAACTATTATAAGTAAAAGGTTTGATGGTGCATACATAATTACTACTGTTATGACTAATAGTATATCGGTTGGTACTGCATATACAATAAACAGTACAAAAATCCAAATGTCGGGTTTAACAGCTACCGACGGATATTCAATATATTACGCAAACGTTGAGAACTATAGCACTGGGCCTACTGGGCCGGCTGCAACGCCAGTTAAATTTCATAGACTCGGTTTTGAAGTTGATAGTACAACGTATTTGACGTCTGGTTCAATTTTATCTATACAACGAAAAAGTGTTGAGTTAAGTCAACCGGCGAGCATATCCATGGATACCGATTTGCTATTCAAAACAATATTACCAGTTAAAGAGCTTACCTATGAGGTTGGAATTTCTGTTGGTAAATTAATGCAATTCATTGAATATTTTTACGATAATTCTAATCATTTAAGTACAGCAAATGTCGGAATGGGTAGTACAGCAAGTTTAACTTATACTACCGTAGCTGCTAATCAGAGTGTTGTATTTTACAGTGATGTTGGTGTAGGAGCATGGAGCGTAGCAGGCATTGGCAGTTTTGATTATATAGATCGGGGATTTTGCCCTTATAATAAATTTCAAATAATTAGACCGGTGACAGTTCCTCGAAAAAATGAAACTAAAATTGAAATTTTAATGACTCAGACTATACCAAATAATAAAGATATATACATATCGGCCGAGTTTGGATTTTTAGCTATAAATGGGTCGGAATATACCGACAATGTAAAAATAAAAGAAAATGATATAATTTCTTTAACTGTGCCATTTAATACATCTCAACGGCTAGTTACTCCTTTAATTAGTATTGGAAATTATAAATTTGCAGTACCAATGATATCAGATTCTGTATTTTTTCCGAATAATCGTACAGTTGGACCGTACTACGGGTATCAAGTAAAAGAAACAGTAATCATATTAGATAATCAATTGATTAAAACTTATATAACCACCACATTTACTATTCCTCTGACAGATACTTATTATATACCGGATTATTATAATCAACTATTTCTATTAACAAGAACCCCTACTATTACTCGACAAGTACTGCCTGCTGGAACTTATTATAATTTACGTGCTGGTGATATTATTACAATTGAAAATATATTAACTCCTTCTAGTATATACGATGTTTATGACATACTAGTTTCTACTGCTAGCAGAGCAATCAGGATTAGTGTCAGAACTGGTTCCGGACCAGTTTTTAATTATATTGATTTTGGAACATTAGTTGAACCATATGCTAGAGGACTAACATACACAATTGACCCATTGTATAGCTCAGTGGGTTATGTAGGAGACTTGTTTTCTACATCAAACATAACTTTAACAGCAACTACTGCTATTTCAGGCGGCGGCCTGTATATAGACACAGCGTATGCCAATATTATAATTAATAATGTTGATAAAGGAAGATATGCAACTAATGTGTCAACCGGTGATATTATTTCTTTAAGAAGAACAATAGTAAACTATGTAGAAAGTAACGTTACTTTATATCAGGTTAAAACCGACACTACAATATTAAGCAAAGTTTATATACCAATTGGTAATTGGGGTCTTCAAAATAAAGTTATTGTAAATGAAGGGCTTGCCCCTACTGAAAAATTAGTTACAGGTAACATTGCGCCAACCTTGGTTTCTGACTCTTCGCCATTATTCAAAATGGATACACAATTTGAGGCCGAAAGTTCAACAAATATTAAAATTAAGTCAACCCCACAGCACTTAGCAACATTAAATTATCTTAATGTACCAAAAATTGATAATGTTAAATTTCAAAATACTAGCATTGGGATGGGTCAAATGACTTTTTCAAAATTGCCTAGACTGAGTCTGAGTCTCTCTGAAGTTTTTCCAACTAAATTATATAGTATTAGTTCTCGTCTGACAGCAAACGTTTTTCCAGAATTATCTAAAACTTCTAGTTATATAAAATTAACACAAGGAAATCTTGTATTGCCTCATAGTATTAGTTATATGAGTGTAGGGTCTTATATGCCATTGTTACCTTACAATATTAGCTATCTTAAATTGGGTGGTTTCGAGCCATTGTTACCTTACAATATTAGCTATCTTAAATTGGGTGGTTTCGAGCCATTGTTACCTTACAATATTAGCTATCTTAAATTGGGTAGTTTCGAGCCATTGTTACCTTACAATATTAGCTATCTTAAATTGGGTAGTTTCGAGCCATTGTTACCTTACAATATTAGTTATAATTTAAGTGAAACATTTAAGCCAGAGATTGATAATACAGCAACTTATTATAAAAATCAAAGATTTAAGGACACAATTAGTACTATAGCAACTTATTATATAAATGATACTTTTTTCACCGAATCTGATGCTGCGATAACTTATTATACAAGCACAGAGTTTGAAGCAAAAGCTGACACTATTTCAACTTACAACATTAGTGATCAATTTGACATCAACCGCGACGGTGGCGGAAACGATTTTAGTCCGGATAAATTCGACATTAATTTGCTACCAGGTGGCCAACAATTTCATTCAGGGTCAGTCTCAAATTTACCAACTAATGTTACATTAATGAATTATAATATGCCGTATAACCGCGAAAATGATTTCCAATTGCCAAATTATAATATGCCGTATAACCGCGAAAATGATTTCCAATTGCCAAATTATAATATGCCGTATAACCGCGAAAATGATTTCCAGTTGCCGGATTATAGAATGCCGTATAACCGCGAAAATGATTTCCAGTTGCCGGATTATAGAATGCCGTTTAAACGTGAAATAGACATTAACGAAAATCATTATAGAAATGATGCAAATACTATAAATCCAACAACACAATTTGGGGCAATTTTCCCGCCGAGTAAAATAAACGCTACAAATTTATCTATCTATTTGACTCCAATTACTATACATAGAGATATTATGACAGGCGATATTTCGCCGGTGATGAAAAATAAGTCAGAACTGTATGCTAGTATTGTAGCCAATGCTGACCCTAAAGAAGTTGAGTTATATACATATATTGATCCTATTAGGCACAACAAAACCTATTTATTTGATACTCTTAAATCGGCTGCCGATCCTAAGGAAAGTGTATTAAAAGACGCAATTTATTCACTAGCAGAAGCTAAAGTAGCTATATCTCATACTGATTTACCACCGTACAATGAAAATATACCAACTGAATTAATTCCACGTATGGATGTGTTAATGGAAATTGAAGATCCGTTTAAACTATTAACACCATTGACATCAACACACGACTCGAAAAATCAAACAACCACCGACTTGTTACCATATCAGACTACTAAAAATTATGGAACAATCGTTGACCTAACGGCATATTATGATATTGAAAATCAACCAGCTGAGTACTTAGCACCAATTTACAATTCGGAAACTATTGCGTCTGATGAATTGGCATCTCAACTGGACATAGAAACAAATATATTAACAGAAATAATACCACAACTTGATATTGAAACAAATATATTAACAGAAATAATACCAGAGATAGATATCAGAATAAATCCATTAGTGGATGCGAAAATAATAAATCGACTTGATGTTGAAACAATTTTATTACCAAAAATAACACCAGAGATTGATATTGAACGTCGATCATTAATACCATTAATATCCGAATTCCAAACACAAATAATGTATACTACTAAAGAGCTAGATGAAGTTAGTGCATTTTCTACTTATATAAAAATATATGCTCTTGGAAATCTAGGTGACACGGCAACATATGTTGATCCGACTACTAGTCCATTGGGTAAACCATTTAGCATGGAATACAATTATGTGTCAGCTGCCTACCGCACACGTTATGATGCATCTGTAGAAGCGGGTAAATACAAAGGTGCCGATGTAGTAAAAGTTGGAACCGATTATTGGAATTATCGTATATACTTTAACACACGTCATTTCTGTATACCTAAAAAAGGAAGATTGTTCCCAACATCATGGTATATAAGCGGGGGATAACATGGCTGCTCTGATATCAAATCATCTTGTAATTGTTCCTGAAACTAACGACATAGCAATGAATACTACGTCGGTGTCGTCAACGGTTAGAGATTACATACACATAGAGTTATTTGGTGATAGTATTATGTGCGGAAGAGATCCCGACGAACTTGTTCCAGCTATGGGTGTCTGTAGTAAAAATGATCAAATTACTGCAAGAGTGCCGGAGCCACCGGCCAGATTATTAACTTTGTTAATGCCACAGCATAAACTTATAGTCACCACTAGATCCCAAGGAAATAGTACCAGTGGAGAATTATTGCAAGGAAAAGATGGAGTAAATGAGCCATGGCCTGATGCCATACAAGCAAATATTGTAGTAATAAATCATGGACTTAATGATGCTAAACAAAATGTGTCATTAACCGAATATAGAAATAATTTAATTTCTTTAAGAAGAGGGTTAACGTCGGATCAAATAATGATTTGGCAAACACCAACTGTTAGCAAATTTTGGGATACTAATCCTTATGCAGAGGTTATGCGCGAAGTTGCAGCAAAGTATAAAGATATGGTTGCAGATGCTAATAGAATACCAAATTGGTTAAATGAACTTCCTGACGGCATACATCCCAGACAATTAGGTTATTACAAATTAGTAGATTTGTGTTTAACGAGTAAAATAAATTCTGCAATTATAAAATTATACGGTCAACCACACTTACCTTATAAATGGTATAGAAAAGAACACCAAGAAAAATTTTTATTGGATAATGAAAAATTAATTGAATTACCATTTGTGCCACACTCTCAGAGATGGGTAGAAGTGTATCATAGGGATAATCTGTCTTTCAGAGCAGTGTCCCGCGGCGCATTGGACATATACGGAAAATTAGATGCTGGGTTATGGGATTCAAAAAAAGATGTAGCGTTTGTATATACACACCGTAGTTATAATTTATCACGTATCAGACGCACTGATGGTAAAGTGGTTTTTAATAAAAATTTTGATATATATGGAAATCCAGCTGAAGCGAAAAATCTTGCTAAGGCATTAAACGCAACCTCTAGCGATTATATTATAGTAATAACAACCTCAGACGAACCAAAAACAAATAGACTTACTACCGAATTAACTGAAGCAATGTATAGATGTGGAGCAAGTGAAAACATTTTTAGTTCTACCTTATTTAAATTTCGATCAGCATATGCATTAGTTGGAATCCCGGGATGTGGCCAGGGCAATGGTATTGAAGCTTATAACGGATGCATCGATGGCCGCCCAGCATCTACTAGCCCACAACTAGGTTTAAGGACAACTGAGTTTTCGTTTGCATATCCATTTACTAATCCAAAATTTAAATGGTCTTCTTTATTAAATGCTTACGGCGTATGGGATGATGCAATATCTGCGCAGATAACAAATACACCTGCTTATAAGACAACAATATTAGAAGGTTCAAAAACAAATGCAGGAATAGCAACAGGTACATTAATTTTGCAACCCAATATGCCAAAATTATTAGCAAGATTTATTGTCGACTCACTGGTTACTAGCGTATTAGATACAATATCACCTGCATCAACGCCGACTATTATAGGATCGGTTGTACTTACAACAGTTGGACAAGCAACACCTGCAATGTTATTTGGCGATAATGATAAAATAGGATATATATCAATTGATAGTATGCCTAAATTAAATTTAGCATTTTATGCATCGAGCAACTATACTATTGAATTTTGGATAAATCGTACCGTTGATAAACGCGGCGGCGTGGTAATATGCAAAAACACCGAATACGAAATTTTTATTGAAACTGATGGGAAACTATCAATTGCATTAGATTGGAATCAAGGGTCGGACTTGACACTTCCTGGCGGCAAAGGACTAATATATACTACAGCAACAATTCCTTTATCTACATTAACACATGTAGCATTGGTAGTTAACGGAACAGAACTTTTATTATATTTAGATGGGGTAATTGATGTACAACAAAATAATTTAACTCAATATTTAAATAGAACTTCTCAACCTAGTGCCAATCCAGTTACACTGGGTAACAGAGAAGGTGCAGCAACCGCAGCCAATCAACTATATGCTTATATTTTTGATGTTAGAATTTGGGATGAAGCCAGAACTGCATCTCAGATTTTTTCAAATATGAATTTAGCCAATACCATTGGATCTGTACCATCAGTCTACTATGATATAGGGGTAGTGCCATTACTTAAAAACTTTACAATAGATATTGGTGCTACATCAACTGAGGATATGATATTAATTGGGTATGACGTGTCAGCAGACGACCTTGTAAATTTTGGAATACAAACATCAATTAATAATATAAGAAAAGTTGAATACGGAGATATTATAACATGGTCAAGTAAGTTTACAGTAGAATTTAATTATACAATTGGATATTGGATATGGACTGTATCGGAACTTCCCACTATCCCATTGGCTGGTGTATTATACCATAATAATTATCCAGGTAGGGGCACTACCTCAATTATAAATTATAATGAATGGATAGTTGGCTCCGGGTCAATACCAGGATATAATCAAAACGGCAATACAAATGAAAATGAGCGGGTACTTGGCGCCAATCCGTGGGCCAACACTGATGTAGTATGGGAGACAAGACCGTCGGCTGATGGCTTTGCAGACGGGGGATGGGAGACACCGTGGTTTGACATTGATAATACTAAAACATATAGGTTTTCTGTATGGGTCCGGCGCACTTCTACTGCTGCTGGGGGTTATTTTTATTTAGGCATGTATGGCAATAATGGTGGTGCATGTCGCATGGATACAGGGGATGCAGAGCCTAACCCTTATTGGGATTATCGATTAACTTCACAATTAACACAAAATCAATGGTATCTTTTTGTGGGACATGTTTATCCTGCTACAACTACAGCAACTGGTAAACATCCAGACTCTGGATATTACACTACAACAGGAAAAGTTGGCGATAATAATGGCGGAACTATTGGCACCGGTGATATAAAATGGGGACTCAATTCCACCCAAGGTATACATAGAACTTATCTGTATTACTGTAATGATAATGCGACACGATTACAATTTTATCGTCCTAGAGTAGATTTATGTGATGGTACAGAACCCATGATTGTTGCCCTGTTAGAAGATAATATAGTTACTAATCGTAATTATGACGAACAATCTGGATTATTTACAGTGCCTGACTCTTTTACTAGTACTTCTATTATAGTGTTTGGAGTGGGCGATTCAATGCAAGGAATGAATGATGTTACATTTACTATTGATCAACCTGTTACAAGTTTAACTTGGTCAAACAAATATTACAATTGGCAAGTATTTTTTCCTAAAGCAGATGAGTATATATTTTCTTTGTCTGCTGATACATCTGCTAATTTGCAATTAAAATCAAATATTGGAATTCAGTCTGATGCTGATATCACAGAAGTATTAAAAACCAGTGGGTCCCCATCGTACCAATATAAAAATATTGAAACTACTACATATGTTATAAACGATCCCGGTTGGTATGATATAAAAATTTATGCAGAAACTGCTAATACATTAATTAGAGCTCCGGAATATTATTCGTCGCCGACAACCGTAAATGGCCAGTGGTCTACATTAATTAATAACTTTGGAGTATGGGACGGCCCTGGCGAGTATAAGTGGTATATTACTATATTAAATTCTGGAAAATATACTTTTAATTTATCAGCAGATGATATAGGAAGTTTATATTTGTCAAGAACTGAGTTTAATGCTGAGTTTGAATTAGTAGTGGAAACCAATCAAACATCAAAAACAGAGAATTTTACAAATATATTTACAGCAGAAAAATTACTCAATGAGGGAGACTACATAATTAAAATTATAGCAGATACAACCGGTAGTTCTGCCGCAGTAGCAGCAAGTTTAACCGATTACCATAATGATGTAATATGGAGTTCTGCTAATGTTAAAAACCCAACGGACATAATAGCAAAAGGGCTTGCAGCATCTGTTAGAACTGTAGCAGGCTCGACTATATGGAACACCAGGACAGCTAACAATCTTAAAAACATAGATGAGCATGGTAAAGAGAAATTGTGTGATATGTATGATACATATTGCGAGATAAACTTTGATATTGCTCAAAATGGCACACCGTTTGTAGTTGACATATATCCACCAAGTCCTAATAGAATAGATTCAAATGGTGTTGTCTTACCTATTAAAGCACCATTTTATGACATGATAAAAAATGTGCCACCTGTTAATGGTACAAGAATGATAAATGCAAGTTACAATACAGATAAGCATGAATATTCTTTTGATAGTTATAATTTTGTAAATAAAAACACAATTGTTTTTAGTAAAGCTATGTCAGGCATGATAACTGTTATTTCTGATACAACATCAGATGTTTCGGTCAATGCATTAACTATACCAATACAAAATATACAAAGTTACCAAACTTTTAAAAAGACTTTTACTCATGGCAGGTGGTCGCAAGGCGGTCCTAATGCCCCCGTGTCTTGGATGACACCAACTCCTGGCAGTGCGCCTATTCCTGTTAAAAGCGGTGGGCCCCTTGCAACTCCGGTAGTAAAGACGGCAACAGATACTAATAATTTAAAATTGTATAATACTCATATTATGCAACGAGTAGGGCCTGGAAAGTATTCAGAACCTATAGTGCTATCTCAACCACAGCATGGGTATGTCAGAATAACTGATAATAGAAGAAACTTTGCATACGTACCATTTCCTGACTATGAAGGGTTAGATACCTTTACTTATACATTATTAACCCAGACTGGGCAAATGGGACCACCTAAGAGTGTTTATATAAATGTAATTGGATCAATAAGTTATGTATATGAACTAGAAGTTAATATAATCGCTGGCAATATAACATAAGAATTGGAGTTAAAATTGGTTTACCAAATTTTTGAAAATGGAAAAAATGTAATAGTTACATTGAAAACTAATAAACCCGACGGGTCGGTTATACCATATGTAATTTCTGGCGCAGGCATAACATTAAATGACATAAATTCTATAAATGGAAAAACTCCTACTAGTTTAACTGGTAATTTTATTGTTGGGCCAAACGAACCTGGCTATTTACAATTGGTAATAAAGATTAGAAATGATTTTTTACCAGAATCAACCGAACCGTTAACAGTAACATTAACAGGAGTTTCTCCAGCGGTTACTAAAATAATTGAAATAATTGATCCTCCTACGTATGCTATTGCACCAGATAAAATTGTAGTCGATGAAGGAGATACAATTACCTATACTGTGACCACTACTAGAGTTAAAGACGGAACAATCTTGTACTTGACGAATAGAGGAACTACACAAACTTCAGATTTTGGACTAGCAGATTCATTATATAGAACAGGTGCAGGTAGCTATGATTGGACAGTGCCAGCTGGAATTTATCAATTGGAAGTTACAATCACAGGTGCTGGCGGTGGCAAAGGCGGCGACGGGTTGTATCCTGGATATATTGGGTATCCTGGACAAATTGTATCTGGCATGTTGCCTGTGACTCCCGGAGACATGTTAAAAGTTTATATAGGCGGTGGTGGCAAAGAAGGAAGTACTGGTATAAACAGAATTGGTGGCCCGGGTGGGCTCGGAACTGGTGCTAGTTATTTTTCAAATTTGTTAGCAACTATAACTAGTAGTCCAGAATCATTGACAGACGGCAACGGCTGGTTTGTTAAAAATGCCGTATCAAGCCAGGACCCGTATAATGCTATTCTATGGATAATTGTAATAAATGGAATTGTAAGATACATGGATTCTATTGCGCCTAGTCGAGGACTATTCCTTCCCGGGCAATATAAAGGGGTATTAAATGGAGATGATAATTTGTATGTTATGTCATATAATTTATTTGTTCCAATATCTGGACTGGCTGGCGGCACAGGTGGCGGCAGCGGACCTCAAACAGTTGCCGGTACTGGTGGTGGTGGGGGTGGGGCATCAGTTTTATTAATTAATAACACAGTTAAATTAATTGCCTCTGGTGGTGCAGGCGGCGGCGGTGGCGGCAATGAAGGATTAGGCGCAGGAAAAGAACAGGACGGGTGGGTCATGTCGTCTAGCAATAACGGTGGCGACGGGTATACTAGTCAATATGTAGGTGCAGGCGGCGGCGGCGGTGGTGGCGGTTTATTTGGAGGACGCGGCGGAGCCCCTGGTGATGCTAACCAAGGTGCGTATAGTGGAAGTAATGGTATAAATCTAATACCTGCCACTGCATTAAATTTTCTAACAAGTTACAGCGACAACGGTGGTCGGGCAGGCGGCCTATCTACAGCAATTCCTGGCGGCAGTTTAAGTTTTAATAATCATAGTAATTATTTAAATATGCCGTATAGTACGGCGTTTGAGTTTGATGAAGACAATTTTACCATTGAGTGGTGGTGGTATCTATTAGAACCGTTTGATTCTGCTAGCGGCCCAGGCATAGGACAAAAAGTTGATAATACTAAAAATGGATGGGTAATATATAGGGACCCATTGAATAACCCAGATAAGTTAACAATAAGATTGGGTCTAATAACTGACTATCACGCAACAGTGTCTCCAACTAGTAATGCCTGGGAACACTGGGCAGTGGTTAGAGATGGTACTACATTATCTTGGTATTGTAACGGTGTTAACTGCGGTACCTATACTAATGTAAACACTAACATAATTTCTGAGGCTGCATCCAATGGTCAGAAACCTGATATGTACATTGGTTATGCATCTTATTGGGGATATTATGTACAAAATTCTCATATTTCTAATCTTCGTATAGTTAAAGGTGTTGCAGTATATATTGGTGATTTTGAAAAACCAACCGGGCCGCTAACTTCAACGCAAGGTGCAAATCCATATGGCGGGATTAATACACAAGCAATACCATTATCAACATCTACCTCTTTATTGTTAATATCTCAAACTAGTTTGTTATATACATTGGATTCAAGTATTAACAATTTTAATATAAACAAAAATAATAATAACGGAATTGTTGACTATAATATTAATACCCCTGTGTCATATAGCAGCATCGGAAACACAAATGAATTTGGTGCAGGTGGCTCCGGATCGTTCCAGTTTAAATGGACGGTTCCTAATCCAAATCAAGATAGTATTACTATAGTAAATAATTTAGCAACTTTTATAAGAACTGCAACTGCTGATAAATTAACAGAAGGCGCAGAAACATTAACAATGGAAGTTAGAACTAAATCGGTAAATGGACCAGTGGTTGCAACTGCAAACAGGGTTATAGTATATGATAAATCTAAGACAGTAAAAACATATTCTATTACTCCGAGTGTTAGTTATGTTGCTGAGGGTGATTTTATAGATTATAGAATTAATACATTCAATGTACCAAACGGTACTGTTTTATACTGGCGTAACTATGGCACGGCAACAAGTGACGATTTTACCGACTCTGAAAATGCTGGGGTAGTGGTTATATTAAATAATGTTGCTGCTTTTACTAAAACTATATCTAAAAATTATAAACCTAGTAGGACTGTACTTTTAAAATTAAGAACTGATAATAACACCAATGGTCTTATTGTTGCAGTATCAAAATCTGTAACAATTTTTGACAATGCTGTTATGCAACCACCAATTTATTCGATCTTTCCGGTTGCATCCGACAGAGGTAGTAATTTATTAAAATGGTGGTGGACTAATAGAAATGGATTAGTAAGGAGCACAAGTACAACCGATTTATTTAATCAAAATGATATTCACGCACATGCAATTGCCAAATATTATCCAGGAGATGATTATCAAGTTGTAAATTACGATAAATTTGATAACTCGCCTATAATTCATTCTGCTACATTTGAATTTGAACAAGGATATGCAACGGATCAAACATTGATAGATAACAATATAAATGTTTGGACAGTAGTAACCTGGGTCACTTCGCATACCGCATTTGATTTGCCAGCCTGGGTAGTCGAACCTAGATTTGACACACAAGATTACGAAAAGACTTACGAATCACCCGGCCATATATTAAAAATAAATCATGTAATAGGAGCAAATCCGCCGAATGAGTCATTTGCGTCATGGCGCTGGGCAGATTGGGATAAAAATAAAAAGTTTCACTTGGGTATGATAGCAGCTAGTATAGCAATACCAGGCAGATGGGATCCTTCTTATTATAAGTCACAACCAAAGTCTAATACTGGTACTGGAACTCCACAACAAAAATTTAAATACGAAATAGGATTGGGAAGTTTAAGTATATTTTTAGGAGAAGGAAACAACTCAACTAGTATATTTGATAACGAAAGTAAAACAAAATTAACACCAAGCATCAGAGGCGGATACCATCAATCATATAACGGGGGATACTATATTGATGTTAATATGTTAGGTCGCGCAATTCCAATAGCTTATCACTCTGGAGATATTATAAGCATACTCGAGTCGGGACAAGTCATAGAAAATCCGGTTGGTATGTTTTCTCAAAGCCATGGCATGATTATGAATTTAGCTGAACGTAATGGGGGTGCATTAATTTCAACAATCAACGAAGGTGATAGTGTAACATATGTTATTAAAACAATAAATGTGCCCAACAATACAATATTGTATTGGACAAATGATGGAACAACTAATTCTGGAGATTTCTCTAATCAGATCAACTCGGGTAACTTTTTAATACAAAACAATCAAGCGTCATTTACTGTATCATTGGCAAATGATCAATTCAGGGACGGTACTGAGACAATAAAAATAAACATTCGCACCCAAGGAGATGCGGGCCCTATTGTTGCTACATCGGCTACAATATTAATTAATGATTCGTCTCAACCACAAGGAAGATGGGCCATATTATGGACATCAATATTTGGTGACCAATTGGCTAGTGTATACGGATACTACGGCCAATTACCTATTGCAACAGACTCTATAACACAGAATTTAAGAGCAGGAGCAGTATATAATTCAATGATTGCAACCAACATGTTTATACAGAATTTAAATAAGCCGGGAAATACTGTTGTATATAAATTAGTTATTGTATCTTCGGCTAATTTACCCTTAGACACTATAGCAATTGATCCTTCATCTGGATCTGTTACAGGATTTTGTTCAAAAAATACTATTATAAAAATCAGTGCTCTTTATCTAAATGGTGATTATTTTGATTCAACTATTACATTACCCGAAAGTTTAACAATTATTAGCTAATATTAATTGTAATCCTTAGAGCAGTACGGTTTATAACAGCGCATAAATACATAAATTGAGAATTAAACTCACGCTAATAGATTGGATTTTAAATGGCTGCTCCTAATTTAATTACTACAAGTTCCATTATTGGAAAAACTAAAGCCGACTGGGTAGCAGACACCCTTGATGTAGTTTTAGAAAATTCAGTGAATAGTTCGGAATCTTACCGTATAAATGTGCTATACGTTACAAATTTAAGTGCAAGCGATACCACTGTTACTATTGATATATATAGAAATTCTGTTAGTTATAAAATTGGCAGTGCAATACCAGTACCAGTTGGTGATTCTTTGGTTGCTATTGCTAAGGATACAAGTATATACCTTGAAGAAGGTGATGCATTACGAATATCAGCTGACATAGCAGGGGTATTACAGTATGTATTGTCCTATGAAATTATGAGCTAATATATAAATGATCAGATATTTACGACAACCAGCTGTACTAAGAAATTTAGGAACAGCAAGCAATGTAACTTCAACTGTAATTGGTACACCATTTAGTGTATCTAATGCAACGCAAAGTACTAGTACGTCAACAGGTGCAGTAATTGTATCTGGTGGGGTTGGTGTAACAGGCAATATATATGCCGATAAAGTTTTTGCTACTCAAGTCAATGGGTTAATTACAACATCATCGCAACCTAATATTACGCAAATTGGCGTACAACCAGTTTTTACAGCAGTAGACGTTACTATAACTGGAAATTTAGTTTTAACAGGTACTCCTACTACAGTTAGTTCTGTAAATACTTCAGTAAGCGATTCGTTAATTACTCTACATACAAGCGGTACTACATTAACAGTTGACGACGGCTCTGACATTGGATTTAAATTTAATTACTTTAAATCTGCTGTTGGATCTCAACAATCCGCATTTGTTGCTTGGGACAATGTAACTGGACACTTAAAATTTATATCAAACGGGTCTGTTAGCCTCGGTGGTGTAATATCTGGCACAGCTGGAATTGTTGATGCCGGAGCATTAAATTTAACAAATACAACAACAAGTGTTGGAACTACCTCGGGTGCATTAGTAGTTGCAGGTGGTGCTGGGATATCCGGCAATGTATATGCAGGATCAATCTACACAGATCAACTTTATCATGCTAATGGCATACCATATGGCGAAATTGGTGCCACTGGATTTCAAGGACCAAAAGGGGATACCGGGCCTAGTGGAGACATAGGGGCAACCGGTCCATCGGGATCAGCTGGTGCAAGAGGATATGCTGGATCTAGGGGCGCAAACGGAATAGGCGCGGCCGGGCCCGCAGGAGCCATTGGGTACACTGGATCGAGGGGTACAGCCGGTGTTCAAGGTATCACTGGTGCTACAGGCGCAGGTGCTACGGGTGCCACTGGATTAGCAGGCGCCAATGGTACTAATGGTAGTCAAGGTGCAACTGGTCTTGCAGGAGCAGCCGGCGCAGCTGGTGCTCGAGGAGCAACTGGTCTACAAGGAATTCAAGGTGTTGCTGGTGCAACTGGACCAATTGGCGCGACCGGATTACAAGGAGTAGAAGGGCCGGCAGGCACCCATGGTGCAACTGGTCTGCAAGGAATTCAAGGCGTTGCCGGCGCAACTGGAACAATTGGCGCAACTGGATTGTCGGGAATTACTGGAGCATCTGGTGCAGCAGGACCAAAAGGAGCAACTGGTGTTGCGGGTATAAACGGATTAGATGGTTCTCAGGGCGCAACTGGATCACAAGGAACAAACGGCGATACCGGTGCAACTGGACCAATTGGTGCAACTGGATTCTCGGGTATAGACGGGACACCAGGCGCAATCGGTGCAACTGGTCTACAAGGGGTACAAGGCAATGCCGGCGCGACAGGCCCAATTGGTGCAACCGGATTACAAGGAACTCAAGGTACATCTGGCCAAATTGGAGCAACTGGTGTAGTAGGACCAAGAGGAGCAACTGGTATAGGAGCAATTGGTGCAACTGGATTGCAAGGAGCAGATGGTGATACTGGTGCAACTGGCCCAAGGGGCGCAACTGGAATAGGAATACCGGGTTTGGCAGGTCCAATTGGTGCAACTGGATTACAAGGAGTAGACGGGGATACTGGTGCGTCAGGCCCAATTGGTGCAACTGGATTACAAGGAGTAGACGGGGATACTGGTGCAACTGGACCAATTGGTGCAACTGGATTTGGGTTAACCGGCCCGGCTGGTGCCCGCGGCTCAACTGGATTATCTGGTGCCAGGGGCGATACCGGTGCATCAGGACCAATCGGTGCAACTGGATTGCAAGGAACAAACGGCGATACTGGCGCAACTGGACCAATCGGTGCAACTGGATTTGGAATACCAGGTTTAGCAGGACCAATCGGTGCAACTGGATTACAAGGAACAAACGGTGATACTGGCGCAACTGGACCAAGGGGCGCAACCGGAATAGGAGCAACAGGCCCAACTGGTGCTCCCGGTGACCCTGGTGGAGCAACCGGTGCAACCGGCGTAAGAGGTCCAGCTGGCGCAACAGGCCCAACCGGATACACTGGCAGTGGCGGTGTTAATGGATATGTTGGCAGCAGAGGCTATACAGGTGATACTGGGCCAATTGGTGCAACTGGAATATTAGGATATGTTGGTAGTAAAGGGGATACCGGTTTAGGATTTACTATAGCTAAGAGATATGCAACTCTAATAGAGCTAACAGATGATACTGAGCCAGTTGGCATTGTAGCCGGGCAGTTTGCTATTGTTGACACTAATGTTGAAAATCCCGAAGATGCAATGCTTTACCTATGGAACGGCATTAGCTACATTTATATAACAGATTTATCTGGCGCCAAAGGTATAACCGGCCCAACCGGCCCAATTGGCGGTATTGGGTATACCGGATCTGCAAGTACTAGAATTGGATATACAGGTAGTCAAGGCGCATCGGTTACTGGGGCTCAAGGATATGTTGGTTCAAAAGGGTCGTCGGGGCCTGTTGGTGCAACAGGATATGGATATACTGGCAGTCAGGGTATCAATGGATATGTTGGCAGTAGAGGCGGGTTTGACGGCACTACTAGTTCTCAAGTAATTATTACAAATTTAACAGAATCCGACGAAACAAACACAGGGGCATTTATAGTATATGGTGGTGTTGGAATAGGCGGCAATCTGACTGTTGGCGGCAATTTAACTGTACGCGGCAATACAACTATTGTAAATTCTACTACTGTTGCGGTTGGCGATTTAAACATTGAATTAGGTAAAAATTCAACTACAGCGGCCGAATCGGCCAATGGCGGCTTAACTCTTAATTTAGGCGTAGATGGTACTGCAACAATACTGTATGATTACGGGCACGATGCATGGTCAATTGGAAGACCGCTCAGGGTAGAGGGCACCGGTACATTCACTGCCGCAGTTACTGCCGATGGGTTTAAAGATGCACATTTAATTGAGAATAGAGTATTGATAGCAGGAGCATCTGGGTTAATAACAGATAACCAATACCTTAGCTATGCAATTGCTACTAGAACACTATCTGCAGGTAATATATCAGTAACAACAGACATAAAAAAGAATGGAAATTCTGTGTTAACTAATACAGATACAATTGACGGTGGCGAGTATTAAAGAATAAATACTTTATTGAAGTATAATAGCCGGGGCTTCGATACCCCGGTTTTATTTTATACGTTGGCTATATAGCACTTAGGACAGACCATAATTATGGCAAATAAAATTAAATTAAAACGCTCAGCGGTAGCTGGAAAAATACCAGACGCTGCGGATCTTGAAATTGGCGAAGTGGCTGTTAATACAGCCGATGGCGTTTTTTATGTTAAACATTCAGATAATTCCATTAAATCAATTGGAAATGCAACAATAATTACAGGTAACATTAGTTTAGATGCCAGTAGTAACATAATTTATGTAGCTAAAAATGGCGATGACACTAGCCGGGGTGGTCTTACTACACCCAAATTAACTATTAAAGCAGGACTGGCAGCAGCTACATCAGGGACTAGTGTACATGTAGCACCCGGCATCTATACTGAAGATAATCCTGTTACGGTCCCTGCTGGAGTTAGCTTAGTTGGAAACGATTTGCGCACAGTAACAGTAATACCACAAACAGCAAGTTCTGATTTATTCTATTTAAAAGCTGGCTGCTATGTATGGGGGCTAACTATTAAAGATTATCTAGCCAACGGATTCAGCTACAATCCCTCAACCCCAACACAAAACGTCTATGTAAGTCCATACATACAGAACATTACCAGTAGCACTACAACTGGTACCGCTGTTAAAATTGATGGTAGTTTGACCAGTGCTAGTAGTACCAAAGCAATGATTTTAGGGTTCTTTACAATAATCAACAAAGGTGGAAAAGGTGTACACATTACCAATTTGGGATACAGTCAATTGGTTAACATATATACAATTGCTTGCGACATTGGTATACATTGTGAGTCTGGTGCATTTTGTACATTAAATGGAAGCGATTCTAGTATTGGTAATTACGGATTGGTAGCAGATGGCAAGGGCCCAGAAGCATTGTTGGGAACTACATTTGGTGCTAGCACCAATGGTGTATTTCAAATCAGAGGCCTAGCAGCACAACCAAAAGTCAATCAAACAATGACCATTGATGGCGACGGTAATTATTATAGTATTGATACAGTCAGACAAGTTGACGGATTAACATACGAAGTTACTGTACAAGAAAACTATATAAACATCCTGGACGATAATACCACAGTGAGATTCTATCAACGCAGTGCTATTATTGCCAGCGCACATACGTTTGAATACGTTGGCGCCGGCACAAATCCACTAACAGCATTACCACAATATGGCGGAATACCAATTGAGGCCAATGAAGTAACAGCAATCAATGGCGGCCGGGTTACATTTACTGGAACCGATCATAAAGGTAATTTTAAAATTGGAACAAATTTAACTATTAACCAAACAACGGGTTCTATCACTGGTGATAGCTTTACACGCAGTATGTTTGCTATGATGACACCATATATATTAGCTCTTGAAGGATAATTATGACAACCCCAATTAATGTTTTTAAAACATACACAGCAAACTTAACACCAACTAGTACCACTGTATATACAACACCTAGCGGATATACTAGTATTGTATTGTTGGCACAAATTAGTAATACTAGCGAATCGACTATTTCGGTTACATCTGATTTTATCAGAAGTTCGGTGCCAACTAATTTAATTAAAAATGGATTAGTCCCAAAACGTGACGCAATTAATATTATCGGCGGCAAATTAATTTTGCAAACTGGGGATTCTTTAAAAGCTAATGCATCAATTTCAAATGCAAGTCAGATGATTATTAGTATTATTGAAAGTATAAATCCATAATATGAAAACAAATCGTATTCTCACTAGCGGGCGTATTCCGGTAACACCTCCTGCAGAAGTAAGTGATGATAGATATCAATTCCTGGCATTAAATGAAGCTGAGCCTAATTTAGGAACATCGGCGAACAATAGCATATTAACTACAACTACATCTGGACAACGTGTATGGACTAGTAATATTACTACTTCTAGTGTTACCACTGGTAATATTTTAAAAACTGATGGGTCGCCGTATTTTGTGCAAAGTAACATTTATAACGGTAGAATTACTATTAGTGATGAGTTGGATGTAGCTGACTATGTATCCTTATCTGGCACTACTTCTGTTAGATGGGTGCTAACAGCCAAAGATAATATCAATAATAGATACAAATTTAGCACAATTGATTGTATCAATAATGGAACTACTGCATTTTTTACTGAATATGCAGTATTATTGAGCCATTCAGATTTTGAAGTAGCTAATTATGCATCAGACATTACAACTGGCAATATTGATTTGTTAGCATCCGGGGATAGTGCCAATGTTACTATCACTTATCAGCGCACTACGCTAGGATCAGGTACTGCATTGGGATATGTAATGCAAAATTAATCCCCAAGCTAGGCTTTCGTTATTCTGCATAAATAACAATACAAGCCTATAGGGAAAATGAACTGTGGCCAATAAGAATTTCATAGCAAAAAATGGCCTCACGGTAGGCAATCTAACAGTAAACGCTGCCACTGGCAACCTAATCACCAGCGGAAATATTGTAACTGCGTCAGTATATACAGACAGTTATTTTTATGCCAATGGTATTCCATACTTTAACACTGGATATACCGGGTCTGCTGGCCCGGCATTTGTTATTGCCAAAACTTATTCAAGCGTAGCAAATCTATTAGCCGACACTAGTCCAGTTGATATATTGCCCGGGCAGTTTGCTATAATTAATACAAATAGTGCAGAAATTGCTGAGAATGGCAAATTGTACAGATGGGACGGATCTAGCTATACATTTATTGTAGATATGTCCGGAGCACAGGGCGCCGATGGTCCAATTGGACCTAAAGGATATGCTGGCTCCATTGGTTATTCTGGCTCTATTGGTTATTCTGGTTCAGTGGGATATGCTGGATCATTTGGTTATGTCGGCAGCTTTGGTGCAACTGGCTATACGGGTAGCGTGGGCTTAACTGGTTCGTCATATGCTATTATTGACATATCGTTAAATTCAGCGGTAACACTAACTAAAGCTATTAGGTCAACTCCTGGCGCCAGATCTTATACAACAACAGCAACAGTTACATCAACTACTCCAATCATTGTTTTTAATCAAGACATTGATACAAGATCAGTTGCTAATCAATATAGAATATATCTATATGGTATTAACTATGCCATGTTCTATGTTTATAAAGATTCTGCACAAGTACCCGAAGAGGATTTAGAAGTCGAGTACAGCACAGATGATGGTAGTACATGGACGTCTATGTATACAGTATCGTACTCTGCTACATCGTCTGATACTTGGTTACAAAAAATATTTAGTATACCCGATGCAGCCAAAATTCCCGGTGGTGTGCATTTACGAGTTGCACAATATGGTGCAGACGGAACCAATGCTGATATTTGGGCATTTACATCAATTACTGCACAAGTAACAGGCTATACTGGTAGTAAAGGTAACCCCGGCCTTCAAGGGGCAACTGGATTAATTGGGGCCACTGGACTTGGAGCAACCGGTCCTACAGGTGCTAGTGGCGGACTTGGATATGTTGGTAGTGCTGGATATATTGGTAGCCGAGGCGCAACAGGTGCAGGCGCTTCTGGTGCAACGGGTGCAACAGGACCGGTGGGCGCACAGGGTGTTAGTGTAACATTACAAGGTACTAAGGCAACTATAGCAGATTTACCAGCCGCACCAATGACTTGGAGCGACTATGCTGGACATGGATGGATTGTAACTACTGGTGACGGTGGTGCCCATTTAGACGGGGCACTTTGGTTTTGGAATTTAACAACCGGTCAATGGAATGATGTTGGTAAAATTGTTGGACCTGCTGGTTCATCGGGCGCAACTGGGGTTATGGGTGCCAGTGGTTCGACAGGAGCATTGGGATATACTGGATCAATTGGCATTGGATATTCGGGCAGTGCTGGTTACGCCGGCAGTGTTGGTTATGTTGGCTCAATTGGATATTCAGGCAGCAAAGGTACAGACGGAACTAGTATTACTATACTTGGTTCTGTTGCTGACTTAACATATTTAAATGGCCCTGCTAGTACAATTATAGGCAATTTTGGCGACGGTTATATTTTATCAGACTCTGGGCATCTTGCAGTTTGGACAGGATCATTATTTGAAGATGTGGGAAATGTTACCGGACCACAAGGTAATCAAGGTGCAACAGGTCCAATTGGCTATACCGGATCGTTTGGGGCTACTGGTGCAACAGGACCCGTTGGTGCTAGCGGTATTACACCAGAATCACTAACATACACGGCACAATCAATTTCACTAACTGATGGTGTTTATGTGTCTGGCAGCCTAGCTGACATACAAAGTTTTAATGATGGTAACTATTATACCATTACAGACGGTACACATGCAGGCCCGGCGTGGATAATAACAGTTGGATTCACTGGGGTAGTTAAGTTTAATCGTGTTGCATTGAATATTAATTACACTCAAAATTCTGGTCATACAATCTACACTCAGGTATATAACAATTTAACTTCAGTATGGGACAATGTTGGATCGTATAGTGGACTTGCAGGATTTTCTCAGTTTGCATTAGAAGTATTAGACAGCACCAATTACGTATCAATGACTGGTGATGTTACAGTTAGACTGTACCATACCAATACAGGTAATGCAGTACACCAAACACAGCTTGACTATATAGCTATACAAGATGCTATACAAGGTGGGCAAGGTCCCAAGGGCGCAAGCGGTGCATTGGGATATACTGGAAGTAAGGGTTATACTGGATCAGTGGGTTATGCTGGATCCAAAGGTGATGCAGGCTCATTTGGCGGCGAAGCATTTGCATACACATTTAGCACTGACATTACTTCAACTGACCCCACATCTGGAAATATTGAATTTGATAGTTATACACTATCATCTGCTACAGTATTATATATAAACTTTTTTGATGCAACAGGTGCATCAACTTATGTTTTTCTAAACACTATAGATGATTCAACTTCGAGTATTAAAGGACATTTTACTGTAGTAGAATCCGGAAATAATGCAAACTATGCAATGTTTGCAATTATTGGTAATCATACAGAAGAAGGTACACCCACACATAATCATTTCCATGTTCCGATATCTTATCTGTCGGGCCCTGGGTCATTTACTAATGGTAAAGCTGTAATTGTTACCTTTGCTAGAACTGGTGATCGCGGCGATTTAGGATACACTGGTTCAACTGGGTATGTTGGATCAACTGGCACATTTACAGGAACAACTACACTAGCAATAGTTACCAGCAACACTACACCATCTACTAGCACCACGTCAGGTGCTTTGCAAATTTCAGGCGGCGCAGGTATTGCCGGTAATGTATATATTGGCGAAAGTGTAGTAACAACTAACGGAATATTCTGGGCCAATGGTACAAGTTTTACTAGTTCGGGGCCAATTGGCTATAGCGGTTCGGCTGGTACCGGCGGGTCAGCCGGCGCCCCCGGATCAACAGGTCCCACTGGCTATACAGGATCATTTGGCGCTACAGGCCCAACCGGATACACTGGATCAATTGGCGCTACAGGCCCTACCGGTGATACCGGATCAATTGGCGCTACAGGCCCTACCGGTGATACCGGATCAATTGGCGCTACAGGCCCTACCGGTGATACCGGATCAATTGGCGCAAGCGGACCCACAGGCTATACTGGATCATTTGGTGCAAGTGGCCCTACTGGTTACACTGGATCATTTGGTGCAAGTGGCCCTACTGGTTATACTGGATCAATTGGTGCAAGTGGCCCTACTGGTTACACTGGATCAATTGGTGCGAGTGGCCCTACAGGGTATACCGGATCAATTGGCAATACTGGCACTTTCTCTGGCACAACTACACAGGCTATAATAACATCAAATACTGATCCTTCTACTAGTACTGCAACCGGTGCATTACAAGTATCGGGCGGCGCCGGAATCTCGGGTAACTTATATATTGGTGGCAATTTAGTAGTAACTGGTAACATTACTACATTAAACTACGAAACAGTAACTAATACAGAAATTGCTAATGCTATTGTTGCCAGCGGAAATATTACTACCACTGGCAGATTTGTTACCACCGACGGCATATTTTGGGCAAACGGAACAGCATTTAGTAGCGGCAGCACAGGTGGTAGCTTTGATGGCACTAATGAAATTATTATATCAAATGTTAGCTCATCTATTAGTACTACAACTGGTGCATTGCAAGTATCCGGCGGCATAGGATTATCCGGCAATTTATATGCAGGCGGCCGTTTAGTAACCACCGGTGGAGTGTTTTGGGCAAACGGAACAGCATATAGTAGTGGTGGTACAGGCGGCGGCGGCGCAGGCACTGGCGGAACTTTCTATTACACAGATGTATTACCATCGAGCCCAGAAGTAGGTGATAGATGGTTTGATACATCTGTTGGCATATTGTTTACATATACCGATGAAGGCAATAGTGTTCAATGGATAGAAGCTGCTGCTAGTGGTTTCTTGGGACAAACTGGTTACACCGGCTCAATGAGTAATGTACAAGGCTACACTGGTAGTATAGGCTATGCCGGTTCAGCTAGTACAGTGGCTGGTTATACTGGTAGCACTGGTGCAGGTTACACCGGTAGTATCGGCCAACTTAGTTATACTGGTATACTTGATGGCTTCACTGGTGACGGTGCTACTGTGGCATTTGCATTAAGTGTTATACCAAGAAACATAAACAATACTACTATTAACTTAAACGGTGTAATACAATTAAAGAGTTCGTATACATTATTAGATAACGTAATTACATTCAGCGAAGCACCGCCTGTTGCAGCAGCAATTGAAATTACTACTCAGGTATATGGTCCAGCATATACACCGTTCTTGACACGGTTGTATACCAGTAGCGGCGGCAATACATTTACAGTCAGCAATGGCGTAACCAACGACAGTGTGTTGGTTATGGCCAACGGTGTAGTTCAACGTCCTGTAACTGATTACGCAATCTTGGGCTCGACGCTAACCATGGTAGGAACCGTTAGCCCCGGGGTAGTTATACACATAAGAGAATTGCCTGGTGCAATTCAAGGTGACACTGGTTACGTTGGTAGCACAGGAAGTTTGGGCTATACTGGTAGTACAGGCATTGGCTATACTGGATCGTCAAGCACAGTAATCGGCTACACTGGTAGTCAAGGTATTACTGGTGCAGTTACCTATACAGTGACATCGCCTACTACATCGGCTTTTGTAATTAATGGAGTAAGCGATCCTACAATTACATTGGCCCGTGGATACACCTACTATTTTGATGTTGGATCCGAAGGATTTATTATTAAAACCATTGGTACTACCGGTGCCGACAATTATTATAATTCGGGCGTAACTAATAATGGCGGATCAAATTCTAGAGTAACATTTACAGTTCCGTATGATGCACCTGCTACACTGTATTATGTGTCATACACATACAGTAGTATGGTGGGGGTATTTCAAATATTTGATTTAGGACAGACTGGATATTCTGGTAGCGTGGGATATGCAGGTAGCGGCGGCGCAGGATACACTGGCAGCTCAGGCGGAATTTCGGCAGGAAAATCTATTGCAATGACAATAGTATTCGGAGGATAACAATATGGCAGCACCAAATATAATTAATGTAGCAACAATTACAGGAAAAACAACCGGAACATCACTTACTAGTACAACAGTAACAACAGTATTAACCAATGGTGCTAGTTCAGGAAAAGTTTTTAAAATAAACGTACTCAACGTAGCTAACACTAACACTTCAACAGCAGCGGAAGTTACAGTAAGTTACTATAACGGATCGACAGCTTTTCCTATTGTGGCAAACGTGAGTGTACCGTCTAAGAGTACACTAAACGTTATTGATAAAAGTAGCCAATACTATTTAGAAGAAAATACTAGCATTACTGCGGTAACCCCAACAGCCAGCGCACTAGTAGTCACAGTTAGCTACGAGGAAATCAGCTAGTATGAGCAAGAGATATCCTGGCGGAATAATTTCAGGATCGAATTATAATCCTACCAATATCAATGGTAGCGGATTTTGGACATTGTCGCAGCAGATGCAAAATAAACAAGCAGGTGTCTGGCCAGGTCCGGGACAATTGTCAATTGACTATATTATAGTTGGTGGCGGTGGCGGAGGGGGTACAGGTGATGCTGCTCTAGCTTGGCAAGGCGGTGGTGGCGGTGCCGGCGGTGTTGTGGTCAAAACTGGATTCATTACATCAACCGGATCATATACAGTTACTATAGGTGCAGGCGGGCCGGCAATTGTTTTAAACAGTGGTAATAGTACTGCTGCGCTATCCACTGGATTAAGTTCAACATTTAATGGATTTACTGCATTAGGTGGAGGACAAGGCGGCGGCAGTTACACCACGGGCACTGGAGTTCCGCAAGCATTACTGGCTGGAGGGTCTGGTGGAGGCATGTCGGGCATTGGCGCAGGTGCCGCTAATCAACCATCATCTGCCAGCGGCGGACTAGGCTTTGCAGGCGGCGCCGGTGGTGCAGCTACATATTCCAGTGGCGGCGGCGGCGCCGGCGGAGTTGGCGGGCTTGGAATTACAACTGCATCAGGTCAGGGCGGAGTTGGATATACTTGGTTTGATGGAAATACATATGCCAGTGGTGGCGGTGGTGGTGCTGCTGGAGCCACAGTTACTAATGGATTAGGTGGGGGCCAGTCTGGAGCACTATTATTCAATGGCAGCAACTATCTAAGTGCAACCAATGCAGGAGGCTGGGTCAGCAGTGACCATACAGTTGAAGCTTGGATGTATATAACTACAATGCCAGACCCAGCAAACGCAAATCAGTACATCCGGGCATCTGCAATTGCAGCCGAAGGCGATGGTGCTAGTAGTGCCACGTGGCAATTTTACTTTCAACCCGGTGGGTTAACTGTTGTTTATAAAGCAGTTAACAATACACTATATTTTGTCTCTGCTGGATACACTTTCTCAACATTGACTTGGTATCACGTGGCATTTTCAAGATCGGGTACTACTGCTCGATTATTTGTTAATGGTGTACAGATTGCCACTGGAACAGTACCGGCTTGGACATCTCGGACTATATTACAGATTGGACGTGGTGCTACATCAAGTTACACATATCCGTTCTATGGTTACATTACCAATTTTAGAATGGTAAATGGTATAGCAGTATACACTGGCGATTTTACCCCGCCGGCGGGCCCATTGACTGCGGTGCAAGCTGCTAATCCTTTTGGTGGCAGTAATGTTGCCGCAGTTACAAGTGGCACTACTTCTGTATTATTAACAGCCTCATCATCGGCTGCTGCATTTACTGATACTGGTGCCTTTGGATATACTATAACCAACGTTGGTTCTGTCACATACTCTACATTATCCCCAATTACAGCCGCTGGTCTTGGCGGCGGCGGCCGCGGTGGTAGTGTTCTCAATGCTGTGGCAGCAACAAATGGTATTGCAAATTCGGGAGGGGGCGGTGGCGGTAGCTACTATGATAATGTTCCAGGTGCAGGCGGTAGTGGACTAGTTGTTGTCAGATATCCTGGTTCTGCGGCCGCGGCCACTGGAGGAAATATAAGTATTAGTGGCGGTTATGTTTATCATGCATTTACTACCAGCGCGGCGTTTGTTGTGTAAAATGGATCAATAATGGCAAAAAAATTCCCAGGTGGACTAATAACTTCAACTACAATATATCCAGCAGATGGTGGAGTTTGGTCCACGGCCGACACTGCCAAATATACAGGTGCAGATACTTGGACCACAAATGATCCCTATAGAAAAAGTGTTATTTTAGAAATACAAGCTGATACCACAGCACCAGTATACAATACCGATGCTAGTTCAAACGCACTAACCGTTGTCCCAGCTGGCTCTGCTCGCCCAGATTTAAACAATCCATTCTTGCCAACTACTGGTCTTAACTATCCAGTCTATTTTGGTGGTGCTGCTCAATTAACAACAGCCGCAAACTCTGCTGCTTTTGCCACCGGAGTGGGAGATTTTACAGCAGAATGCTGGATATATATTAGCACACCCGGTACGGCAACTGAAGCAATTGCCAGCACAACCGCAGGTGGTAGTAATGCTGGGTGGCACTGGTTTATCAGTAACGCTAATGGCATGGGTATACGTAGTAACAGTAGTAATTGGGTAGTACCACCAAGTGCTGGACTTCCGGGGTCGGCTGGAAGCATACCAACTAACAGTTGGATGCATGTCGCTTATACCAGACGTGCAAATGTACATGCCTGTTGGATGAATGGCACATTAACAAATAGTGCAACTCAAACAGTCAGCTGGACAGACAACGTGCTAATGATTGGAAATAGCAACACTGGTCAATTCTTTAATGGATACATTAATAACTTTAGATTTGTCAACGGTGTTGCACTATATGGAGCATCAGTGCCAACTACCCTGGCTGCCAATGTAACAGGAACATCGCTATTACTAAATGTAACTTCTGCGCCAACCTATATCACAGATTCCAGTGCCAATGCATTTACAGTGCTCAACCCAGCAACGTATCCAATCACCTACAGCACACTAACACCTGTGGACGCTGGTGGTAGTCTAGTAACTGCCAATTTGGTTTATCAACAATTGTTTACCAGCAATGCAACTTGGGTATGCCCTGCGGGTGTTACCAGTGTGTCGGCGGTAGCCGTTGGTGCAGGTGGCGGTGGCAACTCAGGCTGGAGTGGACACAATGGCTACTCTGGTGGCGAGGGCGGTGGCGGGGGTGGCCTGGGATGGCGAAATAACATCTCAGTAACACCAGGAACCAGTTATACTGTTGTTGTTGGTTCAAGAGGGATTGGTGGCCCAAGTTCATTAGGCAGCGGTGGTGTGAGCATAGGTGGTGCCGGCGGCGACAGTTACTTCATTAATAGAACAACTGTTTTAGGTGTTGGCGGCAGCGGCGCCATTAATAACACCGGCGGCGCTGGCGGATCATTTCTCGGTGATGGCGGCGGCCTCGGTGGTACTGGCGGAACAACAGCCACTGGAGCCACATTCGCTACTGCCGGCGGGGGCGGAGGTGGTGGATACACTGGTGCAGGCGGTAACGGCATGTTTGGGCCAACTGGTAACGTTACTACAGCAGGTACAGGCGGAGGCGCTGGCGGCGGCTTGGGGTATTATGCTGGCAATGCACCTTACCCCATCGGCACCGGTGGCGGCGGTGTTGGCGTACTTGGGCAAGGAACCAGTGGTAATGCAGCACCTGGGCTAAACCAAGAAACTTTTGGTGGATCGGCCGACTATGCACCTGGTGGCGCCCTATTTTTCAATGGTTCTAGTAGTTATTTGACTGTGCCTGCCAATGCAGCATTTAGTTTTGGAACTGGTGATTTCACCATGGAATGTTGGATATATACAAGAAGTTTGGCTGCTACTCAACAAACTATTGATCTATTTAGCAATGCATCCGGATCATACATCGTTGGCCAATGCCAACTTCAATTGTTAACTACTGGAGCAGTTGCTCTTGGTTATGCCACTGCCGCCTCCGCTGCTACCTTTTTTGGCACAGCAGCATCGGCAGTGACTATAAACTCTTGGTATCATATTGCTGTGGTTCGTTCGGGCTCTGCCGTTGGAAACTTAAAAATTTATGTAAACGGCGTGCTTGCAGCAACCAGCCCAGGAGCATTGACCCAAGCCTTTGGTACCACTGGTGGAATATCAATTGGTAGACAAACAAATGATTCTAGTAACGTCTTTTCTGGATACATAACTAATGCACGTATAGTCAAAGGTGTTGCAGTCTATACAGGCAACTTCACACCACCCACTGCGCCACTGACTGCTACCCAGACTGGTAACCCAATACTTAACATTCAAGCAATTGCCAGTGCCAGTGCAACATCGCTATTATTGTTGTCTGCAAACAGTGCGGCATACATAACTGATTTGAGCACAACACCTAACACCATAACCAATACCGGAGTTATCTATAGATTAACAACACCATTCGGTACTGGCAATGGTGGCGGCGCCCGTGGTTGGGCAGTAGGAGCACCCGGCGGCATAACTACACTGGGATATAATCCTGGCGGCGATTTTGGTGGTGGCGGTGGTGGTGGCAGTGATAACAGCGGCCAAGCACCTATAGGTGGTTATGGAGGCCAAGGCGCAGTACGTATAATATGGGGACCAGGCAGAAGTTTTCCTAATACGCTGACCACAGATCAAAGTCTAAACATACAGTATCTACAGGTGGCAAATAACGCTGCCTTCCAAGTCGGTGCTGGCGACTTTGCAGTAGATCTTTGGATATATCCAACTACCGTAGTTGGACTACAGCGAGTATTCTCCATTTCAAATAGCACAATCGCTAGCAATGCAGACGAAGGCATCGTACTTGAAATGAATAATGCTGCAATGACTGCAACCATATATTCAGGAGTTACTGCTTATACTATCACAGAATCTGCAGGTGTACTATCACCAAATATTTGGTACTATTATCGATTAATACGCACAGGTACCACATTGTCGTTGTATAGGACCGCCGGACTCAGCGGTTCGGTAGCAGTGTCAACTGTATCAGTCAACTGGTCTGCCAGCTTCCAAACCTATATAGGTGCTTGGATAAATGGACCCAGCAGACCATTCGTTGGATACATTACCAACATTCGTGTAGTTAAAGGCACGCTGGTAATTGTCACTGGCAACTTTACACCATCAACTGTGCCGTTGACAGCCGTACAAGATTTAAACGTAAACGGATTTCCGTCAGCTGCAATCACAGCCGGTCAAACTAAATTATTAGCATTGCAGAATAGCACGTTTGTTGACAATTCTGGAAATAATTTAACTTTAACAAATACCAATGCTGCCATCAGACCCACTCAAGCTCGTGCGCCGTTTGCTAGTGCGTTAACATTGTCTGGCGATAATGCTACACTGGGTTCAACTTATTTTAACGGTACTACAGATTACTTTACCATTGCAGATGCACCTGAGTTTAATATTGGAGTATTGAATACTACACTAGAAGCTTGGATATGGACTACGCTGACTACTCCTACTGGAGCTGTATTTGCCAAGCGTGGCACAACAGCATTATTTTCTGGTTACCAATTGGCATTTGCAAGTACACTGGCACCAGTATTCAATGCCAGTACAGATGGTGCAACTTGGACGGTGGCGATTACATCAAATGCGTCTATTAAGGCCGGACTATGGAATCACGTAGCAGTTACTAAATCCAGTAATACGTGGTCGGTATGGGTCAATGGTAATATAAGCGGTACTGCAACAGTTGCAGGAAATGTACATACTAATGTGGCACCATTGTCAATTGGTAGTGGTGCAGGAACCACACCGGGTTTATATTGGACCGGCTATATTAGCAACTTCCGTAAAGTATTAGGCATTGCGGTCTATACTGGTAATTTTACGCCGTCTACGTCATCACTGACATCAACACAAGCATCTGGAACTAATATTACTGCAATTGATCAGCCAGTAGTAAAAAATTACAGTGTGTATTTGAATGGTGTTAACCAATATTTGACTGCGCCAAATAATACCGGGTATGTATTTGGCGCAGCTGAGTTTACAGTTGAAACTTGGATATATGTTACAGATATAACTAGAGCCAATGCAAGCATTGTGAGTTTGTGGACCACTGCCGGTGGTAAAGCATTCCAGATGCGTACAATGAGTGGCAACATACGTGTAGATTATAACACTACACTATTTCAATCATCGCCGTCTAGTGTAATTGCAGCCAATACCTGGTACCATGTAGCATGGGTCAAATCAACTGCAAACTCTAATGTTTATCTCAATGGGTCGTTGGTTAGTTCGGTTGCAGCCCCGGCTAGTATCACAGCGTCCACTGCGCTATTGTCGGTGGGCTTTGGACTTGATGGCCAAGGTACTACTTACTATTTCCCTGGCTATATTAGCAACATGAGATTGGTAAAAGGTGTGGCCATTTACACAGCCAACTTTACGCCCGCTACTACAGCATTGACATCATCACAGACAGCTAATCAAAATGGTGTACCATCACGGGCCATTGTTGGTGCCGGCTCAGCATCCTACAGCTATTCGTTTAGTGGTAGTAACTATTTGACAATTCCTACTAGTACAACATTCCAATTTGGTACAGATAATTTTACTGCCGAAGCTTGGGTTTATAGATCTATAGCTTGGACAGCACAAAATATATTTTTTGGACAATGGTCTGGATCTACTGGCGGTACAACTCTGTCTTGGGTTGTCATGACCAGTAATAATGTCAGTGGGTTTGCTAGATTTTTGTTATCCGTTGACGGGTCGACAGTACTAACAGATAGTGTATCAAGCTCGGTTATAGCGTTAAATCAATGGAATCACCTGGCGTTTGTCAGAAATGGCGATATATTTACCCTATACCTAAATGGTACTTCGGTTGTGACATATTCAAGTGGTACACCCAGTCTTTATGCTGCAACAAATACCATATCCATTGGAGCATCCAGCGCAGGTACACAACCATTCACTGGCTATATAAGCAATTTCAGGCTTGTTAAAAGCATAGCAGTTTACACTACTACGTTTACGCCAGCTACAGCCTCGTTGACTAACGTACAAACAGCCAATCAAAATGGATTACCATCTGCTGCTATCAACTATGCCGCCGCGTACAGTGGAGTGTTCAATGGTTTGACACAATATCTATATGTACCAGGAACCAATTCGCAATTTGCTTTTGGCACTGGTGATTTCACAATTGAAATGTGGATATATCAAAATGCTCGTTCTGCAACTAATGGATGGTTATATGATTCTCGACCGGCTGGAACCGGTAGCGGTGCTAGTCATGTATGTTTTGGTGTAGGTCCTGCTGGTGAAATTTTTAACGGTACAATTTCTCTTAACACTTGGTATCACATTGCGATTTGTAGGAGTGGTACAACTCAGACTACATATATCAATGGTGTACAATCCTCTAGCGGCACCAGTACTACAAATTGGTTAAACGGCACTAATAGACCAATAATTGGTACAGATGGTAATGTTCCATTATCACCTGGCTACATTTTTAATGGTTATATTACTAATTTACGTGTAGTTAAAGGAGTAGCAGTATACACTGGCAACTTTACAGTACCAACCTTGCCACTGGCAACTACACAAAGTTCTAGTAGTAACATAGCAGCTATCACCGGATTGCAAACCAGCATGTTAACATTACAAGGCGCAGCTATAACAGATGCAAGTGCATATGTAAACACAATCACCAACGTTGGCGGCACAACAGCATCTTTACTAACACCAACCTTACCACCAAAATATTACTATGCAAGTTTTAATGGTAGTACACAGTATTTGACTGTACCACATTCAACTGCAATTAATCTTAGTACTGGTGATTTTACTATTGAAGCATGGGTATATACTACTGTATTAAACGGTCAAAACGGTATATTTGGTAAGAGAGAATTACTACAATACATTGGTGTAATATTTCGTGTACTTAATACCACAAATAAATTAGTCATGCAAATTGCTAGTTCATCTGGTACATCATGGGCAATTGATTCTAATCTTGATTTTGGTTTACCAGCACTAACAACAAACACTTGGTACCATGTAGCATTGGTTAGAAGTGGCAGTTCATTTAGGATATATCAAAATGGTGTGGGCGGTACAGTCTATACCTATGCTGGAACTATTTCACATACTACTGCTCCAGGGTATATCGGTAAATCAGATGGTGCATCGGGCGACCAATTCTGGAATGGCTATATTAGTAATTTCAGAATTGTAAAAGATGTCGCAGTCTACACTGGCAACTTTACACCACCTACCATTCAATTATCTACTATACAAAATGCCAGCAGTAATATTGCTGCCGTGACTGGAACACAGGCCAGCTTGTTAACTTTGCAAAATAATACTATTATAGATAATAGTGCAAATTCAGCAGCAATAACTAATGTTGGTGGCATTTCAATTGCTACCGACTCCACACAAATTCCAGCTTATGTAATAGTATTAACTGCGCAAGCGGCAACCATTGTAGACAATAGTACACTGCCAGTGTCCATCACCAATACCGGTACAGTAACCAGTATTGCAGTTAATCCATTCACCAGTACCACCAGCTTGCTAATAGCTCAGTCTAGAACTATTGTTGACACCAGCGGCGGCGCTATTGCTATTACCAACCAAGGTGTAACCGGCGTTAGCGTGAACAATCCATTTACTGCCTATGCCGGTACCAGTGTATTGACCAGTCAGTACAACGTATCAAATAATAACAATTTCTTCTCGGACAACAGCTTTAATAACTATTTAATTGTTAGAGCAGGTACTGCTACACAAGGCGCAGTGAATCCGTTTGTAACTGGTTGGAGTTATCAATTCAACGGATCCACTGACTACTACACAGCGAGCACTGCCATCGAGTGGGCATTCTTACACAATGGTATTGAAGATTGGACTGTGAGATTTTGGATATATCCAAGAAGCTCATCACTAATGGTTCCGCTAGCCACAACCAATGTGGCCGGTCAAACTGGGATCAGTATTGAACTTAACAATACCACCTATGGTGGTGTAACTGGCAGCATGTCCGTGGTGTTCTTTAATGCCACTGGTAGCGCCGTTACCAACCCGGCATTTAATTCAAATCCGGTAGTAGTATTAAACCAGTGGAACTACATAGCGGTTACTTTTACAGCTAATACAAAAACAGTTGGTTTTTATATTAACGGTCTAGCAGCTGGCTCAAGTAGCTTACCATCGTTTGTGTACAATACTGCGGCGCCGACTAACACATTAAATATTGGTAGAAATCCGGCTGGTACTGCATATTTTTCGGGATACATATCTAATTTACAAATTGATAAAGGTGTCCAGTCTACAGTACAACCAATTGCGCCACTAACCACTGTGGCAGGCACCGGCACATACAGTGTATTATTCAATGGTACTACTTCTTATTTGGCAGCGCCATTGGCAGTAGTAACAACATTAACTAGTGACTACACAGTCGAAGCATGGATCTACATGACCGCTGTTGCAACTGGTATTACATACGCTACCTCAGTTAATATTATTAGTGGTAATGTGGGAGTTACTAGTTATCAAACTTGGGGTATTACTAATGCTGGATATATTGTAGCAGCAAGAAATGGCCTTAGCTATCAAACAGTAACAGCAACAACACCAAGTTTAAATACTTGGACACACATAGCTTTTGTAAATCGATCAAATACGGTAACAGTATACCTGGCAGGAAATAATGTTGGTACTATTGCCCAGACTGGAACATGGGGAACCACAGCTAATACTACAGTCATTGGTGGGTGGTCAGGCACAGGTGGCAAATTCACTGGACATATTTCTAACCTACGTGTAACAAATGGACAAGCCCTGTACACAGCAAACTTTACTCCATCAACTACAGCAATTTCCAATGTTACAACTAATTATAGTACTAATTTTGCACTGCTAGCAAGTAGTTTAAGTTTCAATGGTACAACCCAGTATATATCTATTACAGGAACTACAGGCGATGCTTTAGATTTAGCAACCGGTGCTCTAAATTGGACCATAGAGACTTGGTTTTATCTTACCAGTGTTGCATCTAATCGTGTAATATTTGGAAAAGGTGGCGCAACTGGCACCGTGAATCCTTCATATATTTTTAATATCAATGCCGGAACTGGAACATGGACCTTGGGCAACGGTGGATCCGGCGCAGCGGCAGCACAAACCATAATTGGCACCTTTGTGATATCTACTTGGTATCATTTTGCATTAGTGCGTAACGGAAATACAATAACTGCATATGTAAATGGGGTATCACAAACTCCTGTATCTCTGGCTGCCGTTATGAGTAATACTGGTAATAATTTATTAACGATTGGTGCTAATTCCGACGGCAATCTTCTTCCCTTTGCAGGTTATATTTCTAATTTCCGTATTGTTAAAGGTCTAGCTGTATATACCAGCAATTTTGTTGTTTCCACAGGCCAATTGACTAGTACACAAATTGCTAATCAGAATGGCAATCCTTCTGCGGCAATACCAAATTTGAGTTATACGTCATTGCTATTAAACGGTACAGCAGGATATATCACCGATACCGGGGGCTATAGTCTAACTGTGACTAATACCAACCTTGTTGTATCTGCCGACATAGCGCCAGCACTTAATTCTTTACCAGCATATTCAACAGTACCAGACAATGTAGCATTACAAATGGGTACCGGGGATTTCACCATTGAAGCATGGATCTATTATACAACAACCACTGGGCCAACTTATTTTGTTGGAACTGGGTCGGGTGCAGGTACATATCGGATTGGTGTTAACAATGCAACTGGCGCAGTTGTATTTTACTCGGTTAATAATATATTATTAATTACTACTCCTACTAATACTATAACAATTAATACATGGGCACATGTAGCTGCGGTAAGAGCTAGTGGAATAATAACAATATATATCAATGGCCAAGCAATGGCAAGTGCTGCCAATCTTGACAACTATTCAGCTGGATTGACGGCAATTGGCTCATGGAGCGCAACAACTGTATCGTCTTGGGCAGGTTATTTGACAAATCTTCGAATAACAAAAGGTGCAGCAATATATCAATCTATTGCTTTTACTGTTCCTACTGTAGGACTAACAACAATAACACAACCCGTTGTTCCTTATAGCGTATATTTCAATGGTAGCAGTTACTTGACTGCTACTAGTAATAGTTTTGTTATAGGCACCGGCGACTTTACAGTAGAGTGTTGGGTATGGGTTGACCCTGCAGCTGATAGTCTAGCAGGTATTGTAACTAGTACAACTCAAACAACATCAGGATTTATACTTGCACGTAACGGTGCCGGTATTGCTAATGCAAATAGCGCAGGTGTAAATTTTATTTCGTGGACATTACCGACTAGTACTTGGACACATGTTGTATTAACCATGCAATCTAATAGATTATTTGCTTTTGTCAATGGTACGTTTATCAGCTCAATGACTTCTACATTTTCTAATTTGTCCGACACTGTTCGATTGGGTAGTAGATACGCAGATTCTAATCCGTTTCCGTTTATCGGCTACATAAGTAATCTTAGAATTCTAAGTGGTGTTGCACTATATACTACAGTTAATTTCCTACCGCCAACAACATCATTAACTGCTATCGCTAATACTATATTTTTAACTGCACAATCAGCTACTGCAATTGATAATAGTACCAATGCCATTTCAATAACTGCCACTGGCAATCCTGCTTTTAACAGTGGCGGATCATCTGTTCCTTTTGGTTATACTAATTTACTTGCAGCAAGATCTAGCACTCTCACTGATTCTGGACCTTATGCATTTACTTTAACCAATGTAGGGCCACCAACTACCACGGCACTTGTTAATCCGTTTGGTACTGGTATTACCAATTTGCTCGCTGCTGGTAATGCTACTGTTGTAGATTCTAGTGTTAATGCATATGCAATGGTCAATAATTTGGCTACAGTGTCGACGGCAAGTCCGTTTGCAGCTGGTACTAGTTTATTAACTTTAAAAGATAGCTATGCAGTGGATCGATCAGTTTATGCTAGAACATTAACCAGGGCAGGTACACCCACTGTTGAAAACTTTTCACCATATCCACCAGCTGGCAGCTGGTCAAATTCTGCATACGGCGGAACTGTGGTACTAAATGGTACCGCAGATTATTTAAATTTACCGGCTAGCTCGTTGGTATTGGGCATAAGCAATTTTACATTAGAATGTTGGTTTTATTCTTTTGGTCTACTAACTGCACAGCCTAAATTAATTGACAACTTTATTGGTATTGCAGCAGCATTCCAAACTGGGCAATGGCAGCTGGGATTTAGTGCAACTGGACTTTTACAATTTGGTTATGCTACCGGTGTTAGTACCACAGTATATGTAACCGGAACTGTTGCACTATTACCAAATCAATTTTATCATGTGGCTGTAGTTCGTACCGGGACCGGCACAAACCAAATAACTATATATGTTAACGGAGCAGTCTATGCCCAAGGTACAATAGCTGACAGTTTTGGTGTTGCGGGTACCACCACAGGCGGCAGTATTGGTCGTCAAACTGGTAGCAATACACTATTTTTCAATGGCTATATAGGCGGTATTCGATTAGTCAACGGTACTGCACTGTACACCAGTGCATTTACACCACCTGCGGCCCCTCCGACTACGGTTGCAAATACTGCATTATTAATTGGCAATACTGTAACTTCTGCTATTAACGATCCCTCGTCGAGGAGCGCGATCAGAAGTGTAGCAGGCGCAGCACAAGTAGTCAACTCAGTTTACCGGTATGGCACAGGATCTGTTTATTTTAACGGATCTAGTAACTACCTAACAGTACCCTACTCGGATGTCAAGTTTAACTTTGGTGCTGTATCCGATTTTACTATCGAATTTTGGATGCGTGCCGCAGCACTACCGGGTACTTCTGCACAGTTATTTGACACCAGACCGGCATCAACTAACGGGGCGTATCATCTTATCTATTTAAGCAGTGATGGAACTGTTAGATATTATGTCAGCACAGCAGACAGGATTACCAGCGCAGCCAGCGCAATTGCTATTAATACATGGTATCATATTGCTCTAGTTCGTTATGTTAATACCACTACTTTGTATATAAATGGTGTAGTAGCTGGAACCCCATGGGCTGATACTACCGCATATATAAGTGCAAGCATAGTGAATATCGGAGCCGGCTACAGCGGCGGTGCAACAATATCCAACTATTTCAACGGTTACATTGATGATTTACGTGTAACCAAGAGCGTGGCCAGATACACCGGTGCATTCACTCCACCAAGCAAGATGGTTTCTTAATAAATACTAATAATGGAACAAAAATGGCACTAACTAGAGTTTTAACGGATTTACAAGCAACATATACGCTGCCCGCAATATGCGATGACATCAGCGGCTCGTTTAACAGTAGCACTCAGATCTTTCCCTTGAGTGTCGACGAAGTGTCCATAAATACAGTGACAGATTCAAGACAAGTACAGGTGAGCATAAATGGGCAAATTTTACGTCCTTATATAGCAGAGCGTACCCTGCCTTGGAGCGTAGAATACGATATAAACGGAGATTACCGAGTAACAACAGATGGCAACCTTATCATATATAACCCACCAGAATTGGGCGACCGCGCTATGGTTACTGTAGTTACAATTGGCACATACGTACAGCGCAGAACTGCAAGTTACTCAGTCAACTTGATAGCATTTGGAGATTAAACAAAAATGGCAAAACACATAACACCAGAATATTACACGTTCACCCCGTCTACCAAGACTATCGTGATCAACCGTTACCTGCGTCAAGAGCAACTGCTACTGATCACTAACACCACCAGAAATACCGTACTGTTTAATTTCAGTGACCCTACTTATACATTGGTAAGTTTTGTTAGCATAATAACTAATAACGTACCGACTACTAGTATTGTATTGAAGTATGACACTACCAGTGTTATGCAAAGTACTGATAAGATTGCTATCCTGGTTGAAGAATCCAACGAAACTTTCCAACCTATGGAAATTTTAATGGATCCAGTTAACAAACTGCGCATAAGTCAACCACAAGCATTAATTGACACTGACTTTGAATATTCAACACAGACCACTAAGTGGGAAAGTATTTCCCTAATAAATAATCGTCCGTTTGCATATTATAATACATATGATCAACTTGCCTACACTGATATTACTGCTACTAACTTGAGCCGTACAGTTTCGGTGGCGTCGACTGCCAACCCCGGTGTTGGTACTCCGGTGTTTATGCAAGATACTACCTGGGCTGGTGCAGATGGCTTGTTCATGGTTGATGCTAGCAGTGGTAGTGCTTTTACTTATACAGCCAGAATTGCATATCCGGGCACCACTGGATCAATCAACAACGCTAATACCACTAACATTTATCGTGGTTATGTGTTTACTGGTGCTGCAATTGGTTTGAGCACAGTAACATTCAGTGGTACTGTAATTACTGTTACATGTAGCGTTCCGCATGGTTTATTACTTGGTAATGAAATTGGTATTATTGGATTGACAGCCACTACATTCCCTCCAAATGGTTCTTGGACTGTGGCCACTGTGTCAAGTCCAACAGTGTTTACCTATAATGTAATTAGTACACCAACTGGTACAATTGGATATGGTAGTGCTACACTATACGTTCGTCCACAGGGTAACTTCTTACATCGTTCGTTTGACGGTGGTGTTACATTTAGTACTAATGCTATCAGTCACAACCAACAGTTAATACGTCAAACACGACGTTACTTCCGTTACCAGAGCGGTAAAGGCATTCAGATGAGTACTGGTACTTTGCTTAAACCAAGTTTAAATTTAGACGCTGTCGCCGCAGTTGGTGCAACGGTTACAGTAGTTACTAAAGTACAGCACAACATTAATCCTGGTATTACCATTGCAATGACCGGATGCGATCAAGCGGCCTATAATGGCATATATACGGTTGCAACAGTACTAGATCCTTACAAATTTACCTATATAGCCACCAACAGACTTGATGCTGCTGGCTCGACCCCGTCAGTAGCTGTAGCCACTGGCTTGCCTTATTTGAGTATTACCAATTGGTATGGAGCCAACACTCGAGTGGGCATGTATGATAACCAAAATGGTGTATTTTTTGAATATGACGGTCAGACTATATATGCAGTACGTCGCAGCAGTACATATCAAATTAACGGATGGATAAGTGTTGCTGCTGGTAGTAACAGTGTGTCGGGTATTACCCTTAATGGTGTGAGCCCTATTTTTAGTAAGCAACTTGTACCCGGCGATTTTGTAGTCATTAAAGGTATGAGTTACAAAGTAGAAACAATTACCAGTGATGCAGCATTGACAATTCAACCGGCATATCGTGGTACTGTTAACTTGACCGCAGCAGTAATTAGTAAAACTATTGACTACAAAGTACCACAAAGTCAATGGAATATTGATCGTGCAGATGGTACTGGTGTTAGTGGATTTAATCTTGATCTAAGCAAAATGCAGATGTTGTACTTGGACTACAGTTGGTATGGAGCTGGCTTTATACGTTGGGGATTCCGTGGATTAAACGGCGACGTTATGTACTGTCACAAAAGTCCTAACAACAACTTAAACTATCAAGCATATATGCGTTCAGGTAACTTGCCTGCCAGATACGAAACAAATACATTTAGCAAGAGTACACAGCTAGCTAACATACAGGCAAATGGATCTACAACACTTGGTAGCAGTGATAATATAATCTATGTAAATACATTACCAGCTGGATGGCCTACTAGTGGCGGCGGCACCGCAGTAATACGTAATGCAACAGCATATGAATATGTTAATTTTGCTGGTGTTGGTACTGCAAATATTGCAGGACAATACACAGTTAGTACATTAACTGGTGTTGTTAGAGCACAAGCTGGCGCAACATTAACATTTACTACTAACACTGCAACTCCGGTTATAACCGGTGTAAGCACCACCGGTGTGCAAATTGGTCAATACGTATTTTCTACAACCAATGCAGTTCCGGCTAACACTTATGTTGTCGGCTTTGTAGTTAATACCAGCGTGACTTTGAGTCAAGCACCGATGTCTAATGGATCAACATCGTTGATATTTTCTCCTATGGCAGGCGCAGCACAGAGCTATACATATAGTGCTACTGCTCCTGTTGCAGTTGACCTACATGCTCCGTTGTTTGCTAGTACAATCAGTCACTGGGGTACGTCGGTTATCATGGACGGTAGATTTGATGATGACAAATCGTACGTGTTTACAAGAGGTATGACAACAACACTGGCAATTGGTACTGGTGTTAATAATGCAGTTATGAGTTTCCGTATTGCACCTAGTGTCAGTAACGGTGTTGCTGGATCAGCATTGGGCATACGTGAAATTGTAAACCGCATGCAGATGGTTTTGCGACAGTTGGACGTTTTCTCCAATGGTCAGTTCCTTATAACCATGATCTTGAATGGTACAGTTAGTAGTGCAACACCAAACTGGTCCAGCGTAGGTGGTTCTAGCTTGGCACAGTACATTTTCCATACGTCGGCAACTACTATTACCGGTGGCGAATCAATTTTTGGATTCTTCTTAAACACAACGGGTTCGGGATTTACAACAACTCAGCAAGAATTGAATTTGGTTCGTGATATGGGTACAAGTATATTAGGTGGCGGTGTTGCTGCCGCTAATGTGGGCGTATTTCCAGACGGACCAGACGTGGTTACTGTTATGGCCCAGAACATTGGTACTTCATCGGGTAACATATTTGCACGTATGTCCTGGACGGAAGCTCAGGCCTAATCTTGGAGATGGCCCTTGAGCTCGAGAAATTATACTAAACATTGGACATTGACTACGCAACCTGTAACCGGGTTGCAAATTGGTGACGAGTGGTTCAATCCTACTACTAATAAACTATATAAGTTTATGGTACAAAACAATACCAGTCCCGCCTGGATTGAGCTGTTCACCGGCGCTACTACGTACGGCTATCCAGGTTACTTGCCACAGTTCTATTATCAATTGCAGGTGCCTTATATTGGTCGACGGATTACAACAGCGCAAGGTGTGTTTGGTGTAGGAGTTGATGGAAACGGATTGGGTATAACACTAAACCCACAAACTACTTATAGATTCACTGCACAATACTCGTTTGCTAAAATACTTGGAGCAACCAGCCATACTGTTGCATTAAGTTTTGGTGGAACAACAACATTAAACAGCATTGGTTATAATGTAAATTATAAAGTTGGGACAACAAGTTTTACTAATATTTCATCTGCAGAATCATTTCAAATATATAATACAACTGCGGCTAGCACAGTAATCACTGGTGCAATAGCATCAGCAACCAGTTACATAGCTTGTTTTATTGAGGGAACAGTGAACGTAGCCACTGGCGGTACATTTATTCCAAGATACACACTGAGTGCCGATCCGTTAGATGCTTATAGTACACAACCTGGCAGTTATTTTAGCATATATCCAGTGTCCGCAGCAGGCTCAATGAGCGCAGGTGCATGGGGTTAATTTGACAAATTTCAACACCGATGGCAAATAAATATATATAGTTATTTTAAGGAATTTTCATGAGTCATTTTGCAAAAGTAGAAAACGGTATTGTAACTCACGTTATTGTGGCAGAACAAGATTTTATTAATTCCGGCTTGGTCGGAGATCCTTCAATTTGGATTCAAACTAGTTACAATACATATGCCGGTGAACATAGATTAGGTGGAACACCATTGCGTAAAAACTATGCAGGATTGGGATACACTTATGATAGTGAGAGGGATGCGTTTATACCCCCAAATCCATTTCCAAGTTGGATATTAGATGAGAATACTTGCCTTTGGAATCCTCCAATTCCAATGCCAACATCAGAATTGAATAATGTATATTATACATGGAACGAAGAAACACAAAATTGGACTGAAAATACAACTCCAGAGTTACCGATAGAATAACACATTAAATTATGCCGTTAAATTTTCCTGACAGTCCAAGTACTAACGATCCGTATACATACGGAAATCGAAGCTGGATATATAACGGTAGGGCCTGGGTTGCATCGGGTCAAATAGTTGGATATACCGGAAGCCGAGGCACAACCGGATACGCTGGATCTATTGGTAATTTAGGTTATACTGGCAGTGTTGGAACATTTGGATATACTGGTAGTTCTGGCCCTAGTTTTGTTAATATATATACCTCTGGCACTTTATATGTATTTGATGGATCTAGAAGATGGTACGCTCCGTATAACTTATCAATCTCGTCTGTTGTAGCCAATTTGGTTACATCTGCAGACAGTAATTTAATTTTTAGTATTAAAAAGAATGGAGTTACGGCAGCAACTATTACTATAAGCACTGGTCAATATACGACTACGTATTCTACACCGTTTACTATGAATAGCGGAGATTATTTAACTATTAGTATATTGCAAGTAGGATCAACTAATAGCCCCGGAAGTGAACTTTACGTACAACTCAAGTACAACCAAATCTAATTATAAATAATTAGCTTAATTAAGCATAAATATAGTAATAGGTCTAGGAGTTTTATACAATATGGCAATAATTAGGACAGCAAAATACGGGGTACAAGTCCCAGCACTCACAGAGGATCCATATCCAAGTTCTGGAAAATTGTATTTCCAAAATGAAGCCTTTAGCAGTGCCAATTTGAGCGTGTTTTTTGATAGAACCGTTAGTTGGAGTACCACCGGAACTGGTTATGGCACATTTGGCTACAGTACAGTAACCGGTGCGCCAGAAGCCTTGGGCGGCATGTTGCAACTCAAAGGTGAAGTGACTTTTGTTCGCCATGCTACATTCAATACTCAAGCAGTGCAAAGTAATAACCTAGACCAAGCACCGTTTGCTAGTATGGATCCTACACGCCCTATTATACAAAGCAGATATGATACAGATGGTGTTAATAATCAGGTGCTTATTAGCTACAATCAGCAGACGCTGCTAGCAGCTGGTGATTTGTTTACCTATTATCGTCGTGTTAATACAAACACTGATAGTAGCACAGGTTTCCCGTTGCAAAATGCTACTCAGACAGCTGCCTATACAGGATTTCCAGTTTACAGAAATCCCAGTACCAATAACATGGTACTAGTGGCAAATAACCATGTTACTGCTTATGTTCCGGGATTTACCCAGGGTGCGCATTTACCTAACATGTTTAGTGCCGCAGCACCTACTATTGCAGCCGCAGGCGCAGGGTCGGGGACTAGTACAGTGCAATTCTTGGGCGTAAGTAGTGTTGACGGTTTGGCCATGTTCTTAAACAATAACATTGGTAATGACTACACACAAAACATCTACAAGTATAATGATGGTACTACTACAGCTACCAACCCGGGAATATTTAATACTAGCCCGTCTGCTGATGGTAGGACAGGTGGTAGTGCAGGCGGCGCAAGAACAACCCCGACCGGTGGTACATTCCAACCAAAATTTGCCAGCAGAACTTTTATAGACCCTAATACTAGCCCGAGTGTTACTAGTGGCCAGACCGGATTCTATGTTCCATATTTTGATACCGCTGGTGCATATCACCCCTTCTATTTTTTATGGAATAAAACAAACGATACATTTTCAAGATTTGGTAATGTTATTACAACTACCATTGCCACTCAAAACTCATATTGGTATCCAGATACTGTAACTGCCAGTAGCGTATCGGTTACCACTGGTATGCAACGTATCGTTTATAACGAGTCGTTTACTTTCAGTGGTACCAGATATCTAACACTGATGCAGTTCCATGGTGCTGGTGGTATATTTGATGGTAATGTTGCACAGCGTACATTTATGACTTACAGTGTTAGTAGCACCGACTACACACAGACTACATTCCATAGCGCCATGACAGTTCCGGCAACACCAAAGAATATCTGCTGGTTAAATGATGCTAGAACATTAATGGCTATCATCACACACAATTATACCTATGTGTACAGTTTCAACAGTGCAGTGACTGGATGGAACTTGACAGCTAGTTACAACTATCAATTTAACAGCATAGGTAGAGATAGCTTAGGGCGTATATGGGCGGTAGATCAAGGTCCGTTGGCTTATGGGCGTGTACATCTGTTGTCGGGCAGTATGCCGGCTACTATTACGGTAACACCGGCCGCTACTAGTTACAACTACAGTGGTACTACAATTCCCACTACATATACGGTTGATGCATATGATATCAGTGGTGCAAGAGTAACAGCCAATGTAACGTTAACTTCAACAGGATCTAGTATAGTATTCTACACCAGTAATATTTTAGTAACTACCAGTGCAATTACAGTTACTACCAGTGCCAGTGCAACTACCACTGTGAACGCTGCTGTGATTAGTGCTGGTGTAAGTACAATTACCACTACTGTGACTTTATAAGGATTTGTAAATGAGTGATACATATGATAGAATTGTAGAACAACTTGATGACAATGAGCAAGTGATTTCTAGTAGAACTTTCAGATGTGAATTTTCAGGCGGCGTGTTAACCGTTGGATTACTAACCATCGATAGTGATGGCAATGAAACAATTCAACCAGGATTAAGTCAGCCATGGAAATGCATGCCAGATGGCAGCAGAGAAAATTTTGTAGATGCCGCAGATGCTTTTGCTTGGGTAGATTTGGTCGCCGGTACATTAATAAATTAAGGAAAATATTGTGGCAATTATAAGAACATTTAAACGGGCATTTCAAGCAGCGGCTGTACTTGAAGATCCAATCCCAGGCTCTACCTACATGTATTTTCAGACCGACGGTGTTAATAAAACCAGCTTAACACCACAATTTGATGTTGAGTATAACTTTGCCCCCAGTGGTGTTTTGCCTAATACGATAATTAATGCAGCTGACAATGCCACTATGATCACATACAATACATTTGGTCACCCTATTTTAAGTGGTACTGTTACAGCACAATATAACATTAGTTTCAATATGTTTACTGGTATACTGGCACTTAACGGTGAAGTTACACACGTTCGACATTTTACTATTGCAAAAGACACCTATAGTACTAATTTAGATCATGCTCCTTTCTTTTCCATGGATCCTGCACGTAGACCGTATCCAGCATCTTATTTTACAGATGGAACCAGCAGTGTTGCTATTTGGACACATTGGCAAAATAGTCCAGCAACTAACACTGCCACTGCCGAAAGCACAAGATATATTGTGATGGTAAATGGAACCAGTGCAGGTATAGCCAGCGGAACCATAGTGAATCAAAATAACTATATGAGTGCTGTAACCACTAGTTATTTTCCACATGCATACCCTATGTATAGAAATCCTAGCACTGGTAATATGGTCTACCATGGGTTATATGCCACTGGTATTTATCCTAGTGCAGCGGCTGGATTCCATTCGGGCCAAGCATTCACTGCACAAGCAACACAATCGTCGCCTTCAACCGGCGGCGCTACAAATTATACAACTCAATTTCTTGGAATAAGTGCAGTAGATGGTTTAATGATTACCATGCAGAATGGTACCACAGATGACATTAATCAACAATTTTGGAAATATAACGATGGTGCCAATACAGCCACACAGTTAAATGCTTTTAGTGCAAGTCCTGCTGCTAGCGGATCTAGTGTAGGTGGCAATAGGACAACTACACAAGGCAGCTATAAATCTAAGTTTTCTAGTCGTTGGTTTACTGATCCATTGGCAGCAAACAGTCGAGGATTCTATGTACCATATGTGGATACCGCTGGTAACTATGCACCGTTTTACTATCAATGGAACACGGTAACTGATGCATTTAGTCGTAATGCTAACAATTGTACTCTCAGCTATGGCGCCAATAGTTTAAGCACATATTGGGCACCAGATGGCACTGCTCCGGCAACAATCACTACTATATATGGCATGCAGTCAGTCTGGGCCAATGAAACATTTACAGTAGGCTCAAATCGATATTTATTGTTTATGCAATTGAACGGCACTGGTGCTCTTGCCGATGCTGCCCCAAAATCATGTACATTTATGTGCTACAGCGTAAATGCCGGAGACCCTAGGATCTTAACATACCATAGTAGTATTCCGGTACCTACAACACCAAAAAATATTGTTTGGTTAAACGATAGTTTAACTATATTGGGTGTGTTTTGCTTAAACAATTTCTATATCTATACGTTCACCGAAGCCGCTGGTTGGACACGTACAGCAACTTTACCATTTCAATTTAGTGCAGTGGGTAGAGATAACCTTGGACGCATCTGGGGAGTAGAACCAGGACCATTTAGATGGGGTCGTGTACATTTGATTAGTTTAACAGTACCTGTGACTATTGTAGTTACTCCCGATGCTACTACCTATACCTATACTGGTACACCAATTACTGGTAACTTGGCAGTTAAAGCACTTGATGCCAGCGGAAATAGGATTAGCACCACAGTTAAACTGGTCATTGATGGCGGCAGCATGTTGTTTGGTGGTAGTAACTACACTACCACAGTAACCACATCGGCTAGCGCAGATGTCAATGCAGCAGTCACCATTTCAGGCGGAGGCGTTAGCAATATTATTGCCAGCGTGTCGGTATGAGGGTAGATTGTGTCTGCTATACTATCCAATCTTGATCTAGTTGTCAATCGTCTCACGACGATAACTGTTGTACAAAGTGATTCCTCATTGGTCAAGACCACAGTGGGGCTCAATCTCAGTGAAACTAGCGTATTCACCCAAAGCAACATAAGATCAATATCTACAACTCCGGTATTGGCGAATGTTATAACCACAATTGGGTATGCTGGTGCTAATATTGGTCAGTCAATTTACATTATAGATGATGATGTCACTAGCATAACTGCCAACGCAAACAGTTTTGCAGTTACTAGTACTACATCAGTACTTGGTGGGGGATTAAATTACACATATGGTAACATAGTTTCAAACGTTAGTGCATATGCAACAGTAACTTATACCACCCCCGGCACTTATACTTGGACTTGCCCTGAGGGTGTAACCAGTATAAGTATGGTAGGTGTGGGTGGTGGTGGGGGCGGCCAACAAAAAGCTGCCGGCGGCACTGGCGGCGCTGGAGGCTTAATTGATTACTATAATGCTTATGCAGTGACGCCTGGTACCAGTTATACCATTGTTGTGGGCGGGCGTGGCGGTCCGGGAACCAGTGCCGGTGATAACGGAGACGCAACGTATTTCATTGATGCAGCAGCAACTGCACCTGCAATATATGCAGCTGGAGGAACCGGCGGCGGCAATATGAATTGGTTAACCGGCGGTACCACCGGTAGTATTATTAATAGCACGTATTCTTCAATTGATACGTTTACTGCACAAGACTCCAATGGTGGTACTATAACTTACAGTGTCGCTAATGGTCCAACCGGTTTAGTAATAAATTCATCCACTGGTGTATTGTCTTATACCCAACAAGTAAGTCCTTCCCTGTCTGATGGTTACCTTATTACAATTAATGCAACATCAACTAGTGGCAGTAGTATTGATAAATTTTATACATTGACATTCGCTGCTGAATCTTATTTGTACTATCTATTAGTAGCCGGCGGTGGTGGCGCAGGCGCAGATGGCTCAGTATCTGCAGTCAGTCCGGGCACAGGAGGTGGTGGTGGTGTGGTGTTGGGATCAATTGGGATAACATCGTCCACTAGTGGAAACAGTTTAGTCACCATTGGGTCGGGCGGCAGCTTGGGCAGCAATGGTGGCAACACCAGTGCAATTGGCACATCAGTATTTGGTGACAATGGTGTAGTTGCCATTGGCGGCGGCGCAGGCGGCAGTGCATTAACCGGAGATTCTGGCCAGCCTGGCGGCAGCGGCGGCGGCGGCGGATACAGCCCTAGCGTGGTTAGTGGTGCTGGCGGCGCCGGATTGCAACCCAGTAGTACGTGGGGCGGTTACGGAACCGGAGGTGCAGCCGGAAATCAAGGTGGGTTTGGTGGCGGCAGTGGTGGAAGTAATTTAACTAGTTATGCCTTGGGTAGTTTGTTTTTTAATGGTACTAGCCAAACTCTTACATTTTCGGCACAAACTGCGCTTTCGTTTGGTACTGGAGATTTAACTATAGAGATGTGGGTATATCCTACCTCGTTTGCACCCGATGGTATATATGCAGGGTTAATAGATGCAAGATCAGGATCTGGAAACACGTCGTGGAATGTTGGCTTATTTGTATCTGCAGGTAATATGTATGCTTACATGCAAATAATAGGAGCCACAGGAAATCCATCTGGTGCTACTATCATTCCATTAAACGCCTGGACACATATAGCTTGGACAAGACAAAGTTCTACATTTAAAATTTTTGTTAATGGTGTTATAGACTACAATGCCAGTGAGACTCGTGCAATTGATGCCGGAGGTACTAGTCAAACAATAGGAAGACATAATGAAGCTGGTCGTTATTATCGTGGTTACCTCACTAACATTCGTATAGTAAAAGGTACCGCAGTATATACCTCTGCGTTTTCTCCAACTGTACCGTTATCTAACATCACCAACACATCGTTACTGTTATTAGTCAACAGCGATGCCAATAAAATAACGGATTCAAGCGCAAGTCCAGTTACGCTAACCAACGTTGGCAGTGTAACTTACAGCAGTAGTGTAGTACCATCAGCATCAAACACAGCAGGTACAACAGCATCGGGTAGCTTGGTGTTTAATGGTTCTAGTTATGTAAGTTATCCAACTAATGCTGCTTGGGCGTTCGGTGGAGGCAATTTTACTGTTGAATGTTGGTTTTATCAAACTGCCTATCCTGGTACTAACCAAGGCGGCAGTTTAGTATACCTATGGCACTCGGGCCCCGGCCGATCATTTGCAATGTATGCTAGTTATAACGGTGTAGGCGGCATTGGTGCAAGCTGGAATACTTCTGGTGGCATGAGTGGTGGTCCTGCTACCAGTTTAAACACTTGGTATCATGCGGCTTTTGTTAGAAACGGTGCTAGTTTTTATCTTTATTTAAACGGCGCACAAGTTGCTACCACCGCAGCGGTAACACTTGTAACAAGTTCTGATCCACTGTTCATTGGTGCCAATAATGACGCATCAAACCCAACTTGGTTCTTTCGTGGATACATAACCAATGTTAGAATAGTCAAAGGCACTGCGGTATACACCAGTAGCTTTGCTCCAACAGTACCATTGGCGCTGGTTTCTGGTACATCACTATTGCTGACTGTTGCCAACAATACCAACAGAGCAGTTGACAGTAGCAGTAATAATTTTACCCCAACTATCAGTGGCGCAACCTTTAGCAGCACAGTGGTTCCTAGTACGGGCGCATCGGCTACCGCTGCTGGTGGTAGTTTTTACTTTAACGGTACCAATGCCACACTGACCTCGCCCGGTAATGCAGCATTTAATTTGACTGCTGATTTTACACTCGAAGCTTGGGTATACAAACAAGTTGCATCCAGTGTGTGTTTTATGAGCTGTCAGGCCGGCCCAAGCCCTGGCCGAGGTTGGATGATGTTTATAAACACAAATAACACATTGCAAATGGACTGGTCTATTGCTGGAAATGGTAATATCAAAAGTGGAGGCACTTTCACTAGTGCCGGCACAATCACACTAAATCAATGGTGTCATATAGCACTGGTAAGAAGTGGGTCAACATACACATTCTATATAAATGGCTCTCCAGCTGGTTCTGGTGCTATGAGTGGCGCAGTAAGGCTAGCAGGATCATTTGGCATTGGGTATACTCCAAACGAAACTACCGCTGGAGTAGCTTGGTATCAAGGTTACATGACCAATATCAGGATCGTCAATGGCACAGCAGTATACAAGAGCACATTTACTCCTATACTGTTGAGTGCGGTTACCAACACATCGTTATTGTTATTGGTTAACAGTAGCGGATCATATTTGACCGATTCCAGCGTTAATAATCTCACTGTAACCAGTGTCAATGTCTCTTATAACGGTACCGTCGTCCCCACAGTAGCATCTAGTAGCGGGCCCATAGCAGTTAACATCCTGGGCAATGTCATTGCCAGATATTCAGATGGTGGATATGCAGCCAATAGCAGTGTTAACTATGGTGGTGGCGGTGGCCGAGTTGGATATGGTGTTGCAGGCAATGCTGGAGTAGCTTACTTCTGGTATGCTGGCCTGCAACGCAGCACCGGTGGCGATTTAGTACAATCCGTTTCTTACAGCGGAACCAATTATTGGTTGCATAAATTTACTTCAACTAGTTATATTAATATGTTACCACCGGCTACTTCAATAACTATAAACTACATGATTGTCGGTGGTGGCGGCGGTGGCGGATCTCCAGCTGATAACAGTGCAGGTGGTGGCGGAGCAGGCGGTTTAGTAACTGGCACTTTCATTGTACTTGCAAATTTAAACACTTTTGTAACAGTACAAGTTGGCACAGGCGGCGCCCCAAATGTTAATGGTACAAACAGTTCGGTTACTTGCACTTTAAGTAGTTTTAATAGAATTGCATTAGGTGGCGGCGCCGGTGGTGGCAGCAGTAGCATTTACGGCAGTAATGGGTCACCCGGGGGTTCAGGTGGCGGCGGCGGCGGCTCCAATGGTTCTGGGAGCCCAACGGGTGCAAGTGCGACTCAACCCGGATCTACTTCAGGCGGATATGGTTACAGTGGCGGCAATGGAAGTTACACAATAGGAGCAGGCGGTGGCGGTGGTGCAGGCGGCCCCGGAGGAAATGCAATTGCTGGCGGCGCAGCCGGTGCTGCAGGACTGGGCTTACTAGTTACTACTCCGAGTGCAACATATACAAAAACTTACGCTGTTGGTGGCTCTTCGGGCGGAGGTGGCGGCACGGCAACTGCCAACACTGGTAATGGTGGTAACGGCCTTGGTACCGGGGGCAGCGGAGTTGCAATTTTTTGGTGGCCAGATATATATCCAGCCCCGTCTTCTATTACAGGATCTTATACAACTGTTACAGAAAATGGATATAAAATATATGTGTGTACTGCTGGCAGTATTTCAATGACATTTTAATGTTATGGGTGAAATAGTGACATTTGTTTTCAGTTAAATAACTAGTATGACAATAAGTAGCTCATTTTCATCAAACGTCACAGTCGAAACACTGGTAGTAGCCGGCGGCGGTGGCGGCGGCACAAACTATAACCTGCGTGGCGCAGGTGGCGGAGCAGGGGGATTAGTTTACATTGGTAATCTACGGATACCAGCTGGATCCACAGCCAACGTCATAGTTGGCAGCGGCGGCAATGTTTCGGCTCGCGGCGGCGATAGTGCTATACTGCCTTACGTGCCCACATACAGTCACTGGTTTAATGGTTATAGCACTTTTGATTATCTTACTGTTGCAACCACAACATCTAATGTCACAACATCTGCAGCTGGCAGTTTGAGTTTCAGCGGAACCTCACAGTATTTGTCAATAACCGGAACTACTAGTGGTCCGCTTGATCTGGCAGCAGGTGCAGGAAACTGGACAGTTGAGTTATGGGTGTATCCTCGGTCAGTGACAGGCGAACAAGTTTTCTTTTGGAAAGGTGGTACTACCAGTTCTTTCAACCCATCATATGCAGCATTCATGAGCGGATCTGGTGGACAATTTATTGTTGGTGATGGCGGCGCAGCAGGTGCCAACATTAACTTCCCATCTGGTACTTTTGCCATCAATACTTGGCATCATTTTGCTCTAGTACGCAGCGGAACCAACTTTACTGCATGGGTAAATGGCGCAGTAGCCGGTACTCCATTTACTACGGCATTCACCATGAGTAATACTGATAACAACACATTGACTATAGGTAGTAGTGTTGCCGACGGCTCTACTAGATATTTTAATGGATTAATCACCAATTTCCGTATTGTTAAAGGTACAGCAGTATATACCGCAGCCTTTAGTCCTCGGGTGCCGCTTGGCATTGTTACTGGTACATCATTATTGCTATCGGTTAAGAGTGATGCTAATAAACTAGTAGACGCTAGCGTTAATAACACTGTAGTAAACAATGTTAACGCAGCCACTTTTAGCACAACTGTACCATCGGTGGTATCGGCAGTTTACCCTCTAACATTCTTTTTCAATGACTTTACAGTAGAAGCATGGATCTATCTCAATGCTTATGGAGCCACCTACACCGGCATTGTTGATACCAGAACCGGCGCACTAGCTCAGCCTTGGGCGTTTGGACTTAACGGCACCAGCCTTGATTTCTTCTGGGGAACCGGCGCAACCACTAGAGCTACCAGTAGTATGCGTGTTCCAACCGGGCAGTGGACACATGTGGCGGCCACTCGACAAAATGGAAATGTTTATCTATACATAAACGGATATCAAGACGTTACCTCAGTGGCTGCGGCTAGTGGTGCCGGTGCCAACATTGCTCAAACCAGCAGTAGCATATGGATTGGTAATTTAAGAGATGGTGCTGCTACTGGACAGAACACATATTCGGCTAACGTTTACATTTCCAATTTGCGTACCGTAAATGGCACAGCAGTTTATACTGCCAACTTTACACCACAGACCACTAACTTGTCCAACATTGCAGGCACGACAATGTTGACTTTGCAGAACAGCACATTAGTCGACAATGGTCCATATAACTTACCAATCGTAAAATATTACGGCAGCGTAAGTCCCAGCATATTTTCACAGACCACACCGTCAACTGATGGATACGCCAGCGTCTACTTCAATGGTGCAACCCTGTTGCAGTACACCAACTCAACAGCACTGACTACAGTACCTGCTGTTGATACCAGTGTTAATCAATTTACCGTGACCAGTACAGCATCAATACCAAACGTGATTGCAACAGCACCTGCAATTACACCATTGGGCACTGTAAACAGTATAAGTTTTGCTGGTAGCCAATATTTAACGGTAACAGCAAACGCCGCCTTTGCATATGGCACTGGTAGTTTTACTGTTGAGTGTTGGGTTTATATAACTACAGCTTTGGTTGCTGGTGCGTTTGTTGGTCCATGGACTGGTACCGCAGCAACCAGCTCTTGGGTTTTTACACAAGGCAGTCCTACTGCTACTAATTTAAGATTCGGTGTTTCAGATGGAACAACAGCAACATTTTATCAAGGCGGTGGGGGATTATCCATAAACACATGGATACATGTAGCTGCGGTTAGAAATGGTACTACACTGACATTGTATTCCAATGGCACATCAGTATCCACAAACGCTGGTATTTCTACAAACATATCAGTCGCATCACAGGCACTACAAATTAACGGTATCGCAGGAGCAACTTTTTTAACAACTGGTTACATATCCAATCTACGTATAGTCAAAGGTGCAGCAGTCTACACTGGCAATTTTACAGTACCCACTGCCCCATTAACTATTACTCAAAGTTCCAGTGGCGCAAATATAGCAGCCATTACGGGCTCACAAACCAGCCTGTTACTGCAACCCGTTGCTGGATGGACAGCAGAATGTTGGGTCAATCCTTCGGGTGACTATAGTACTTATAGGACCGTATTTGCCAAACGTGTAAATGCCACAGCCACTACCGAATATGAGGGTTACCTGCGATTGACCAGTGGTGTTATCAGTTTCTATAACGGAACCAATTACGAAAGCACAACAACATTAACTGCCAACACCTGGAGCCACTGTGCCTGGGTTTACACTGGAACCAATATTGTTATCTATGTAAACGGGACGCAAGTATACACAAGCGCAGTCACTATCACCACCAATACTGAACCCATGATTATTGGCGGTGTTAGGACCGGTAGTGAATATTTTCTTGGATATTTAAGTAACTTCCGTTTTACCAGAGGAATGGTATATACCGGCGCATTTACTCCACCCACTAGACCATTTGCCGCAACTCAAACTGTGTCGGGAAACATTGCTGCTATCACTGGCAATATAGATAATAGAACTAATCTACTAGTACTACAAAGCAGCACCTACAAAGACAACAGTGCGAACAACTATCTATACGGTTACACATACACCATCAACACCGGCACGCCATTAATCAAAACCGATGTTGTACCATTTATAGACCCCGTCCGCGGCGTAATTGCCTATGGTGGTGGTGGGGGTGGATTTAACGATTCTACACCCAACGCTAACTCGGGTGGCAGCGGCGGTGCCAGCTGGTATCCTGGTTACACAGCCTTATCTTCGAGTCAGCCTACTACCAGCTACTACAACGGTACGGCTTATACCAATACCGGCTTTGGCAACACAGGCGGTGTTGGTGGCGCAGTTCAACCCTATGGTGGAGGTGGTGGTGGCGCAGGCGGTGCGGGTGACAGTGTCTCTGTGGGTACTGCCAATGGTGGAATAGGTCGCCAATACACGATAAGTGGCGTACCCACATACTATGCAGGCGGCGGCAGCAGTGCTGGCTACCCACTCAATGCAGGGTATCTATTGAGTTCGGGTGGCCTAGGCGGCGGCGGCCAGGGCGACAACAGTGTATGGGCAGCAACACAAGTTACAGGATACACAGGCAGCACTGGTACTGTTAACGCAACTGCCAATGGCTCGCCATATACCGGCGGCGGCGGCGGCTCGGGTGGTTGGGGTGGTTCGGGCATAGTCATCATGCGCTATCTAGGCACACAAATAGCCACCGGCGGTACAGTAACATCAATCGGCGGATATACCATACACACATTTACCACAGCAGGAACATTTACTATAGCTGCTAATATCTCAATTGGCAGTGCAGGCGGCAACGGTGGACCTTACGCCGGCGGAGGTGGTGGTGCAGCAGGTTACCTGGGCTTTGGCGGTAACGGCGCAGCGGGTTCGTCGCTAGCAGCTGGCAGCTACGGCATCGGCGGTGGTGGGGGAGGTGGTGGCTCTAGTGCAACATTTGGCGGAGGTGGTGGCGGAGTAGACATTTGGGGCCCAGGTGGATATTCTGGTGCAGGAGGCGCAGCAGGTCAACCCGGCACCGGTGGTGGTCCAGAAGTTACGCTTGGCCTAACTGGTAATGGAGCACAGCCCGGATTTGGCAGCAATGGCGGACTCTACGGTGGTGGAGGTGGTGGAGGCGTTACTAGTTCACTGGATACCTCACGTGGATGGGGAGCAAATGGTGCATTTGCGCTGGTATATTCAACTACATCTAGCACCTATACATATCCATACATCAGTCCACTTAATCTAGTCTACCTTGGCAATCTACAATCTACAAATACCACTGCAATTGGATCAAACGTAGACGTGATTGTGCTTGATAACACCATTGATCAACAAGTATACAATACATTAGGGTACGGACCAACAAACGCAAACTCAAATGTCATCTACGAGTATCCAACAAATAACAACACCGCTTTAGTCACTATAGCCCGAGCACCTGTGGATGGAAATAACATAGTAGGTTCAACAGACATCAACATAACTGTTAACTATCAAGCAGAATGGATGTTGCGTAACAGTGACCCAGCGTTTCCGGCTACTTACGATAAACCGTTTAATTATCAATATGCACAACCAATAACCACTACCAATGATCCAAGGAAGCTGACATTAAAGGCTACATATATCACTAAAACTGGTACCCAGGATGATTCAACTGAGCCCGATCAGTACTTATAACCAGTTAAATACATTATGTCGTTTAGTCAAATAACTTCTGTAGATCTAATAGTAAATCAAATTGTTACTATTGTTACCAAGTATGATCCATCGTCTATAGCTGGCATTAATACAGCAGGCGACATAGTGCCGCTTGAGACTGTTATAAAAACCAGTAGCAATGTAGGAGTAGGGCAAAGATATACTAGATCTGAATTAGCTAACGTAATACAAACCGCAGATTCAGTTAGCCGTTTTGGTAATACTACGTTTGCCTATAGCAATCAGGCCAACGCTATCAGTACGCCTCTGCTACCAGCATTAGAATTAACTAACAATAATGTTGGTGGCCAGGCTGTTATTGCAGGCGCAGGATTAGCCAGCGGTAGTGTGCTACTTAACGGTACTACTCAATCACTGACAGCAAATACAGCAGCTACATGGACTTACCTACATAATGGGTTGCAGGATTATACAATAGAATGTTGGTACTATAGCAGAGCAACAACATATCAAAATCTATTAGGCACCAGTGGAGTAACTACATCCATTGGATTTGAGTTGTCAATAAACAATCCCACAGTGGGCGCAGTGACAGTAGTTTATACCAGAGGTGTATCAACTAATAACACATGGACTTATGCTAATAGTGCTGTTGCCACCGGGGGCTGGTATCATGTAGCAACAACTTTTGCCAGCAGTACAAAAAGATCAAATATTTATGTAAATGGTAACCTGGCAGGTACTGCTGCTAACGTAGCATTTGCTTATAGCGCATCTGCACCAACAAACACATTGGGTATTGGGTTTACAACGGCCACCGGTCAATTTAACGGTCAAATAACTAATGTGCGTATAACTAAATCTATTGTATATACCGCAAACTTTACACCAACAATACCATTGACTAATATCAGCAATACACAATTATTATTGCAGTTTAATTCCAGTGGTGCGTTGTTAACTGATTCAAGTTCTAACAATAATACTATTACCAACGTTGGGGTGGCAACATACTCTACTATAGTACCACCACTTACATCCACTGTAGCCGCAGTAAACAATTATTACAATTACTCGCGATTGTATTTCAACGGTGGATTGAATATACCCTACGGAGATATTACATCAAATGTACTAGCATCTGGCAGCCCAGTCAATACCTATACAAATCCAACCGGTGCCATGCTGAATCCAAATGCTAGCATACTAACTACTGGCACAGCATCTAAATCTGGCGTATATGACATACCTGTTTCAGTTACAGTAATTAGTCCTATCAATTACATAACTCCGCAATCTACGCTTAATCAACGGGTAGCTTATGAGTTTAGCAATCCGACAGTATCGAGTTCTCGATATTTTGTTGCAAATGGTGCTAATGTAAATTCGGTAACAAATATTAATCCAAATATTATTATAGTTAATGCACAGCCTGAATTTATGTTAGTTAATTCGGATAAAAACTTTGTGGCCAGTAATGTTAATCCAACCAATTACCAAACGATTGAAGCGGTAACCCCTGCAAACGATCCTAGACTAGCATCAATTAAAACTGGATTCATTGTTAAAGGTCAAACGGGAACTAATCCGTATAATCCACAAAACGTTTATTAAAGGTTTATTTTTTGCAGCAATGAGTGTATACTTAAATACACTATGAAAATTGCTATTATTGATATCATCGGTCTACCATACGATGGAACTACTGTGTTTAAACAAGGTCTCGGTGGATCTGAAAGTGCTGTAACCTTTATGGCACGGGAACTAGCACAAATTGGATTTGATGTTACGGTATTTAATAATTGTAACATAGATCAATCACAAGCCGGTGTGTATGATTTAGTTACATACTGTCCGCTCACTGATCTAGCTTTAGAGCATTCATTTGATATTGTTATTAGTAGTCGAACTGTGATTCCGTTTGTGGATTCGATTGATTACCACAAATTGCAAGATAATAGAGCATTTGCATTACAACCATATAACTTATACCAGAGAATCCTAGCTCAAGCAAAGATGCGCATATTGTGGATGCACGATACTTTTTGTTTAGGTGATAACCTAATAGAAGAATTAGTAGTATCCAATCGCATCACAGATATATTTACACTCAGTGACTTTCACTTAACCTATGTAGCCAATTGTAATCATGGTCGTAGAAGAAACTTTGAAGTATTAAAGCGTAAACTGTTTATAACACGCAATGGTGCCAATTGTTATGTACCCGAAGTGGATATTGCTGCTAAAGATCGAAACCTATTTGTTTATAATGCCAGTGTAACTAAAGGTATGATACCATTAGTGAATGAAATTTGGCCTAGAGTTAAAGCGCAGATTCCAGAAGCTAGATTAAAAATAATCGGTGGTTATTATAGATTCAGTTCAGCATCAGAACCAGACGCACAAGAACAAGATTGGCGACGAATGGTTGCTGATCCTAAGTATACCAATTGGGGAATAGAATTTTTAGGAGTGATACCGCAACAACAAATCGGATCAATCCTGGCGCAATCAAACTTTATGATATACCCTTGCGCATTTCCAGAAACGTTTGGTATATCTATATTAGAAAGTTTATTGTACAATACCCCGGTTATCACCTGTAGATTTGGTGCAGCAGAAGAAGTAGCACTTGAAGGTGCCAGCTACTTAATTGATTATCCAATTGAACCTAATAGTTTATTTCCTGATGTCAACACAGCACAGCAAATTGATCAATTTGTGGCAATGACTGTAAGAGCCTACAATGATACATACCTGCATCAACAAAAACAATATTATTGTAACATTATAAAACCTTTAGCTGGTTGGGATACTGTAGCATTGCAATGGAAACAACTCTTTTTTCATCGAGCCGGCAAGTACTTGTCGAGGCAACAATATCAACAAGTAACAAAAATAAATCGACAAGTTCATAAAGTTTGGCAGCGTAGATATCATAACTCGATTGAATTAGAAAATTATAAAACTGGAGCAGAGCAAGAAATAATTATTGTAAGCACGTTTTATAATTGTCAAGATTATATAGCACGTTGTATTGAAAGTGTAGCTGCACAAGATTATGATAACTATCAACATATTTTAATTGATGATAAATCAACCGACAATACAGTTGAGGTTGTACTTGCTACTATAGATGCATTGCCCGAATACTTACGCAACCGTTTTGATATAGTATCAAATAACGAACGCTTAGGTGCAGTATATAATCAAGTTGCATCTATTAGAGAAATAGAGAATCCTAATGCTATAGTAATGATACTCGACGGCGACGATAGTCTAATCAATGATAATACTATATTCAATTATTACAATGCCATATACGACGGCTCAACTGAATTTACATATGGATCATGCTGGAGTATGGTTGATACTATACCGTTGATCAGCCAGCCATACCCAGAGTCTGTCAAACAAGCCAAATCATATAGACAACATCATTTCAATTGGATATTACCGTACACGCATTTACGAACGTTTAGGAAATATCTTATTGAGGACATTCCAGATAGTAATTTCCAAGATAGTACTGGTAAATGGTTCAAAGCCGGCGGCGATGGATCTACTTTTTATAGTCTAATAGAAGCAGCAGATCCTGCACAAGTAAAATGTTTACAACAAATAGTTTATAATTACAATGATGCCAATCCATTAAATGATTATAAAGTGAATAGCAAGGAACAAACTGCTACAGCAAATGCTATTATTAACAAAAAAAGTGAATCATATATGATACCAGATATAAAGAAATATTCTATTGTAGTGCCTACTATGTGGAGATTAAAAGAACAATTTGTTTCTTTTATTAATCAGCTATGTTCACATCCTGCTGTGGATGAGATTATTATTATTGATAATGACAATACACAAACACCTCGGTTGTTGCATGAAAAAATAAAAATAAAAGATTTTGGTAAAAACATTTATGTTAATCCTGCGTGGAATGTTGGTTTAGAAATTAGTCGTAACGAACGTATATGCATTGTCAATGATGATGTGCTGTTTGATATGAGTTTATTTGAAAAATTACAAGATTTAATTACTCCGGATGTAGGCGTATTTGGGTTATCTCCGGGGGTATCAGATTTTAATCAGCCTCTGTACGTCGATGGCACCATTGATATTATTCCTTGGACTAACCAACACACATACGGATTTGGATGTTTAATGTTTATGCACAAAGATTCATGGCAACCAATACCAGAGGGATTGCAAATATATTATGGTGACAATTATATATTTGATTTGCAATTGAGTCGTAATAAAACTAATTATCTAATAACAAATGTAATATTTCATACACCATTTGCTGTAACTACATCTGATACTAGTATCACAGGCGGATTTCTAGATAAAGAGACTATAGTGTATCAACAAGTTAACCCATTAACAAATAAAAATACCATGCCTATTCCAAATAAGAAAAGAATTTTAATAGCTATACCAACAGCCAAATACATAGAGCCAGAGACATTTAAAAGCATATATGATTTAATTGTTCCAGATGATTGCGAAGTAACATTCCAATACTTTTTTGGATATCGTGTAGATCAAGTACGCAATCTAATAGCAGATTGGGTAGTTACTGGATTTGATTATTTGTTTAGTGTTGATAGTGATATATCGTTTGAAAAAAACACACTACAAAAATTATTAGCACATGACAAAGATATAGTCTCTGGATTATATATACAACGTATTCCTGGTACACAAACAGTGGAAATTTACGAACACAATCAATTTGGTGGCGTTGTAAACATTCCGTATGATAGATTAAAAAATCAAGGTTTAGTAAGTATTGCCAGTTGTGGATTTGGCTGTGTATTAGTTAAGAAACAAGTATTTCAACACGTTGGATACCCGCAATTTGAATATCATCCAGCCATTAGTCACAGTAATACAATTTCTGAAGATGTTGATTTTTGTAAAAAAGCATTAGCTAAAGGATTCGGCATCTTTGCTGATACTTCTATTTTATGTAATCATATTGGTAGTTACAACTTTGAAATTAAATAATGACTACATTAGAAGAAAAACAAACTCATCTTCGAGAGTTAGGAAATCAAAGGCCTATCCCTAGGAATCATATTATGTATCTCATGCATCTGCAACGAGAATATAATTTTAATCCTACAGTTGTTTATGATGTTGGTGCATGTGTATTGCATTGGACAAACGAAGCTCGACTAATATGGCCTACTACAGATTTTGTAGCTTTTGAAGCAATGGATGCAAGTGAATTTCTATTCAAAGAACAAGGGTTAAAATATAATATTGGAGTATGCAGCGATGTTAGCGGAAAAGAAGTTGATTTTTATCAAAACGATTATCATCCTGGCGGCAACAGCTACTACAAAGAAAACCCAGAAATATTGGCTGCAATTAACTACACTGAAGTGTTCAATGAATCACATCGTCGCAGATTAACTACTGTTACATTAGATGATGTTAGACGTCAAAAGTCTTTTCCTATGCCACAGTTAATTAAGATGGATGTTCAGGGTGCAGAACTGGACGTACTCAAAGGTGCAGTTGAAACATTACAATCAGTTGAGCATGTTATATTAGAATTGCAAATTGTTGAATATAACAAAGGTGCACCTTTAAGGGATACTGTAATTGAATACATGAACAGCATTGGATTTGAATGCATGGGACTGTTTAGTAACAATGGCCCAGACGGTGACTACCACTTTGTTAAACGATAATGTATATTCGAGATCAGCTTGTTGACAATATAGGTCCATGGACTGTTGATGATATCAGTCCCGGTGAAGGGACCTGGGATAATATAGTACAAGGCTGGTATGAGATACGCGGCAATCTAAATAAAGTATCAAAATCTTTTGGTACAGTTGTGCAAGCCGGCGGGCATCAAGGATTGTACCCTAGATGTTTAAGTGAAATATTCAAAGAGGTTTATACATTTGAACCACACCCTATAAATTTTATTTGTCTATCTGCTAATTGTACTAAAGATAATATACATAAATTTGATTCTGCATTAGGAAAACAATCTGGCATAATTATACTAGAAGAAGTAGGTACTACAGGACAGCATAGGATATGGGATAAAACAATTAATAGGCCTGTTTATCCTCTGCCCGTACAGCAGCATATATCGGTTTCTGTCACAACAATAGATTCTTTACAATTAAAAGAATGTTCTTTAATATTATTAGATGTTGAAGGGTATGAGCTTGAAGTATTAACTGGGGCGGTTAATACAATCAATCAATACCATCCTGGAATAATTGTAGAGCGTAGTTTTTTTGATTCGACTACAGCAAGAGTTTATGAATGGTTACGTGCTCATGGTTATTTATTAGTACACCGTACAAAAATGGATAGTTATTATTTACCCAAATGACAATGGTGTTACAGGCATTAACAATTTAATTGTGCTATCTGAATTTTTTTATAAATCTCTTCAGAATTAAATGTTCTGTAAAGTCCTGGATGCATTGGTTTGGGCACTGCACCCAAAGGAACCCATGCATATCCTAAATGTTCGTTGTTGAGTTTAGGTACAAATTCAAAATCAACTGCAATAAAAAAAGTGTGATATACAAATCGTTCGTTGCTACTAGTGAACATTTCTATAGGTATAAACTTTGGATCGAGTATTTCTCCATCGAGTTCTTCCCTAATTTCTCTCATTAATGCTTTCGATGAATTCTCATCGAAATCAATTTTACCACCGGCAAGTCCCCACGTCAGTGGCCAGCTGCCCGATGCTCTGAGTAGGAATAAATATCGTTGGCTATTTTTAGCGTAAATTAGCGCACCAACTCCTTCGGTTACGGACGAGGGATGACTCTCCAGGCCCCTGACCCGTAGCGGCCTTCTACTGATTTTGTCCATTGTTGATCTTTCCATTTGTATTGAGTATTTGTTCTTAAATTAGTTATGTATTCCACTGCGGTATTTGCTAGGCATTCGAATACTACATTCCATTGACCATTGGAAAATTCAATTATATCATTTGATTTTGCAACTAAAAATGGTTTGTTAGGCTTATTCCATGCAATTGCGCCTTCGCTGTCGCCCGGAGATCCTATGTCGTTTAAGATTAAAAATCTGGTACCAGACTCTGGATTTAATATATCCGAGTCAACAACTACACTTCTTGGATCAATTATAGCATCAACTGGTGATAATGTATTAGCCGGTAGTGTATCGACGATTGGAGTAAAAAGTAGCAAACTTTCGTCTGTTGGATGATGTGAAACAGTACCAACAATAGTAGCATTATCTTGCTCAAGTATAACTCGACTTATGCCATTAGTTAATCCGCCGTAGTTTCTAAACAATAGCACCCAACTATATTCGTTTGCATACGAATTGCCGCCGGGTGTAAAGGTAGCCGGCAAATCTATTTTAAAGCTACTTTCTTGAACTGATTTTATTAGTCTCAGCGTATTTCCAAGATAGAGAATATTAATTCCAACAGGAGTATACACAGACTTAGCCATTAGATCCCCGGGGCTATATGCATTACCACCTTCGTCTCCAACTGACCCACTTGCAGCAAATGCAGAATTGCCTGCTCGAATACCGGCAATAGATGCAGGATTACCTGCTTGAATACCAGCAACAGAGTTTACATTAGGAGTGCCATAACCACCATTACCGGCACCGCCGCCAATTATGCCACCACCCGGCCGATTAAGTTCATGCGTAATATCAGTAGTATCCCATGTACTACTAATAAAGCGTTGAATAACCCCCATGTTTTTAACTTTAGCCGGAGGAGAAATCCAAACCGGTAATTCAAATGTCATTGTACCTATATCAATTGGATCTTCTGTACCAGTGGGAACAACTCTACTAGAAAAGTTAACATCTGTTAATGTGATATAACTCAAACTAGTCCAATCAATATAATTATCAGAGCTTTGTATATCTAAACTTGGATTAAACAGCACAGCAATTTGCTCAAATAGTTGTAATTTCTGATCTGTATTACTAGTCCAAATATCGCATTTTATAGTTAGCAAATACGGGACTGGCATTATTCTTTCCACAGTCAACGGATTACCTGCTGCAGAGGTTTGGTTTCCCTGTGGATCTACTGCACGTTCGGTTACTTGTACTTTACTTACATGGAATGGTTCCTGCATCCTTTTTTGGTCGTAACGGAATCCTGTTATATAAATTGACATAGCAGGAACAGTGGGTAACGCATTTTCACTATTGTTGCGTAATATGCTCGAGGCTTGTCTACTACTGTCTCCGTAGTAAATAGGAACCTGTAAAAGATGCACGTTCCCATCTCTATCTTTTCCGAGCGAGACTTGGAAATTGCTAAGTATTCTTACAAATTGTTGTAAGAATCGACGTATCTGTCCTGAGTAAAAATATGTATTGTTCATGTTATGGAGGTGTTGGCGGAGCGTCTGGCCTTATTCTGAGTACATCATTTAAATTTTGTCGTTGTGGATTAATGATACCATTAACATCAACCCAGGTATTATCATTATTAATAAAACTATGACGTAAAGTACTATTATCAACAGCGCCTTTAGTTAAATTACTGCGTACAGCGTCCTCAATTTTTAGCCAACGTTTACCATCGTATCTGAATAACCTATTAGGCAAATAATCAAGTCTTAAACAAAAGTCTCCTAGTACTGGTGATGCAGGAAAACTAATACCCTGTGTTACTGGATAGCCGTTGGGGGTTACTCCATCACCACTTAATGCTCCTTGAATTTTAGTAGGAGGAGTGGGTTGGTCGTCTGGTACGTAGTTATATAAGTTATTAACATAATATCCACTTTTTGGAACTTCATCTTCGGCTTGTTGTAGTATTGCTTCGTTAATTGATAATTTTTTATCGTATATACTTAATATATCTTTTATTGGAGTGGGATCTGTATCACTTACTGTAATAGTGTTTAGTATATCTTTATATTCTTGACTATCTACCATTGGATTAATTTTACAACGCCATAAATGTGGCCACCAAGTTGGACTAAATCCCTCGGATGCTTTTGTAGTATCGCCGACTACAAAAAATCGTTTTAATGCAATTGGCAACTCGGTGTTTAATGTATCATAATCAATCAGGTGCATCATTTCAAGTACATCGCCGTTCATTAATTTACGACCTAATATAGATATCATATCATTGATATGAAAGGTCATGAATAATGTACCGGTTTGTAAAAACAATCCAAATTGTGTTAAGTCGAAATCATTATCTGTTACTTGATAATGGCCGCGCATTTCGTAAACACTAGTATCATATTTTCGATCTCTATTTTCTAAGAATAGTAAATCTTGTATATTCATTTCGCTTTGATTTGTATATTGGGGTAATGTTCTATCATTGGTGGGTCCTTGATCAATTGTTCCTTGATATTTGTGTATTAAAACACCGGTGCCTCCAATGGTAAACATCTCTGAAATCCTGCGATCAAAGAATTTGTAATCCGAAGAGTGATTACCATCTTTCCATAAACTTAATCTTGGCACAATAAATCTCCGATGCTAATATAACTATTTATGGATTTATTTAAGTTTGATTTTTATAAATAAATTTGCTAAAATGGCCCATTTTTTGCTTGACAAGTGGGTCCGAACCTGCTATAATAGCAGCTTAACTAACAAAACGGAGTATATCTATGGCAATAGTAGCTGGCGTTAAAATTAAAACAAAAGTACATAAAACCCGTAATCCTTTGTTTGTAGATGAAAAATACACAGGTGGTGAGCCCCAATGGGATGCCAATCGAGCAGAAGAATTTACAGACGATGAGTTTGATCACCACTTACGACAAAGTTTTTATTATTACAATTACTACTACAATCAAAAAGATTGCAAGAAGTATGTAGTGGAGTGGATGAAGTCTACCAAAGACTTTGATAAAGATCAGATTAGAAGTTTTGAACGTGCAAGCGACAAATGGTTGCCAATGACAGCATGCAGTCTAGTAATGGCTAATCGAATTGGCATGCCTCTACGTGCTCGTCATATTGAGTTTTTAAATACCAGCATTAACAATGTTATTGCTCGAATTGATTTAGAACCTGCCGAGGAAACTGCGGTAGTAATTAAAGGTGGTGAAGTTTATCGTCCCACAATCCAAGATCGTTTAAATGAAAAAACAGCCGACACAATTGGAGAAATTGAAGGGGCATTTGACGATGTTGTGACTAATGTTAAATCAGATTTTAAAGCCTACGACTTTCTAACAGTTAACAAAGTACCGCAAAGCCAATTGGGTAAGTATCAAGCAGTATTTGAATCACATCGCGACGAATTTATTCGTGCTCAGTCTAAAGAAGATGAGCAGTTGATTGAAGGATATAAGTTCCTTAAGGCAGCAGACTTCCGACGTATCATCGCTTGGATCGATTCATTGCTGGCAGCAATTGAGCAATATCGTGATGTTAAAAAGGCAACTAAAAAAGCAGCGGTTCGTAAAGCACCTAGCAAAGAAAAACTGGTTGCTAAACTTAAATACGCTAAAGAGGACAAATCGCTTAAAATTGTTAGCATTAATCCTGCTACTATAATTGGTGCCGCAGAGTTGTGGGTTTACAATCCTAAAACACGTAAGTTAGGAAAATATGTAGCATCAAGCTATCAAACTTTGGCCATCAAAGGATCTACTATTGTAGGATTTGATCTTGATAAGAGTGTTTCTAAAACATTGCGTAAACCCGCAGAGCAATTGTCTGATTTTGCAAAGGCGGGCAAGGTTGCATTACGTACCTTTATCAAGGACATTAAGGCAGTTGAGGTTAAACTTAATGGGCGTATCAACCATGATGTTTTACTATTAAAAGTAGCATAAGTTGGGTATCTGTTGCTAAGTATATGGCTAAATACTTAGCAACAGAATAGGAAATTATCTAAATGGCCACACTTAAACCCGGACTAGATCCAATAACTCAAAGTATTAGTGCTGATAGCCTAGGTGGGCCGGGACCAATTGCGTTCGACGAAACTTTGCTAACGGCACTTGATGCAAAACGTAATGAAGTAATTGATTATATTCGTCTTAGATTGGCTGATGGCATAGTCGACGTTGAGCTAGACCAAGAACACTACTTCTTAGCTATTAAACAAGCATTAATAAAATACCGTCAACGATCACAAAATGCGGTTGAGGAAAGCTATGCATTTTTAAATTTGCTACCTGAGACTCAAGAGTATATTCTACCTAGTGAAATTATTACAGTTAAGCAAGTATTTCGTAGAGGTATCGGTAGTGTAACTGGGACCACAGCTAGTCAATTTGAGCCATTTGCCAGTGGTTATTTGAATACGTATATGTTGCAAGCAGGCCGTCTTGGTGGACTTGCCAATTATGAATTGTTTGCCCAATATCAAGAACAATCAATGAAAATGTTTGGTGGATACATGAATTTTACATGGAATCCAACAACTAAAAAAATAACATTAATTCGTAAAATGCCCTCAACCGGGCATAGTTACATCAGATTGTCATCCATGACAGCTAATGCCCAAACTGTTGGTAGTACAATTTCTATTGTTACCGAAGATGCGTGGGACGTTCAAGTAGGCAGTAGTTTGGCTATTTCTAACTGTAAGGTTGCTGGATATAACGGATATTATCAAATTAGAACAGTTAACGGATTGAGTAAAACTATTACAATTACTGCGATAAATCAATTGCAAGACACTACTGTGACAACATTTAATCTTCGTAGTACACAAGTATGGAGCCCGTCAACGGATGTGCCGTCGGAATCTGTATTACTGCATACATACAATTATAAACCGGATGCAATGTTATTAAATGATCATATGGCATATCCTTGGTTGCAAGATTATGCATATAGTTTTGCTAAAAGAATATTAGGTGAAGCACGTAGTAAATTTGCACAAATTGCAGGACCGCAGGGTGGTACTACATTAAATGGCGATGCATTAAAATCCGAAGCATTGGCGGAGATGGAACAATTAGAAAACGATCTTAAGAACTATGTTGACGGCGGCCAACCGTTAACTTGGATAATTGGATAAATAGGTTACTATGAAAATTAAAGATATTATACTTGAAACTGGTGGGATGGCACCACTAAATCCCGAGCACGAAGCACCAATTCAAAATCTAACTACTTTTCCTGACCAAAATGCAAGCTCTGGCTCGGCGTACAAAAACTATCGATTTGGTATTGCATTAGCAGGTGCTCCTGACTATCCCACTAAAGCAGATAATTACATTGCAGGGGACCCGTTACTAGCACCTTACACCAAGGAAGAAATGGATATGATTAATGCAGCGGCCGCACAAGTTGGAGACGGTAGTAAACAAACTTGGAGTAGTAGCCGAAGTCAAGAAGTGCCCGGTGTAAACAGAGTTAGTACTACTGCAAAAATTAAAAAAAATAAGTACGGCGTGTAACATTGACACTAACCAAAGAATATGCTAAAATGCCCTTAAGAGGGCATTTTTTATGATTATAGGAATATGCGGATTCATTGGATCTGGAAAAGACACAGCAGCGGATTATCTAGTTAACTTCCATGAATTTCGCCGCGAAAGTTTTGCAAGTACATTAAAAGATGCAATAAGTGCTATCTTTGGATGGGATAGAGAATTGCTTGAAGGACGTACCAAACAGGCTCGTGAATGGCGCGAACAACCAGACTTATGGTGGAGTGAACGTCTTGGTATATCTGAATTAACTCCTAGATGGGTGCTACAAAACTGGGGCACAGAAGTATGCCGTAAAACATTCCACGATGACATATGGATTGCTAGCTTAGAAAATAAGCTACGAAACAGTAAAGACAATGTAGTTATTAGCGATTGCCGTTTCCCCAACGAAATTAAATCCATTAAAGAACAAAACGGTATTATAATTTGGATACAACGGGGTGAACTTCCTTGGTGGTATGATATTGCAGTCAAAGCCAATCAGGGCAATATATACGCTGCTCAAGCACTACATAACATTCATCCTAGCGAAACTTCTTGGGCAGGTGCAAACTTTGATGCTGTTATTCACAATAACAACGGCATAGAAGATATGTATGCTCAACTTAAAAATCTGGTATAATATTTCCAGGTGTCCATGATGTAGTGATATTTTTTATTTCAACTTGACAGTTTAAACATATAGTTTTTAGATTAGACCAATTGGCGTTATTTTCGTTACCGTCAGTGTAATAGACGTTTGCTTGTCCTAAAAATTTAAATTTAAACCCGCACTTATCACATTTTTCCGTTTTCCTGTATCCAGATTTATACCAATTTGGAGCCTCAGGTTTAATTTTTTTTCCTTTGTGTATACACGATGTACACATTGCGCGATAATATACTTTACCGTGCCGATGATAATTGACAGCCACGTGATAAAATTTACATACAGGGCATAATTTTTTAGATATTAGTTTTTGATTGGGCATATTATATACTTATACGTAAAGGACCGGATAAAGGATCGCTAATAGCCATGATTTTGCAATCAGAAAATAAATAACTACAACAACGTTTACAAAGGACGAATATCATGGCATTAGTATCACCAGGCTTAGAAATCTCGATTATTGACGAGAGCGCATACCTACCCACCGGAGTAGGCACAATACCTTTTGTAGTTTTTGCTACAGCTGAAAATAAAACACTCAGCGGCAAAATTGCACCAGGAACTTTAAAAAGTAATGCAGGAAAATTATACGGTATTAGCAGTCAACGCGAATTAGCGAATACATTTGGATATCCTATTTTCCGCAGAAGCACCGCGGATACTGCGTTACACGGACATGAGTTAAATGAATATGGAGTTATGGCAGCATACAGTGCTATGGGCTTGGGAAACCGTGTCTGGGCAATGCGTGCCGATATTGACCTTAACGCTTTAGTAGGAACTTCGATTCGTCCGCAGGGCGAAAGTGCAGACGGCACAGTTTGGTTAGACACTTCTACTAGTAACTTTGGTATTTGGGAATATATAGCAGATAACGATACATTTGAAGCAAAAACTCCAATTTTAATTACTTCTTCGACACAAACAGTATCGGCATCAATTGTTCCAAAATCATCAATTGGAACAATTGGTTCATATGCAGTTGATGTATTTTCAAATAATAATTATATATTTTATAAAGCTGCTGACAACACATGGAAACAAGTAGGAAGTTCTGCGTGGGCAGATACGGTACCTGTGGTCACAAGCACTACCTCGACGGTTGATATTCCTAAGGGAAGCAGAGTAAAAATTAATTTTGATGGCAACGGCGACGAAATTATCTTTAGCGCCCATATTACTACTATGTCGGATCTTAGAGATTTCATTAATTCTGAAGTTCTTACTTGGTCTGGCAATACTTCTATTACAGCAAGCCTTGTGAGTGGACGATTAGCATTATATGCTAGAGTTGGAACAACTGCCGCGTCTACATCTAACGATGGTAACAGTGTTGGTGTTATCACCATTGATGATTCGACCATTGCAAATGTTAACTCTACTCAATTGGTTGTTGGTGTAAGATACAAAATTCTTACACCTGGCGCCCAAGATTGGACAGTATGTGGAGCGGCTGATAGTGCTGCAACTACTGAATTTGTAGCAACTAATGTTGGGACAGATACAGGAGCAATTGCACAACCACTGGTCTTAAACAATTTAAGTTCAATTGGTATTGACTCATATACATACGGTCGTGCAACAGTTGAGTATGCAACATTTGCGCAAGTTCCGGAATGGACTGTATTTGATCCTATTGCTCGTCCTAGTAAGAGTGTATGGATTAAAACATCTCAACAAGGCAATGGTGCTAATTTTACTATTAAAAAATATAGCTCTGCTTCGGAATCATGGAAATCGGTTATAGCACCTTTACAGCCTAGTGCATATTCAGTATTAGCTACTCTGGACCGTATTGGTGGCGGCGTTAATATTGCAGCCGGTACATTCTTTGTTAAGACCGATTCGCAAAATAACGGTCTTGGTAGTTATACCATTTATACACTAAGTAAAAAAGGTGCAACTAAAGTTACAGGATCTACTATCCCAGGAGCACTTGCTTTTACAAGTGGTCATACATTTGACATGATAGTATCTGTGACCGGTAGCGAAACACCTAGTACATATTCATGTACTTTACCTGGTGCTTCTCCTAGTGATTTTGTTGCGTCTATTTTAGCAGCAGGCAACGATGATGTTTCGGCAACAGTTGAAGCAAATGGTGCAATTTCTATTACACATCGTGCTGGTGGTATTATTAGTTTAGTAAACACCACAGGCGGCGGCAATCCAATATCAACAGCTGGATTTACAACTTCAACAGAAGGTGTAGTTTCTAATATTGTATCTAGTACAATTAATTTAACAAATTGGAGACCTGCTGTTTATACATTCAGTTCAACTGAACCATCTACTGCACCTGCAAATGGTACATATTGGTATTATGATGATGCAACTGCGGTTGATATAATGATTTGTGGATCGGACGGATGGAAAGGTTATCAAAATGTAGTTCGCGATGGTCGCGGTTACGATTTAACAGCAACCGATCCTAATGGGGTTATCGTAACTCCATCAAAACCAACTTCACAAAGTAATAATGCAGGATTGGCTCCTGGCGACTTATGGTTGGATACTGGTGATTTAGAAAATTATCCAAAATTGAATAGATATAACGGATCGACTTGGGTCGCAATTGACAAAACCGATCATACAAGTTCAAACGGTATAATCTTTGGAGATGCACGTTGGGACGATGCTGGTACAGCTGACACTGTAACTGGTACTCTACCAACTACAAAATCATTGTTAACTTCAAATTATACCGACTTAGATGCACCAGATTACAGATTATATCCACGTGGTACCTTATTGTTTAATACAAGACGCGGTGGGTATATTGTTAAAAAGTTTGTCCAAGACTACTTTAATACAAATTCATTTAATGTCACAGAAGGTGATTTACCGGATGTAACATCAACTTGGGTATCTCAAATTAGTCTAAACGAAGATGGTTCTCCAATGATGGGTCACAAAGCACAACGTAGCGTTGTGGTTGCAGCATTGAAGGCAGCAGTTGACGGTAGTAATGATCTTAGAGAAGAAGCATACGGATACAATCTGTTAACATGCCCGGGTTATCCTGAGTTGATTGTTAACTTAGTATCATTAAATAACGATCGTGCTAATACTGGTTTCGTTATTGGTGACACTCCAATGACATTGGCAGCTAATCTAAATGATATCACCAAGTACGATGCAGCACAAACAACAGCAGATCCGTACTTGGGTGTGTACTATCCTAGCGCATTGAGCACTGATTTGTCAGGCAATGAAATAGCGGTGCCCGCAAGTCACATGATGCTACGTACATTCTTGCATAGTGATAATTTAAGCTATCAATGGTTTGCACCAGCTGGTACACGCCGCGGTTTAGTGGATAATGTTACTGCAATTGGTTATCTTGATGCAACAAGTGGATTGTTTATTCGTGCAGGTATTAGTACTCAGTTAAGAGATACTTTATACGAAAAGAGACTCAACCCTATTACACAATTACAAGGCGCCGGCATTGTAGCATATGGTCAAAAGACTCGTGCTCCATCTGTTGGTGGCGGTGGTAGCGCAATGGATCGTGTTAATGTGGCACGTTTAGTTAACTACTTACGTACAGTATTGCGCGGTGTTGCTAATAGTTTCTTGTTTGAACCAAATGATAAAATTGTACGCGATCAAGTTAAGCAATTAGTTGAAAGTGTTCTAAATGATTTAATTGGAAAACGTGGATTGTATGACTACTTAGTAGTATGCGATACAAGCAATAATACAGCAGATCGTATTGCTCGTAATGAGTTGTATGTTGATGTTGCAATTGAACCAATGAAGGATGTTGAGTTTATTTATATTCCAATTAGACTTAAAAATCCTGGATCAATCAGTGGATTGAAGTAATATTTTAATCAAAACAGGTGTATAATGCACCTGTTTTGTAAATTTAATTATTTCATTAAAGCTAGTGTTAATGGCATTTTTAACCAAAAGTTTTTTGTTCGAAATGTCATAAATATTTTTATAAGAATTAGGAGAATAGTATGTCGGTTGCATCGCTTACAAGATTTACAGTACCATTAAACACTAGTAGCAGTTCTAGTACACAGGGCCTATTAATGCCCAAATTGCAATATCGTTTTAGAGTTAGCTTTGAAAGTTTTGGAGTTAGTCCAGAAAAAGTAGAGTTAACTAAACAAGTAATGTCATTTGCTAGACCATCGGTTAGCTTCGGCGACATTGATGTTCATGTTTACAACAGCTTGGTTAGATTAGCAGGTAAACCAACCTGGGCAGACACATCGGTTACATTACGTGATGATGCAGCTGGCAATGTCAGCAGATTAGTCGGCGAACAGTTGCAAAAGCAATTCGACTTTATGGAGCAAAGTTCTGCTGCAAGCGGTAGTGATTATAAATTTATCACTCGTTTAGAAATGCTAGACGGTGGTAACGGAGCAGACGAACCGGCAGTATTAGAAACTTGGGAACTATATGGTTGTTTCATACATGAAGCAAACTACCAAGAAGTTAACTATGCCAATAACGAAGTTGTACAAATTCAATTGGGTATACGCTTTGATAATGCATTGCAAGAATCTGGTGAAGGTGTTGGTACACCAGTTGGACGAAACCAAGGTGATATGATTACTGGTGTATCTGCTTAAAAGTAATACTAAAGTAACAAAAAAAGGATCCTTAGGATCCTTTTTTTATGAGATAAATATTATTAAAATAGGTACATTTATGTCTGCAATATTAAAAGACTATAAACATGCAAGTCAATTGTATGTAGGAGATGGATATAGATTACTTCCAAAATTTGGATTTTTATTCCACGTATTCATTGATATAAACACTGGAGCAGGTGGTGGAGATCGGAGCAACCCTCTTGCAACAGCCGAACTTGGTATGTTGGTAAAATCGGCCGACTTACCAAAATATACAATGGAGACAAAAACTTTTAATACATATAACAGAGCTTCGATTGTACAAAGTAAAGTAAAATACGATCCTGTTACTATAGTATTCAACGACGATAGTTCTAATGTAGTTAGAAATTTTTGGGAAAAATATTTTAAATATTATTATAGAGACAGTGATTATGAATTAACTCAAGACGGGATGGCACAAAAATATAGTAACCAACAGATTACAGATTTTGGTTTATCTCCTGTCAACTCAATGCCTTTCTTAAAAGCTATTCGAATTTATAGTTTGCATAAAAAACAATTCAGCGAATATATACTAGTTAATCCTGTTATTAAAAGTTTCAGACACGGGCTGCATCAACAGGGAGAAAATGAAACTATGAAGCATGAAATGACTGTTGAGTACGAAGCAGTTATATATCAATCTGGCACCACACGCATTGGCGACACCCCTAAAGGAATTGCAACATTACACTACGATACAACATCTAGTCCTATTAGAAGTAAAACTGGTTATAGAGTTCCTAGTGGAAACAGTCTGTTTAATTCATTCATACCAAGAGCAACTAATTCGGGTATATTTGGTAATAATATGTTTGCTAGTATGGTAGGATTAAACGCATTGAGAAGCGGATCATTAAAGAATGCATTACCCAATGATTTAAACACTGCTGTAACTCGTGCATTGAGACAGGGAAATCCTAACATTAATACTTTTATACCTAGTATATTAAATAGTAATGGTATGATATCAACACCGTTTGGTGGAATAAATGTAAAAAATAGTATAATAAAACTAATTAATGGGCAAAATCCGTTACCAACCGAAGTTGATTTAAAGCGCGGATTAAAATCAATTGTAGGAGGGCAGTTGAATAGTTTTACAAGAGTGTTTCCTAGAAATAGTATTGGTAGAGCATTGGCACAAATAGCCGTGACAAAAACAATGAAAATAGTAAACGATGAATTGTTTAAAAGAGCATCATCAAATCAGAGACGTGTAAATGTACCAGCACAAAAAAGATCAATGGATAGTAGAATTTCATCATTAACAGGACAGCAAAAAAACGTAAGCGATGCTGCCGCTAGAGCTGATTCACAATTAAAAAACTCAACCGCATCATTGGCAGCACTTAGTTCAAAACTTGCAGCGGCAAACGCATTACCAGATACAAATCCAACTAAAGCAACATTATTGGCACAACTAGAAAGAAATATAAAATTACAAACCAACATTAAAGACAAAGCCACCGCAGAAAAAACAAAAAAAACAGACGAGTTAGTCAAAGTTACGCAACAACTTGCGGCAGCAAAAGCAGAAAAAGATTTAATCAAATAAAAATATGGCAAATAATTTAACCCAATCGGCGTTGTCGGGAAATACAACAACATCGACGTTCTTTAATAATTTCTTCCAACCAGGATTTACAGTATCACAAAATATTGATGATGCTGTATTGGGATTCTTTGAACAAATATGTAGTAATAAACAAGCAGCAAAAATTTTAGCTAGTTCGGTTATATACACAAGTATAGCACAACGATTGGATCCAATGGCTGTGTTATCCGACTTTACTAAAATGGATGATTTTGAACTAAACGCATACATAACAATGTTTTTAAACTTAAATAGAGTAGGAACAAGTTTTTTAGGTGTAAAAAATTCACCTAGGGTTAGTAAATACGTAAAAAGAATGATACTTCCATGAGCAAATATGCGCAAGGTAAGTACCAAATAAAAAATATAGAAAAATACATAGGAAAGAAAACTCCTACTTATCGTAGTTCGTGGGAGTTTTCTTTTTGTACATTCTGTGATAACAATCCTGCGGTAATACAATGGGCAAGTGAACCATTTATGATTCCTTATAGAAATCCGTTAACAGGAAAAAATACTATCTATGTACCAGACTTTCTAATGATTTATGTAGACAAGTCGCAGAAAAAACATGCCGAGGTGGTCGAAGTTAAACCAATGAAGGAAACTAACTTTGAGAGTGCTAAAAGTGTTAGAGATAAGGCAGCAGTTGCATTAAACATGGCCAAGTGGGCTGCTGCCCGTGCATTTTGCGCTAATAGTGGAATGGTATTTCGTATTGTAACAGAACACGACATTTACACCGGTACCCGACGTTAAAAATAAATAACAAAAAGGGGAAATAAAATTACTAAACGTTTAGAAGAACTATTCAATTTGCCTGCCGATGAGCAAATAGAACAACCCGAAATTCATATCAATACTGCAAAATCTATAATTGATAACAATCAAGCAGAACTTGTCCGTGCTAATGATATTATTGATAAGATTGATGCAGCATTACCGCAAGTATCAGATTTGGATAGCGCCGACGACGAGTTAGATGAACTCAGCAATATAGCTAGAGAAAAATTCGAAGACCTAATGAGCTTAGGGATGAACGTTGAAGCCAGGTTTAGCGGCACAATATTACAAACAGCTGGCGTGCTCTTAGGGCATGCAATTACAGCTAAACAAGCAAAAATTGATAAAAAACTAAGAATGATAGATCTACAATTGAAAAAAATGAGATTAGACCAAGCATCTGACAGTAAAAATTCTGATCCTAGATTGCCCACAATTGATGGACAAGCTACAGTAATAGATCGTAATCAGTTGTTGGCACAAATTTTAGAATCATCCAAGGCAGCAAAGTCTGTCAAATGATATAAATACTCTATATTAGGATCTTTCCAATGAAACCTTTCACCCAATATTTACAAGAAATGAATCGGCTATACGAGTTTAATATTAAACTTGCTGGCTGTGATTATAACACCGAAATGCAAAGCAAATTAAAAAGTGCTATGGAAATTTATGCTGTCGAAACCGTTGGCAAAGCAAAGAGCTTGCCAATTCAAGAGCACATAGATTTTCCGGGTCAGGGTGCATGCGAGTGCCATATGATTGATGTAGCACTTAAATATCCTGTTGTAACTGATCAGTTACAACAAGTTGTTGCCGAAAAGCTAGGTATCCCCCGTCAGCGTGTTTTAGTAAGAACTAAAAAACAAGCCGAGAACGCAGAGCCAATGCCAGAACCAAAAAAAGCTAAAGATGGGTCTGTATTAAGCAACCCCAATTTAGAATCAGACGATGGTGCTCAACTATTGGTTGGTGAAAAACGCAAAGAAAGTATGCTAAAAGAATTAGAGAGCCGTAAGTATGAATTCGCTGCTGACGCTCCGATGGCTAAATCTTCTGCAATCAATCAAGGCAATACAAGTCCGGTTGGTTCAAAGCAAAACACAATACCTAACCTACGTAAAGGAAAATAATAATGAATTTCGCAAAAATGATAGCAAAAATTGATAGTATAGAATCGGCATCCGCTGTAGGTGAGGGCAAAGGCGACGATATTGCAGATAAAGTAGCCAAGAAAAAAGAAGAGCGCGACGATCCGTTTAGTAGTTCTTACAAAGATAAAGACGAAAAATCCAGTGGTGTTACCCGAGTTAAAGGTACGAGCTATGGTAATCAAGATTCCGAAGATGGACATAAATCCGACGATGATAGCGATCAAGACGAAGACGGCAAAAAGAAAAAGAAGAAAAAGTCTAAATTAGAAGAAGCCGACGAATGTACTTGCACCGATGATAAAGAAGATACGGATTGCCCAGTCCACGGCGATCATGTAGAAGAAGCTATACATACAGGTGCTGCTTTAAAAAAATATCAAGATAATCGTTTTGCACCTCAAAACGAACCAGCAAAAAAAGAATTAGATGAATTTGATATTGATACACTAAATCAGTTAGCATCACATCCAATGGCGGGCACTCTTGCAGCGGCAGGTGGAGCAGCAATTGGCGCTACAATTGGTAAAGGTATTACAAAGGCAGCCGATTGGTATAAAAATAGACAAGAAAAGAAGGCATGGGACAATCCAAATTTTCCCAAGACCAACGAAGGCGGCGAGAAAGAAGAAGAAGTTGAAGAAAGTGGTAGTGTTGTTAATCCAGTAATGATCCCTGCTATTAAGAGAAAGAGTAATGCAAGAGGAGGTAACTTCCCATTAGGGTTAGATCAAGTTCGTTCTGGAGAAATAGGACAGATACAAAAACTTGCCGGAATTGGTAATAACAATTTTAACGGACTAAAGCCAGTTACTATGCCCAAAGGCCCAGCTGGTCCACGCGGATTAAATGAATCATTTGATCAAGCAATGGCAGAAGAACAAGTTGATGAAGTAACAGCGCCAGGACAAGAGGGCTGGGTTAAAGCAAATAAGGAACGCTTTATTAAACAATATGGCGAAGAAAAAGGATTAAAGACATTGTATTCTACTGCATGGAAACGTCATCATGCCGCCAACGAAAGCAAAAATCTAGAAGAATGCTACGACCAAGCAATGATGGCTCAGCCAGAAGAAACTGGTATGAACATTAACAGTTCAATGGATACCAAAACCGGAAGTAAGTCGCTGACTGTATCTGCACAAGGGCAAGCAGCAGAAGAACTAGCTCAAATATTAAAACTTTCTGGCTTACTTGATGGTGGTGCTAGTCATGAAATGGAACCAGAAGTTGTTGATATTGAACTAGACGAATATGCTAACGAACCATATCCAATTACACAAAGTGCAGAAGTGCAATTCAATTCGGGTAACGATATGCATAGAAAAAAACATAGTCAAACAGTTGGTGCACCAGTTGCAATTGGAAACCTAGCAGAACAACAAAAATTAGCCGAAATCGAACGCAGACTAATGGCACAATTAAATGAACTAAAAGTTGTAAGCAAAAAGGCTAAGCCAGACTTTTTAGATTTGAATAAAAACGGTAATACAGATGAGCCAATGACGTCTGCGGCCGCTGACAAAAAAGCAGGACCGCAGCAAGGTGTGGCGGAAGGCGTATCAAACATTAAACAAAAGATAATTAAGTTGTACAATCAAGGTCTTTCAGATGATGAAATTGCAGAACAACTAGGCATTGATAGCTATGATGTTAAGAGTGTACTTGATGATTACGAATGGGTGGCTGATACAACAGGCAAGGAGATTCGGAAGATCGCCCGCGAAAGCGCAATATTAGATGAAGCCAATACGGAATCTAAAAAAGAATTTGTAGCTCGTCAGGCAAGACTGGCTGCCGCAGGTACTGAAACTGCAAAAGATCCAGAAAGATTAAAAAGAATGATGAAAATTCCTGGATACGCTGCTGCAATGGGGTTGGCTAAAAAAGCCGACACAGACGTTAAAAAGTCAAAATAATACAATTCGGGTGGCTATTGCTAACAAAATAGTCACCAGTTAATTATGTACATATAAGTACATTTAACTTATGAGTAAAGCACCCGAATTTGCGTTAGTCAAAAAACCTTTTACTATATCCTCTTTCACTGAGGATGAACTACAAGAGTTTGTTAAATGCGCGGACCCAATCGATGGTCCGCAGCATTTCATGAACAAGTATTTTTACATACAACATCCTGTTCAAGGTAGGATATTGTATCACCCTTTTCCGTATCAAGCCAGATTAATTGATACATATCATAATTTTCGTTTCAGCATAAGTCTAATGCCTCGTCAAACAGGTAAAACTACTAGTGCAGCTGGATACTTATTATGGTATGCTATGTTTGTTCCTGACAGCACTATCCTGGTTGCAGCACACAAATACACAGGTGCTCAGGAAATTATGCAACGTATACGCTATGCATATGAATCTGTTCCTGATTTTATACGTGCCGGAGTTACTAACTACAATAAAGGTAGTATAGAATTTGAAAATGGATCGCGTATAGTAGCACAAACAACCACCGAAACAACAGGTCGTGGTATGTCTATATCATTACTATACTCGGATGAGTTTGCTTACGTGAGACCTACCATTGCCAAAGAGTTCTGGACTAGTATTTCGCCTACACTTAGCACTGGTGGTAAAGCAATTATCACATCAACGCCTAACAGCGACGAGGATCAGTTTGCTATACTTTGGAAAGAAGCAAATAAATGTCTAGACGAGTACGGTAATACTACTACGTTGGGTATTAACGGATTTAAAGCATATCGGTCAACATGGGACGAGCATCCGGATCGTGACGAAAAATGGGCATCAGAAGAACGCGGACGTATTGGCCCAGACAGATTCAGGCGTGAACACGATTGCGAATTTTTGATTTATGATGAAACATTAATAAATGCGTCAACATTATTAGATTTAGAGCCTAGTAACCCAATTGAAAAACAAGGTCAGATACGTTGGTTTTCTAAACCCAAAAAAGGATGCACCTATATGATAGGATTAGATCCTAGTTTAGGTACTGGTGGAGACTTTGCAGCATTGCAGGTAGTTGAATTACCATCGTGTCGACAAGTGGCCGAATGGCAACATAATCGTACACCTATCCCCGGACAAATATATGTGCTTAAAGAAATATGTAATTATCTGTATGAACAAATTGGTACAGAAACTGACATATATTATAGCGTAGAAAACAATTCAATTGGCGAAGCCGCATTGATTGCAATTGCAGAAGTTGGTGAGGAAAACATACGCGGAGTATTTTTAAGTGAGCCAGCAAGAGTAGGGCAAGCAAGGCGCTATCGTAAAGGGTTTACTACTACCAATAAAAGCAAAATTACTGCCTGCGTTAAGTTTAAAAGCATGGTTGAGCATAAAAAATTGTTCATTGGCAGTTCAAATTTAATTAGTGAACTAAAGACATTTGTTGCGTCAGGTGGCTCATTTGCAGCAAAAATTGGGGAAACTGACGATCTGGTAATGAGCATGTTGTTAGTTATACGTATGTTATCAATTTTGCAAAATTATGATCCTACTTTGGATAATCATCTTAAAGACGTGAACGACGAAACCATGATGCCTATGCCCTTCATAATGTTTTAACTAAATATACATAGCAACACAGGGTTATACCTATGAAAAATAATATAGATAGAATAGCAGAAGAACTTTTTGATAAAATTCGTAGTCGATTTGACGATATAAGTTTGGGTGATGAAAATGTAGAAGAACCCAAAGACGATAATCCAAGTTTAGCTAGATTTTTTAACTTTGATTATAAATCAGCAGACGGTGTAAATTATGGTAATATTACCATGAGCATTTTGGATGAAGAAAGTTTGAAAATTTGGTACAGTTCAAATCTAACTGATAAAATACAAGAGCAAGAAGCAGATGTTAAAGAATGGTTTAACTTTTTAAAGTCGCTTAGATATTTTGCTAAACGTAATATGATGAAGTTTGATGTTAGGGATATTAGCGCAGATAATTTAACTATTAGAGATTTAAAGAGTATAGCTAATACAATGTCGTCTTATGATACAAACGACAAAGCTACTCAATCAGTTAACGAAAGTCAATTCTATAACAATAGTCGTACCAGCATACAAGAATTTGGGCCAGTTAAATTAGTTATACGTCATAGCGACCCTGTTAACGAAGAAATTCCAGGTTCTAGATCACGTAAAATTCATAATATGTTTATAGAAACTGAGCTAGGCGAACGTTTTCTATTGCCCTTTAAAAGGGTAAATGCTGGCCGAGCAATGGCAGAACATTTAGCTCACGGCGGACTAATACACGACGACGTTAGTAAACATATCGTTGGCATAGTGAATGAAATGGGTAACTTGGCTTTCTTTGTACGTGGCACAAAAAATCGTGTATTTGAAGATAATGAAACACAAGCAATGGTAGAAGCAGCTATTTCAAGATACCATAATTTACGTTCGGATTTAAAAAAATTGGGAGGTTCAAGAGGTTATGAGAATTTCGCAGAAACTTTTCAACCTTCTGCACCAATTGAAGAACAATACGACCTCGAAGAATTAAAAAATCGTTTTGTTAAAAAGATGTTTGATGACAGATTAACTAACGCATTACCTTATGTTCATAGGGCTTACACTCAACACAAAATGACTGAAGAAAACAAATACATTAAAGAGTTTGACGATTGGGCAGACGAAGTAACCGGTGACGAAGACATTGATATTTCTGGAATAGGAAAATTAATGCAGAAACCAATTGAAGTGGGAATCGATGGGTTAGATGCTATTAATGCTATCAAACCGTTTATACCAAATAATAACGAAGATTTGTTTTCGAAAATTAAAAAATTGGGTGACGATATTGGAAACTCAGTTGATGCCAGACCGGTTATACACGACTGGCTACAAGACAATGGATATCCCTCTTCTTTTAAAAGTGAAACAGATCCGGAACAAGAACCTCAGCCAGAGCTACCACCACCTCCGGCGCCTGCACCGGAACCTGCAGAACCGACTCCAACTCCTACTGCACCACCGCCCCAACCAAAGGCACCACCTCAGCCTGGAGTGTTACCACAGCCTATGCCATTACCCGGCAAACCATTAGCTGAACTAGCGGCATTAAAGCGGTTAGCAGGACTTTAACAATTTGGGCAGATTGATGCCCAAATTTGTTGACTTTCTTTATATATTATTATATACTGCCTTACGTATGTACTAAATACATATGTTACATTCTAATTTCTGAATGTATCTAAGCAAACTTAAAGACCATCTTAATTTATAAAGGAAACACATCATGGCAACTACTCTAGCAGAAATCCGCGCAAAATTGCAAGCAGCCGAGAACCGTGGCTCAACTGGTTCACAATCAAATGGCGAATCGCCCATTTATCCGCACTGGAATATCCAAGAAGGTACTAGTGCAAAAATCCGTTTCTTACCCGACGCAGACCCAAAAAATTCATACTTCTGGGTTCAACGTGAAATGATCAAATTGTCATTTGTTGGCGTTAAAGGTCAAGCTGATAGCCGTCCTGTGCAAGTGCAGGTTCCATGTATGGAAATGTACGGTAAAGATGTACCATGCCCTATCTTGGCAGAAGTCCGTCCTTGGTTTAAAGACCCAGCATTGGAAGAAATGGGCCGTAAATACTGGAAGAAAAAATCCTATTTGTTCCAGGGTTTCGTGCGTGAGAATCCATTGAGCGATGAAAAGACTCCAGAGAATCCAATACGTCGTTTCATTATCAGTCCTCAGATTTTTAACTTAATCAAAAGTGCAATAATGGATCCCGATCTTGAAAACATGCCTACAGACTACAATGCTGGGCTTGACTTTACAGTTACTAAGACTACCAAGGGTGGTTATAGTGACTACAACACTAGTAAGTGGGCTCGTAAAGAAAGCGCATTGACTAATGCTGAACAAGATGCAATTGAAAAATTTGGATTGTTTAATCTATCTGAATTTATGCCCAAGAAGCCAGGCGAAGTTGAACTCAAAGTAATGAAGGAAATGTTTGAAGCCAGTGTTAATGGCGCAGAATATGATCCAGAGCGTTGGGGACAATATTTTAAGCCTAGCGGCATGAACTTCAGTGATGCTGCACCATCAGCTAAACCGGCAGCAGCAGCACCGGCAGAATCTACTCCTTGGGAAGATGATGTATCGGCAGCTGAGAAATCTTTTACACCAGCAGAGCCTACTCCAACAGCACCTACTCCAACAGCACCTGTTGCAGCACCGGCTACTTCAAGCCAACGTGCAGAAGATATCCTAGCAATGATTCGTAATCGTCAGAAGTAAAAAACACGGCTTGGGCCTCTGCGACTTTGTCGTACGCCCGGGTTATCTATTAGGAGTAAAAGTATGGCGAAACCATTTGACGTAAGTAAATTTAGAAAAACTATCACCAAAGCAATTGACGGCATTGGCTTTGGATTCAATGATCCTACAGACTGGATCAGTACAAACAACTATGCATTGAACTACCTTATCTCGGGTGAGTTTAATAAAGGAATTCCTTTAGGCAAAGTAACAGTATTTGCTGGAGAGTCTGGCGCAGGTAAGAGCTTCATCTGTAGCGGCAATCTAGTTAAAAATGCACAATCACAGGGCATTTATGTTATCTTAATTGATACAGAAAATGCATTAGATGAAAAATGGCTACATGATCTTGGAGTAGATACCACCGAGAGTAAGTTACTTAAACTTAACATGGCTATGATTGACGATGTAGCTAGAATGATCAGTGAGTTTGTTAAAGAATATAAATCAATCCCAGAAGGCGATCGTCCTAAGGTATTGTTTGTATTAGACAGTCTCGGTATGATGTTAACACCAACAGATGTTAACCAATTTGAAGCAGGTGACATGAAAGGTGATATGGGCCGAAAGCCTAAAGCACTTACAAGTCTTGTTCGTAATTGTGTTAACATGTTTGGTAACTTGAACTTAGGGTTGGTATGTACCAATCATACATACGCAAGCCAAGACATGTTTGACCCAGATGACAAGATTAGCGGCGGGCAAGGATTTATCTATGCAAGTAGTATTGTAGTTGCTATGAAGAAACTCAAACTCAAAGAAGATGAAGATGGCAATAAGATATCAGAAGTAAAAGGTATCCGTGCCGCGTGTAAGATTATGAAAACACGTTATGCCAAGCCCTTTGAAAGTGTACAAGTTAAGATTCCATATGAAACAGGTATGAATCCTTACAGTGGACTAACTGATTTGATTGAAGCACGTAATATGCTCAAGAAAGAAGGTAATAGTTTAGTGTACACTACAGCAGACGGAGAGATCATTAAGAAGTTCCGTAAGGCGTGGGAACGCAACGACGAGGAATGTTTGGACAAAGTGATGGCAGATATTGAGGCCAATCCTAACATTGCGCAGAATAAAGATGTTACAATAGCCGACGAGGAGTTAATATGAGTATCGAAATTGACACACTATCCGAAGTTTACACAATCCTTAAACAATATATTCCAGTTAAGGATCGTCAAGAAGCAGCCGATAACCTAATGGGGTTGCTGGTTGATATGCTTGACGATCTTGAACTTAAAGAATTGAGTGGTGTAGATTCTGTATTGAGCAGGGCATATAAAGAATATGCCGGCGAATCCGACGAAGAAGAGATTGATCTAGGCTACGAAGATTAACAATGTGGTATAATCGAGTTGTCGATTCTCTTAATGCAATACCTGATTTTATTGACTACTACGAAAACGAGTTAAATTCAGCACGTACCGAATGCCGAATTTCGGGTATTGTAGAAAAAAATATTGCAGCTCTGCCGGGTATAACAGAACATAGATTTAATCAGCTTCAAGAAATTGAAGCTGTATTAAACTTTCTCAACATACAGCTAAAGAAAATTAGACGTAAGCACTTCCAAAAATATTTGGAAGGATATGCCCGTGCATTAACTAGTCGTGATGCAGAAAAATATGTTGACGGCGAGGATGAAGTAATTGACTACGAAACAATTATTAACTCTGTGGCACTAGTGCGTAATAAGTACTTAGGTATACTTAAAGGTCTTGAAACCAAAGCATTCCAATTGAGTAATATAACCCGATTGCGAGTTGCCGGAATGGAAGATATATCTGTATAACCTATCGTGAATGATATACAATTTAGAGCACAAACTTTACTAGAACAATGGCATAGATATAGAAATAGCGGAAGCTGTGTAGATCTATTGGATATACAGCAAGCTAAAGACTATATGGATAAAATGGCTGAAGTTCTCACGGCTCAAATGTATTGTTCACTTACAGATATTGATTTAAGTGACCAATGCGATCGCTTTGAATTTGAACTTTTTAAGTTCAAAAACAAGTTATTTAAAGATTTGATATCTGGATTACAAGTATTGATCGATAAATAACAAATATGCGTGATCTAATTAACCTCCTTACAGAAAGTCGCGGTCTTGGTGCCAGAAGATCCGGTGAAATATTTGCCGATCCTGAAGGCAATCAGATACGATTCGTTAGTATTAACTTCTACCCAGATGGTGGTGGCAATTACGAAACTGAAGAAGAAACTCAGCTAGCAATCAATGCAGTGCTAGATCAATTGGATGCAGACCCTACCCCTACTAATTGGTTTAGAAAAGGACAGACACGAGCATTTGGCGTTGCTCAATTCATTGGTGATGATGGGCCAATGACATTTATTAAATACTTTAAATCTGTACAGTCTGACCCTACCCAAAATGATTGGGATAATCAAACTGGTATACCTGGTTATAGATATGCAAGTAAAGCCGCTGTTAAAACACAATCACATGCTACACCTCAAGACATACTAACCGAGCTTGAAGATCTGACACCGATGGATATTGTAGAGCAAATATCTGCAAAGTTTCCTAACAGTATATTAGTAGCAGTTGCCCAACACTTGGCTATTGGCGGCGAACTACCATACACTTTTCCTGCTCCAACAGAAATGGATTTGGCTACATTCCAAGACTACTTCTGTGAGTTATTGCAGCCAATAGCATTACAGTCTGGACAATACGAAGGTGAAGCTAAAATGGCCGAAGAAGCATTTCTAGGTGGCGTTGGCTACGCAGGAACATTAATTAGCTTTGGCAATACCAAAACTGAAGGTCTGAGTGATAGTATATTAGTCGCCGAGGATGGCAGAACTATGAAAGTTAGTACAAAAGGTGGCAAAGGTGCCGCTGCTAGTACAAAGAATATTCTTGATGCTTACAATCAATTGGTCAAAACCAAAGAAGGTAAAAAGATACTAAAGCAGGTAGACGATGCAATTAGTATTATTAATACAGTAAGTGAAGCCGGACAAGCAGAAGCGCCAATGTTATTGGGTGTTGAGTACGGTATAATAGATGAAAAAGATGCCGACTTTATTCGTACAATGAAGGCATATCCTATAATAGACTTAAACGATTTTATTACATCAAAAGATGTATCTAAAACATTAATAAAGCTAGCTACCGAGCGCGGAACAAAGACGCCCGAATCTACTAACTTATTCTTTCACTTAACTGCGGCAGTTGCACATAAAGTTGCAGACTATGTTAACGAGCGTACTAATTTTAAACATGATGCAGCATTAATATTAAATCATAGCGCATTAGTGCAAGTTTATTCAAAAGTAACTTTCCAAGGTAAACAATGGACATTACATAAGTTTACTAGTAAGTGGCCAGGCAGTGCAATCAGTGAAATTGAATTTGATGCTGGTAAGAATTACTATAGTACTGGAATCAAAGGTAACTTTACATTTGTTGTTGACCCTACTAAGAAAAGCAAAGGTAAGGATGCCGAGGGTACACCAACAGCTAAACCAAAAGCAGCCGGAGCAAGTATGTCGGCAGACAAAACTAGTCATCTCCGAAAAGATAGGCCCCCATCCGAAAAACAAAAGAGTGTCGGAAGAGAAAAACGATAAAAAACGGTGCCCGGCACCGTTTTTCTTGATCTAATAGTGCATCTATGTTACAATTAGTCTTATTAACTACTTTTAGGTACTATGTCTAAACTTTCTTATATGGGTCGTCCCTGGGCCGTTTTTGATGCTTCGAATCGAGATCATCGACGATGGTTTGCCAATTTCCAACATTCCGGCACCTGGGGTACATGTCCAGTCCGATTTGTAATTGCAGATGATCACGGCGATCTAGTTACTATGATCCAACGCAGATTAATTGATTTTTATGTAACCAAAGAGTTTGCCAAAGAAATTTCTAAAAGTAGTAGGCAATATAAAATTGCTTGATTTGTTAATAGCATTGTGTTATAATCGTCAATCCAACAAAGGAATTTATTATGTTTGAGTCAATTGAAATTCGAAAAGCCGCAAATGGTTTTATCTTAGTAGTTACAAAAGAAGATGAAACTAAAGAATATGTATACGACACCAGTCGAAAAGCTCTTCGTGTCATTAAAGAATATTTAGAACAAACTTCTAATTCTAAATCTGAAGCATAACGCCTATGATACGTACAGTTTTTTTAATTACTAGTGCCATTAATACAAAATTTGGTGTTTACTCAAAAGAAGAACGATTAAAACAAACATTAGACACTATAGCTAGTGTAAAAAAGTTTGTGCCAGACGCACGTATTTTCCTACTAGAAATGGCGGGTATACCGTTAACTGAAACTCAGCTATCTGCCTTGAGCTCCGAAGTAGAAAGTGTGTTGGATTTTACTGCCGATCCCGATGTAGTTGGTCTATACAACAGCACCGACAATTGGGATGTTGTTAAAAACGTTACAGAAGTTATGTGTTTTAATAAAGCACTAAAACGTTTGTATATCGATGTAAGTAAGTTTGAAAATGTAGATCGCATCTTTAAACTAAGCGGAAGATATCTACTTAACGATCAATTTGATTTGTCATATTATGACAGCTATAAAGTACAAAATCAAATTGTAGTCGGATCAAGTAGAGATAGTCAATTTCCATATGAGCTCACATTAATCAAACGGCAATACATGAGTCGCCTTTGGTCCTGGCCTACTAGTCTGACCAATGAAATTATTAATGTATATGATCGAAGTTTAGTGTACATGGGTGAACGTTTAGCAAACCGAGGATATGCTGACATAGAGCATGTTTTATATAAATTCTTAGATTCAGATAAGCTACTAGAAAAACAAGTACTAGGTGTACAAGGTAATATATCTCCTAATGGGATAGCAGTAAGAGATTAATTGTGAAAATCTTAATAATTAGACAAGGTGCTCTCGGCGACGTTATAATGGCCACTGGTATTGTACGTGCCATATATCAAAAATATAATGCACCAATAATTGATATTGCTACCGACTATCCTGATGTATTTTTAAATAACATTTACGTTAGTCAAGCTGGAAAATTAACTACACTAACAGAAAATAATTATGACTTAACTATCAATTTAGATATGGCATATGAAATGTCTCCGGACATACATGCTATTAATGCATATGCATTACGTGCCGGTTTGAATTATAGCGAAACCAATTTGCACACTGAATTGTTTGTACAGAAAGAATCGGTTGATGCTTTATTGCAATACAATTTGCCTGAAAAATTTATTGTACTACATCAACGATATTATTATTGGTCTAATAGAAATTTACCAAGTGAGTTTTATATTAACCTTGCTAGTAAAATTATAGGTGTTACCGGGCATTCAGTAGTACAAATAGGCGGCGAATTTGATCATAAGTTTGGTGCAATCGACGGATTACTATACGACTTAACTAATAAGTTATCTCTACATGAAACTGCTGCACTTATTGAAAAAGCAAAAGCCTTTGTCGGTATTGATGCAGGCCCTATGCATATTGCATCTACAACTAATACCCCTGTTGTTGGATTATTCACTAGTGTCAAAGCAGAATATAGAGAACCAAGAAATCGTATAGTTCCACACATCAATATTGCTAGCAATATTGAATGCTATGGATGTGTAGAAACTTTACCAGCACCAGTTACGCAATATCATTGCGCTAGGGGAGACGACGAATGTACTCGTAGATTTTCTTCCGACGCTATAATTGAAAAATTAAAAACTTTATTATGTTAACTTATAAACACTCGGGTACCACTGGTGATTTAATTTATAGTCTGTATCTTGTTAGAAAGATGGGCGGCGGCCATTTTAAAGTGGCTATTGAAAATATTGAAAATTGTGTATCTAAATACGGTTATCAAAGTGCAGACATGGATCCGGCACATCAAGGAAGATTTACTACACAAGATTTTGAGTGGTTAAAACCTCTATTAGAGCGCCAGCCTTATATCAATGAAGTATCTATGTGGCGTCAAGGCGATAATGAGCCTGATACTGATTTGGATCAATTCCGTGGAGTACTATATAGGTCATTTGAAGGTAACATATTAGAGTCTTATTTTAGAACTTTTAATATTCCTTTTACTAAAAGTGATTATGACAATCCTTGGTTGACAGCAGATGTAATTAGAGCAGCACCGGTTGTGATAACAAGAAGTGCTCGTTACTTACCTCCTCATGGTGAACAGGCTTGGAAAAATTTAATTAAAGAAATTGATTTGGCTGCAACAGCAATTTTTGTCGGAACTAAATCAGAACATGAAACATTTGTAGAAACTTTTAAAGTACCTGTTCCATATAGACCGGTAAATAACTTTTTAGAGTTAGCTAGTATAATTAACGGAGCAGATTTATTCTTAGGCAATCAGGGGTTTGCTTATAGTCTTGCAACAGGACTTGGAAAATCAAGTTTGTTGGAGATCAATACAGTTGTACCGCGACATAGGAATGAATGCTATTTTCCGCGCCCTAACGCACAATATTTTTAATTTTATGACTACCCAATTACATTTGACAGCACAACAAATACGCGACCTTGACATTAAAGAAGTATTTTCTGGACAAGCTATGTCACAACATCGACAAGATGTCTTTGTGTTATCCGAACTTGGATTTAAACAGAATGGATACTTTGTTGAATTTGGAGCAACCAACGGCAAGGACATTAGTAACTCTTGGGTGTTGGAAAGAGTATTTGGATGGACAGGCATCTTGGCCGAACCTGGAAAAAATTGGCATGAAGATTTATTTAAAAATCGTAAATGTCATATCGAAACTAAATGTGTTTGGAAAGAAACAGGTCCAATTTTAACTTTCAATGAAACATTAGTTCCAGATTTATCTTGTATTAATGAATTTAGCGCCCATGATATGTGGGCACATTCTAGAGAGAATGGCAAATTGTACGAAGTTGAAACTATATCGTTAAACGATATGTTGGCCAAATATAATGCACCAAATGAAATTGATTATTTGTCAATTGATACAGAAGGTAGTGAGTTTGATATATTAAACACCTTTGATTTTGATAGATATAAAATCAAAGTAATTACATGTGAGCATAATTTTACCCCAATGAGAAATACTATATTTCAATTGCTTACATCAAAGGGTTATATTAGAAAATATACAGAAATTTCTAATGTTGATGATTGGTACGTGTTACCGCCACAATGATTCTAAATTATCTATAGTTATAGCATATTCATTTGATATTTCATCCTCGTGTAAATATCTATGTTGTGGATATAACCAAGTTTTTTCCCATTCCATTTTATCCCCGTGTACAAATATATCCGGGGATTTTTTTAATCTTGCAATGGTTGGAAAATTAATAATAATATTTGACTTTAATCCTATAGCAGTTGCTAAGTGCATTAATCCGGAATGCATTCCAAAATAATATTTGCATTCGGTTAATAAACTAATAGTCTGATCCAATCCAATACCTGTCTTTACTATAGTATCTTTAAATTCAAACGATTTGGTTCCTACCTCAATGAAATTATAATAATCTTTATTTTTAGAAATAAATTCTTGTATGGTAGCTCTATGTTCTGGATACAGTATTCTAGGTCTAGGATGCAACTCAATTTGCTTAGATACCCCAGCACCAACATCAAAGCTAAAAGCAATATTATTCTTAACTGGTTTATAATTGATTAAATCTAATATAGCTTTGGGTTCTTCTAACGGATCTAATCCTGACACCATACGTACCCGATTAAAAAGATGATGATGTCCAAAGTTTGCGTCTGCTAACAAATGAACTCCTATGCTCTGACCAATTGGTGATTCTAAAGTAGGAATACTGCTATATTTTTTTAGTACAGAAAGATGTGGACTTGGAGACCAAATTGGTTTATTAGTATTAAAACACGATATGCAATCACCCAAACCGCGACTGGGGTTGTATACAAAAAAATCAGAAGTGTTAGACATTATTTTTATAAAATATTTATAGACATTAAATACTACTATAAAATTAACTTGCTATTCAAATAAAAATATGCAATAATACAGAATGACAAAAAAAACATTCGCCCTTGATCGTCTCGTTGGGCATGAGACAAGTAAAAGTTATCAATATCTAATAGATTCTGGATTCATGCAAAGATATTTCAGTGGTGATAATATCATCGAAGTGGGTTATGCTGGTCGCGGCGGGTGTGTACCTATTACAGAAAACGCTATTGGTGTTGATAGTGGGTACCCTGGGTATGATGGACTTCATTTACCATTCCCTGACCAAAGTCAGGATACAGTCTATTCTAGTCATTGCCTAGAACATATACCCAATTCACATGCAGCATTAGCAGAATGGTTTCGCGTATTAAAAGAAGGTGGGTATTTAATTATTGTGGTGCCGCATCAACAGTTATACGAAAAGAAAATGGCATTGCCAAGCACCTACGCTCCGTATGACCATGTTAAATTTTATATGCCCGGGAATCTACTAAAAGAAATTGAAGAAGCATTGCCATTCGGCGAATGGAGACTAAGGGGAATTTACGACAACGATATGGGATTTGATTACTCATTGTCGGCATTTCAACATAGCGTTGGCTGTTATGAAATAGTTGCAATCATTCAACGTATACATAAGTATCCGTATATCGATCAGATGTTAACTAGACAATGAGAATAAAATAAAATGAGATTTCACATATTAGGTTTACCGCACACGGTTACAAGCAAAGAGTATAATGCCTGCGCATATACACAAAAAGTAGTTAAATTTGGTAAAATGATGAAGGCCCGCGGGCATACCATTATACATTACGGTCACGAAGATAGCGATTTAGTTTGTGACGAACATGTAACGGTACTCACCAACCAGGACTTAGAAATAGCATATGGAAATTATGATTGGCGAAAGAACTTTTTTAAATTTGATGTGAATGATCATGCCTATCAAACATTCTATAAAAATGCTATTATAGAAGTAGGAAAAAGAAAACAAAGAAACGACTTCATATTACCTTTCTGGGGATCCGGAGTCAGACCAATTTGCGATGCACATCCAGATCTTATAACAGTAGAACCAGGCATAGGGTATGCCGGCGGACATTGGGCTAGATTTAAGATTTTTGAAAGCTATGCAATTTACCATGCATACTATGGTTTACCAGCAGTAGGAAATTGTAAACAGGATTGGTATGATGTTGTTATTCCTAATTATTTTGATGTTGCAGATTTTGATTATAAGCCCGAAGAAAAAGAAGATTACTTTTTATACGTTGGCAGGGTCTATGATGGCAAAGGTGTTAATATTGCTATACAAGCAACTGAAGCGATTGGTGCCCGTTTAAAAATCGCAGGACAAGGTAATTTATATGAAATGGGGTTTACAAGTATTCCAGACCATGTAGATTTTGTAGGTTATGCAGATATCGAAGCAAGAAGAAAACTCATGAGCCGTGCCAAGGCTGCATTTGTTCCTAGTATGTATATTGAACCATTTGGTGGAGTACAGATTGAAATGTTAATGAGCGGCACTCCTACTATATCAACCGATTGGGGTAGTTTTGCTGAAAATAACTTACATGGCGTAACTGGATATCGTTGCAGAACATTTGAACAATTTGTCTGGGCTGCTAAAAATATTGATAATATTAGCACCGAGGCTTGCCGTAATTGGGCAGTGGACAATTTTAGTTTAGATAAAGTTGCAGTTATGTACGAGGAATACTTCCAATCTGTATTAAACATTTATAATGGCAAGGGCTGGTATGAAACCAATCCAAACCGAATTGATTTAAGTTATAACGGGAAAGTCTTTCCAAAATAAAATGTTGTAAATTTACAACAAAATACTAGTTGACAACATATCAATAATCTAGTAAAATACGGGCTGTAATAAACTTTGGACTTTGTATGAAAGTTATTCAAGAAACAACAGCCTGGAAAGATCCGTCTATTCCTAATCACGTTTATTACGTTGATGACTCTATGAGTAAAATGGTTTCCTACATTCCAGTAGGAACCAATGATAAAATTACATTCAAAAAACCAATTGCCTTTGATCGCCGAGGCCGTAGTTTCACTGTATTGAAAACAGTTAAAACAGAAGACTCAATACAAGTAAACGGCAGCAAAGGCGCAGTATATACTCTAACCCGTAATGATGGTAAATGGGCCTGTTCATGTCCTGGGTTTAGTTTTAGAGGGGCATGCAAGCATACAGCATCTGCTCCTGCTTCTTAAATACAATTACTATGACAAAATGTTTTACTTGCAATCAAGAAATTAATCCCAATTGTGAATTTAATCAAGGGCGCTGTCCGCATGCTACACCATTAATTAATATTCAGCCCAAGGATACCAGTCAAGGTCATTTCTATGTTAGTGTTGTAAAGAGTGCGGTGCGTATTGCCGCAGGCTCTGCACTTATTATGGGATCACTAGCCGTTTGCGGGTGGTTACTTATATTAGCAGAAATACTAGGAGTGGTAGAGGAGATAGTATGATTATACGCGAACACATTATTCGAAATATGTGCATGACTTACAGGCACGACTACGAACTAGATCGACATCCCGACGATGCTGCCTTTGTAGCAGGAATGACGGGATCGGAACGTAAAGCATTATGGGACAAAATGGCCCAAATCTTTGATAATAACATATGGCCACATATGGATTTTAGGAACGAGGACGACTGGAAATAGGCATTTTGTTGTAAAAAAACAACAAAAAACGGTTGACAACATCCCAAATTGACACTATAATTAGTGTTTTAGCAGCAGGACTTCGTTGTAATACTGCTAGAAAATGTGGTTTTTATACAACAAAAAAACGGTTGACAAGTTAGTCGTTTCTATGTATAATACTTACTTACACACACAAAACAGGAGTTTTAATGTCAACAGCAACTATTCGTATCACGTCCGGAACCTATCGTGCTAAGAAAGTAAACGGCATGTCGTTTACACTAGTTGAGCAATATCGTAGTACACCTAAAGGTGGCTATGTTACTGTCAAGAATGATGGAAACTTTCCTGGTTTCCCTGAAGAAATTCGTGTCAAAGTTAACGGACCCACTGACTACGAATTTGTCTCTGGCACTGAACTTGCTCAAGTTGAGACAGAGGTTGTTAGCACCAAGACCGACGAAGAACGCATAGAAGAAATTGCAGAGCGTTTTGAAATTCTGACAGATATGACTAAGGCTGCTATCAGCGGCGACATCCGTGCTATGATTGTATCGGGCCCGCCCGGTGTCGGCAAGAGCTATAGCGTCGAGCAAGAAGTTGAAAAAGCATGTCTACTAGATCAGATCAGCGGCAAGCGTCTTCGTGCAGAAGTCGTTAAAGGTTCTGCTACTCCTATCGGACTGTATCAAACTCTTTACAAGTATAGTGATGCCAATTGCATGGTTGTATTTGACGATTGCGATAGCATTCTGCTCGATGACGTTGCCTTGAACTTGTTGAAAGGTGCTCTCGACTCTGGCAAGAAACGTAAGATTAGCTGGTTGGCAGAGTCCAGCACTTTGCGTCGTGAGGGCATCCCAGATCAATTCGAGTTTAAAGGTAGCGTAATCTTTATTACCAATTTGAAGTTTGACAAGATGAAATCGCAGAAACTGCGGGATCACTTGGATGCTTTGCAGTCACGTTGCCATTACTTGGATCTGACACTAGATACCATGCGTGACAAAGTGTTGCGTATTAAGCAGATTGCTCGCACTGGTGATTTGTTTGACGGATACGAGTTCGACCAATGCGCTCAAGATGAGATCGTTGACTTCATGGACGAGAACAAGATGAAACTGCGCGAAATGAGCTTGCGTATGGCAACTAAAATTGCCGACTTGCGTAAGAGCTTTCCGTTGCGTTGGAAGTCACTAGCACAGACTACATGTATGAAGCCAGCGGCATAAGCTAACCCCGCAGTGTGCGTAAGGGCAATGTCAATAAGTCCCTTCCGATAAATTTTAAAAGGAGTTGATTATGTTTCAAGTGTGGGATGGTGATTTGTTTTTGTTCACTTGCGAAGCCGACGAAGTTGACGCATACAAGTCTGAAGGTTTTTCTGTTAAACGTAACGTAAAGGATTAAAAATGAAATCAACTAAAGTTTCCAGCAGCGGCGGCATTATCACATATAACTATGACAAGGATGGAAAGTATCTTGGTCTGATTCATACTGCTAAGAATGGTTTGTATTCGGGCAAGTTGGCAGTTCAGGAATCCAGGAACAAGAAAAATAAATGATCACACTAACAGGACTAACTGCTAAACAGCGTACCTTATGTGATATCATGTGGGAGCTCGAAGCGCATGATGCAGTTGAGGCATTTATTGCTACCTTGCCTAAAAAAGATCAGCGCGAGTGCCGAACTCTGATTGATTTAATGGTAATGGCTTTTGCTGATGAAATTGCAGGAGTCGATGAAGCAAAAGATACGTTGAAACAATTTAGACTAGGAGCATAATATGAAAGAAGGACTCATGGCACTAGGTGCAATCGTGGCAGGGATCGCTACACTGGTATTCCTATCCTTTGTCCTAAGTTGGCCAGTAATGATGCTGTGGAATGGATGCTTGGTGGGTGCTATCGACGGTGTTAAAGAAGTCACATGGCTACAGGCTTGGGGTATCCAGTTCCTATTTGGCGTCCTGTTCAAAGCCACCCCAATCACTAAGAAGGATTAATATGACTAAGCCCTTTAGTACCTGGTTGCAAGATTTGTGGCGTGAAAACTGCGACGAGCACGATGGTTGGGGGCAACCTCGTCTAACCCTACAGGAGTATTTTGGCAAATATAAGTGGTGGTTACGGCGAGAATATCGCTATCAACAAAGCGTCAAAACCCAGTAAAAAGAAGGAAAAGTGTGGCAAAAATACCACATTTTTCCTGCAATTTTCTGCAATTTTTTGGTTGACAAACGGGCAAAACCGCTGTATAATACATACTTAAACAGCAAAAAGGAGTCGTTATGCAAGTCCGTGAAACTGAAACTAAACGTGCAGGTTTTTATGCTTGGGGCGCCGCCCGCGATGCAGCTATCAAAAGCTATGCAGCCAGCACCACCTATTCTGATGCGCAGAAGCTAAAGGCAGAACGAGTTAAATTAGGACTCGAACTTTGCTATCACAGCCGCGCTATTCACATCAACTTCCGTAAAAAGTGGATCACGGTTCACATCGAAGAACCTCAAGTGCGCGATGTACGTAATCTTGCTCTGCTGGAAGCAGACTACGAACTGCAAGGAATTTCTAAATCTGTTAACAAAGATGGCGACATTTCTTACAGAATTATGCGAGCATAAAACGGTTGACAGCTAGCTCGAAATACGTTATAATATACACTTACACACACTGGAGCACACGATGAAAGTTTCCGCACTCACAGCCTATGTAGATCAGAAGAATCGTTGGAACGCCATCTTCAAAGGCGAGCAGTTTGAATTCCAAAGTACTAAAGGTCGCCAACGCATCGCTGATGCACTAGACGCAGACCTAAGCCCCGAGAACTTGAGCTGCGACGGCGAACTACCCCGTGCAGAAATTCAACGTCGTTACAAGTCTCTGCGTGAAGCGGCTGTGCAGTTGACAGCATTGGATCCACAGGTTAAGATGTACGAATTCTACACTGGAGAATAATATGGGAACACGTTCACGCATTGGAGTCATGCACGGTGACAAGGTCAAAAGCGTTTATTGCCACTGGGATGGCTATCTCGCACACAACGGAGCAATCCTCCAAGAGCATTACGATAGTGCTCGAGCCAACAACCTCGTAGCATTAGGCGACATGAGTTCGTTGGGCCGGGTAATTGGTGAAGCACATCCGTTCAGCCCACACACTAGCGAATTAGACAAGTTGGCATACGAAGCAGCCAAAGAAGCAGGCTACTGCACGTTCTACGCACGTGACCGCGGCGAGACTGGTACTGAGTTCAAAGTAGCACACACCTTCGAAGAGTTCCTGGAGCAAGCAGACGGCTGTGGTGCTGAGTACTACTACATTATCAAGGACGGTGTTTGGTATTGTGGTGACACATACACAAGCACGCCTTTGAGCAAGCGTTTGACACTATTGACAGAAGCA